AATCTTGAAAAGTATTGACGGGGAAGTTTGTAGATGGACTGCCAGGTTGTGATAATCACCTGAGAGTCAGTTTCTCTTTCTTTTCCAGCGTATATTTTGTGGCAATATGAACCCACGTCCCACCCATAATCTGCAAAGTCTTTATACATCTGCTCTACAAGGGATGTCGTTGGAACGACTATCAGAGTATTTTGTCCTTTCTCAACGTAATATCTCACAATCGAATATATCATCAAGGACTTTCCAGAAGCAGTTGGAGATATCAACAACTTTCTATTGTGTCTTAAAGCGTCGTATACTCCCTCAACTTGGTACTCACGGGGAGCATACTTACAAATAGAAGTCATATAATCTTTAACTCCTTCTTTTGAAATCATGTCGTTGACTTCGAAAGGAAGACCGTAGAATTTATTATTAATAAACTCATATGTATATTCGTGGTTCTCACAAAAACGGGTGAGTTTGTCTAGAAGACCAACGTAAATCTCACCAGTCTGTGTATTAAACAAACGTATTTTTCCGTCCCAGTGTCTGTTGCGAAACTGAGGCATGAATTTTGCTCCAGGCACGTCAAACGTAAATTGATCTGCTAGTTCGTAATAGACGTGTGGTTCTGCTTTTACCTGAAGATATACCTCATTCTTTTTCGATATAACCAAGTGTGACATAAGTTCATATCAATACAAAAATATTTATTGACATAAAAAAGGGGGGTCAATTGAACCCCGCTTGAAACCGATGCCACTCAATTGCATTCTTGATTTGGTAAGTTCTATTTGAAATTGTTCTGATAACTTCCTCAAGAAACTTAAGCATAATATCATAGTATCTAATTTTAAGATCTATTTTATTCAGTCTCTCATCGGCATCCATATGCCTCTGTAAGGCATCTTTATCTCTAACCTTATATGGGAAAGGTTCTTCTTCATAGACCTCTATAGGTGCCTTTCCTGTATAGTAATTGTATCGTTCAAGTTTTACCTTGCTATGTGTTTCTCTTGCCTTCTCACGTAGCAAGGTAATCGTATTATAGATTGTATAATACTTTGCGTGTAGTTGAGGAATTTTTAAAGATTCATCATGTAAATTATCAGGATCAATGACAGAATCTCTCTGCCACATCTCCTGAATTTCATCAAGATTCATAAGGGAATTCCGTTTGGATTGACAATATTATAGACAGTATACTTGAAAGTGACCTCTGCTGTAAAGTACTGGATGTCTGTTATCGTGGAATCAAATTCTAAAGAAGTTAATGAAGTTGGATATAAATCTTGAAATTTTACGTTTGCAATTACGTTGTAATTTGAATTTAAAATACTTAATGATCCATCACTATATTGCTCATTTAAATCTCTAAGACCATCCCGATTTGTAACTTGCTCTTTAAATTGTGCTGGAGTTTCTGGAAATCCTAGTCCAGTCAACCAATTATGAATTGCCATATAGTTTTCAAGATTTTCATCAACAAGAAATCTTAGACTAAAATCACCATAAGTCAATTTCTCTCCAGGAATATCAATATTTTTCAAATACGTTGTTTGAATTGCTGTACCAAGAACAATTTCTGGTATCCTGGTGGAATTGCAGAAAAATGAAACCTTAGGATATTTTACTAAACTAAATTTAAATCCTACAGGAGATAAAAAATTTCTATTTTGTATTTGATTGCTAAATGCTGATGCCATTAGATCACTTTAATTGTTGAACTGTTTGCAAACTAAACTTAATTGGTGGTAATTTTTTACCTCCTCCAGATCTAGATGCATTTAATGCGGCTTGAGATTTTTGATCTAAAGGAATTGTCTGACGAGCATTAACGGGGTGATATTCTGCTTCTGAAATGAACTCTTTAAAGGTTTTCATTTTTTTATTTCTATTTAGATAAAAAAAGAGGGTCCGAAGACCCTCTGGTATGGAATTGTGATCCGTGATCACATGAGGTTTGCAACCTTGACTCTTCTGTAGTAAACGTTTGAGTTTCTCTCCAGAACACCAGGATTGGTGAGGGTAGCACCTTTTGCGAATGGGTTGGCAACAATTCCATAACGGGTCTTGAAGCCAATTTTTGGCTGGAAGGTGTTCTCGCCAACGGCACGTACCATCTGTAGAGGTACATATGGGCAGTAGAAGATACCAGCGTCATAAGGTGAAGAACCCTTATAACCAACAACGTAGTACTGGTTAGCAGATACGTTAGCAGCGTATGGATCGATGTATACGCGGAACTTACCAGCAAGAACACCAGCGAAGGTGTTACCAGTGTCATCAACGTTCAGGTTAGCATTGAGTGCAGGGGTGTAATCGAGGACGCCAGCCATGGTCAGTGCTGAAGCAACGTCTGCTGAGCACATGATCATGTTGCCCTTCCCTCTACGAGTTCTTTGTGCGATTGCGTTAGCATCGCGCTCGATTTGGAAGATAAGACCCTTGAACTTCTCAACTGACCAACGACCATTGGAGTCAACGTCGAGGTCGAAGGTACCTGCGGTTGCGGTATTGACGGTAGCGCCAGTTTCTGCAACGTTATAGATGGTACGAATAACTTCGCGGTTGATTTCAGCAAGAATCTCGCTTGAAAGAATGTTAGCGAGTTCTGCTTCTGCATTCAGACCATGAATTGCCTTCAGGTCTTGTGCAAGCTCGAGTGAGTACTCGGCTTTCAGAGCTCTTGACTTAGCAGTAACGGTGACTTTCTCGATTGAGAATGCCATCTCGTTGAATGCACCACCAGTTTGGGTGCCGAGGTCTTCTGCGTCATCGGTACGCATACCCTGACCTACGTTGTAGGTAGTGCCGGTTGCGCTAGCGATTGGGTTGAGTAGACCAGGATTGGTTCCTTGCTGAGCAGTAGTACCAAGACCAACCGAAGAATCGGTGAATCCATCGGTAAGACCCAGAGCAGCATTCTGACCAGAGAATGCGGTATTTGCTTCATCATAGAATGCTTCAGCACCAGACTGATTGGTGTAGCGTGAACGCATTGCAAAGATGAGTCCAGTAGGTCCGTTCATTGGCTGAACGCCTGCGAGGTCATAAGCGACCAGGTTAGGCATTGCACGACGGATGAGGCTGATTAGAACAGGGTCGAAACCAGCGACAGGTGATCCAGCATTTGCACTGAAACCAGGGGTTCCAGTTGTTTGAGTATTTACGGTTGGAGCTTCGTATAGAAACTCACGCTCTTCACGAAGAGCTCTTTCTTGGTTCTCCAGGAGAACGGCAGTTACCATTCTACGATGTGAATCTTTGATTGGATCAAGACCTTCGTAGTCTAGGAGGGGTGCCCACTTCTCCTGCAGATGTTCTTGGTTGAACATTTGCATTGTACTTTACCTCTTTGGAAAATTTAGTTTGAACTTATAATCTAAAAATCACTTTTTAGAAACTCTATTCAGAGTCTGAAGATATGATTCCATCAGACCAGAAACTGGTGCCGATTGCTCAGTTGTCTCTTCAGAAATTGACTCTGAATGATCTCTTTGAGTACCAGTTTTTGATGGGAAATATGATTCCCTCAATGTTACTAGCTTCTCACGATAGTCTGCCTCACTTTCAAACTCAACATTTTCGGCAAGAGAAGCGAGTTTGTCCTTCTGAGAAAGTGCAAGACCCTCAGTGACTTCTGCAAAGATTACATCAGCAACTGACTCGGCTAATCTCCTATTAAGAGCAACATTTCTTTGAATTTGCTCGTTGAGTTTTTCTTCCATTTCATCAAGTTTATCTACCATGCTCTCGATTACATCATATCTATCTTCAGGGATTGTTACATAATGATCTTCAAAAAGACCCTTCATTCCTTGTAGGAATGATTCTGTCATTTCAGTCTTAAGACCGTGCTCAACTGCGAGTTCGTTCTCTTGAATCCACTCGTCAGCAACATACTCAAGATAAGCATCTAGTCTGCTGGTTAACTCTTCTCTAATTGATGCAACTTGCTCAACTAGAGACTCTTCGTATGAAGATTGAAGTTGCTCTTTGATTTCAGCAACTCTTGTTTTAATTGCTGCTTCAAAGATGGTGCGTGCTTTCTCTTGGAATTCCTCGGAAAGCTCTTCACCTTCAAGAAGGGCATTGACATCTTCTTCGATGTCAAACTCTTCTTTCACTTCATCTTCATCTTCCTCTTCTTCTTTCTTGGCTTTTTTCTTGCCTTTTCCTTCTTCTTCCTCGTCTTCGTCGGCAGCTTCAGCAACTACCTCTTCACCTTCCTCTAGCTCTTCTTCGTCAACAAGATCCTCTTCTTCGTCAGTCTCTTCCTTGACTGCACCAGAGGCAAGTTTTGCCATAGGATCTGCAGATTTTGCACCCTTGTTAACTACACTCTTGACTTGAGAAAGAGTTTTGCCAGGTGTGCCAAGTTTCGCTGAGTCATCAGTTGACTTGTAATTTTCTGGAGTAGGGCCGCCTAAATCTTCCCAACCACCACTTTGACCATCAGGAATACCTGTGGTTAGTTTGTGCATTGGTTCGGCAGATGCAGCTCCTTTGGTTACTACGTTTTCCATTTCTTGTAAATTTCTACCAACGGACATTTGTTTAGATATTTAGATATAATCTATATTTATTTATAAATTATAGATTTGAGATAAAATCGTTGAACAACTGAAGTTTATGCTCTTCTAATCTTTTCTGATCAACAAGAGTGTTAATTCTTCTTTGAGTTTGTTCTGCAATCTTCTCACGAAGAATGCCACCTTCCCAAACCCACTCTTTACCTTCCATAATTCCCTGAACGAATGCATCAGGTGCGGAAGGATCTGCTACAATATCTGCAGCAGTTGCTAACATAAAGTCTTCACCAACAATTTTATGACCTTCATTGGTCATCTTGAGTGAACCAACACCACGGGAAGAAACCCCAAGAGTAACACCTTCTTTAATCAGAGATTCTGCAATTTTGCCCATTGGAGTGGATAAAATTTGTGCTTTGCCAATAAAATTATTACCTTCACAAGTAAGAGAAATAATCTTATGTGATACACGATCAAGATTCACTGTTGGACCATCGGGGTGACCCAGTTCACCAAGAGCACGACCTTTTTGAATAAAGTTCTCATCATATCTCTTTACCTCACGGGAAAGAGTTTCCATAGGATACATTCTACCATTTCTGTTAGTAATGTTTCCTTGAAGGAATACCCCTTCAATATAACATCTCTTAGAAGATCCTTTGCCCTCTACAACAAATTCTACTTTTTGAATTTCTTCTGTGATGAGTTTCATTTTAGTTTGTGAATGCTACTTTATTTGCTCTAATTGCGGTTGTTGACCAAATAACATCAGATGCTGACTTTGCTAAAAATTCAACAGATCCACCTGGGAGTTCAAAATAATTAGTTGAGGCAGCTCCAACTAGTGTACTTACACCAACTGTTACAATTCCTGCAGTATTATTGTATAGTCTAACGCAAGTTGCATCAGTGATACTGGTAGCAGTACCGGCAGATGTTGCAGTATTTACTTGCGTCGCTACGATTTTTGTGATCATCATTCTTCCTCGGATTCTTCTTCAGATTCATTTTCACCAAACATCGTTGATGCCACAACTGGGCGAAGAGAATCAACTTTCTCCGCAGCTTTTGCAAACAAAACTTCTTTAATACGATCAGAAATATCTGAAGGAGAAGCATCGGTTGCAATCAAATCGATAATATCTTCCATAAAAAGTTTAATATAGTTATACGACTATTTATATCTCGGCCTTTTTAGTGTCTTTTTGAACCTGAGCATCTGTTATTCCAGCATCTTTATTCATGTCTGGTTCTTGCGGAATATCCCCCATAAGACCGGAATCTCCTCCTGCTGGAAGTGGGGCTCCAGTTATTGGATCAACTGCATTTGGATCTGGAATAATTCCATCTTTAATTTCTTTTTTAATTTGATCATCAATTTCAATAATTTCAGAATCAGTCTGACGTAACACTTTTCTACGAACGTAATTGACGGAAAAATACTTACCAATGTATGGTTCCATTGTTGCAAGGAGACCTAATCTATCATTCATCAGTTCACTTTCCTTTAATTCTGCAAACTGATTATCATATAAAAAGTCATATTGAATATGGTCACTAATATACTCCCAATCTTCTGGAGTAACAATATTCTTGAGAATCAATTGCGTTCTCAACATGTCATTGAAAAGATTTGCAAAACGCTTTCTTAAGCGACCCACAAACTTAGCAAATTTGAGTTCGTCACGAAGAATTTCAGAAGAACGACCTAGATTAAATCCACCATCAGAAGCAATTCTTGATTCTGGAACTCCAAGTGCTCTATAAAGTTTCTTTTGAAAATACTCAATATCAGCAAGTTCACCAAGGTTTTGACCGCCTGGGAGTGTAGTGATTTCAGTTCCTCTGCCACCTTCACGGCGAGGGAGCCAGAAATCTTCAAGCATACTCATGAATTTACGATCATCACGAACTTCACCAGTATTTGCATCATAAACCAGTTTGTTTCTGTAACGACTCATTACCTCTCTAAGGTATTGCTCCGCTTTTACCTTAGGTAGATTGCCCACATCGATGTAGAAAATTCTACGTTCTGGAGCACGGGACAATCTGTAAATTACAAGAGAGTCCTCAATCATTCTCAGCTGATTGAGTGCTTTAATTGCTTTATGGAGATATGAAAGAACTGTTCCTTTGTTTCTGTCAATCAATCCAGAACTGCAATATGCAATGGAATCTTTTGCAATTTTTATCGAATTTTTACTACTAGAACCACCAGCAATCATTCCAACTGGATAGCTTGGGGTTGGAGTGTATAAAAAGTATTCTTCAATCTCTGGTTGATATATTGATTTTGGATCTCTTGCATAATCTAAAGAACTTCCGAGAGGCATTTTATTTTGCTTCTTTTCTTGCCTGACATACTTGATCTTCATAGGATCAATGTATCTCAATTCTTTAATTCCTTCTTCTGGTTTATTAACGTCTATAACCTTTAGATAATAAAGACGACCATCAACATACCAATTTCTAAACATTTCATGACTTTTTTTATCAAAATCTAAAATTTCTTTGATATACTTAAACTCATCTCTAATTTTAGATTTTAATTTATCGCTTGCATTTACATTTGATAATTCAATTTCTACAGGAGAATCGTAGAGATCACTAACAATTGCTTCGTTTACAACATCTTCAATGGCATTATCACACTCTGGGTGTAATGACATTTCACGATATCTTTTGATTAAATCGAATTCAGTCCTATAAACCCCTTCAATATCAACATAGGATCCATAAAATCCACTTGCAATATAATTATCAACCCCGTCCTCATTGGTTTGAGGAACGGGGGACATTACAGATTTAGGATTTTTTTGGGAGTCTTCAATAGAAAATCCAAAAAGTTTTGCCATCTTATAAATTAGAACCGTTTATTCTACTATTTATCAGTTAATATCTGTGCCACCTGCAGCAGGACTATCACCAACAAGTGCTTCCCACCACTGAACTTGGAATTCTACTGTAAATTCCTCAATGGTATCTGTGGTGTCATAAGACACATCAATTTGAGAAACATTGGTTGGGAAAATATCGTAGAACTTGTATCTTCTCAATACTGATCCGTCACGATCGAGTTGAGCAACTTCGGCTGGGGCAACATATGATGTTGGATCTGTTAAACCTTCAGCAGTTTGAACATTATTAATTTGGTTCATCCAGTTCTCAAATGCACTTCTTAATTCAAAGTTAGTGTCATTCAGAACTGTAACTGTCCATGTATCAAATGTTCTGTCACCAGCAACTTTAAGAGTTCTACCTCTAAAGTTTACATCGATTGGTGTAACGTTTGATGCTGGAAGAGCGGCAGACTTAACTAAAAAGTTTGTGATGTCATTGTTAGCACCTGTTGGTCCACCTATTAAAGATGGAAATCCAATGTTAACTTCAAAGAGATTGCTTCTGGCACCACCGCCTCTTAGTCTAGCTTTAAAATCTGAAATTGTTCTTAATGCCATTGTTAGATACCTCTAAAATTAAACGGTTCCAATGATTTCTTCAAATGAGACACCAGATCTGGTGGCAATAAATGTTAGACCAATAAAGTTAATTGATCTTGCTGGTTTGATGAAGATATCAGCAACAAATTCATTGTTGTCGATCACAGCAGCAGTGTTATTTGTTTCATCACAAATTAGTCTATACTCTTGAATTCCTCTCTTTGCTTGAACATCACGAAGGAAAGGATCTACAATATTTACAAAGTTTGCTCTCGTAGTTGCATCGTTAAATTCAAAGAGTTGATCTTTTGCAGCTGCTGAGATTGCATCTTCAAGATAGATGAAGAGTCTGCGAACGTTGATTCTATCGAATGCAGATGATTTTGCGAGTGCTGTCTTATCACCAAAGAGTACAATACCTGCACCAGGTGAGAAGATCACCGAATTAACTCTGTTTGAATAGAGTTTATCTCTTTGAGTTTTGCTTGGATTGTATGCAAGTTTAACTGCGTTCAGAATAGCACCTCTTGTGGTTCCTGCTGGAGAGAACCATGGGAAGTTGTTTGCGTCATTTCTGGCACATAGACCAGCGATGTCTCCATTCATTGGTACATATCTGAAAGTGTCTGCGAATTTATCGTACATGTACTTATATCCGCTATCAAATACTGCATATGATGAAGATGCTACTGGTGAATAGAAACTAATTACGTTTGTTGTAATTGTTTCTGGTGCATTTACCGTTACGGTACCTACTGAAGTATCGTTTAAGAAACCTAGTCTATATGGTGAAATAAATGCAATTGCATCCTTTCTTAGTTCAGCAACTGAAATAAGTTTATTTGCAATTGCCTGGCAGGTTTCTTTGGCATAATTTGCAGATCCCATTAAGAGATAATCAACATCATATTGCTCAGTATTTTCAAACAACTCATATCCAGTAACAATGTTTGCTAACGTAGCAGTCATTGCGCCAGATGTAGAAATAGTAGATGCCCCATTATAATCTTTACCATCATTTAATGAGTATGATGCATTACCAACACAAGCAAATGTAACATTTGCAGAAGCTTGATCCCAAGAACCATTTGCCAAAGGAGTCAGTGTATTTGCAGTGAATCCTGTGGTTGTCAATCCAGAAGGAGCTCCGCCAGCGTAAATATAATTTGATCCTGTTGCAATATACTTTCTCCAGTAAGAAGAACTACCTACAGAGAATTCAGAATCTTTTCCTTTTGAAAGTCCAATATGCTTCTCTAAGATACTACCAGCATTTCCTGTGATGGTTCCTTTATCGTCAATTACAACAACATGAACTTCATCAAATCTTGAATTTCTTCCTGTTGCAAATTCTGACGTTGCTGGTCTGTTTGCAAGATTTGTCCAAGATAGCGAAGAACCATTGGATAATGCAATTGTTTGTGCATCGAACCAATCAGATGCTGAAGAAGCAGTGCGGCTCGTTACTAGACCTCCACTTGTGCTGATTGCTACTGCAGTTCCTGAAGCAAATGTATAAACACCAGATGGTTGATATTCAACTGGAGTTTCTGTTCCTGCAGTAGAAACATGAGATAGGATCTTAACTGCGATTTGAGTTGTGCTTAAACCTGCAACGGCAGTTCCAACTCCAGTTACGATTCCTTTTAAATGTCCTGTTAAAGTTGTCGTAGTACCAGCTCCTGGAACTACAGCAGATAATGCCTGGGTTATACCCATACCAACTGTGATGTTCGCTGTAGAAACACCAATGATTTGATCTGCTAGTGCATCAATAATGCAGACTTTTACACCATTGGCCCAAGACCCAGGATTACGTGCGGCAAGAGTAACGCCTGTAATTGTGTTATCTTCATAACCTAAGTTATAATACTCTTCAAGGTTACGAATCTTAATGCTAGATGCTGATCCTACAAAAGCATTTTTTAAATCAGTACTATCTGCTCTAACAACCTGCAATGATCCACCATATGCAAGATATGATGATGCAACCATCCAATGCTCATAATGCTTATCTGTTGACGATGGTTCTCCGAAATTGGCTAGTAGATCAGACTCATTTTCTACTATTACTGGGAGATTGATTGGTCCTCTTGCAAATGGTGCAACAATTGCACCGATACCATCTGCAGTTGGATCAATTCTACCAACAGTTAAATCAACCTCTCTTACTACAAGTCCAGGAGATGCTAAATTTAGCGGCATCTTTGTTCTCCGTCTAGTTCAGAATTATTCTAGAAATATTTATTAAAAAGGTTACTTTCATTGGGGAAATGGTGCGTGAACACTCACCAATCTGGATAATAAGAATCTGGTATATTTTTTATGTTATCTCTAGTTTTTGTAATTCTTTGTATTGTACAACTTTTACACTCATATGAGTATGATGAAGGAAGAGAACCTCTATCTTTTCTTGTCAGATAATAGTCTTCAATAAGATTTTTTATTCTTCCACATACTCTACATTTTCTCTCAAAAAATAATAAATGTTCTAATTCTAATTCTTTATCTAGATCCATTAGTGATATTCCCACATATATGATCTATCACCATATTCATCAGTATACCATCTATCTCCAGATTCATCTACAAAAGTTCCTACATCATCTAATCCATCAGCAATAAATCCAAATGGTGCCATGTCTTGCTCAATTTGATTTTTTTGTTCTTCATAGATTCTTTTACGAACATCATTGTCCGTCATTTCTTTAAAATAATCTTGGGCAACCAACCAAGAGAAAATGACAAGACACATTGCCAGATCATCATTACATCCTTCTTCTGCTTCAAATGAATTGTGCTTTTGTGCAAATGTCGTTAACTCTGAAATAATTTCATAATCTACTGTGAGTAACTTATCATCTTCCAATAAAGTCTTAAGATTAGAACATCCAAGTTTTTTAACAGCAGCAGTCATTCTCACACCAAGTTGAGATTTTTTACCACTAAATCCAGATCCAACAATTTGACCAGCACGACCTCTCATTGCACACATCAGAACATTATCATACTCAAGATCAAAATGTAAAATATTTGCTACTTGATCTCCAATATCATTAACTTCAACTAACAACCAAGCATCATTATAACCTTTTGCCACCTCATGAATAATACTTGGAAATAGCATCGGTTTGATTTCGTTATTTCGATATTTTGCTACAACTTTATAGGGAAAGTTGGTAATATCAAAAACAATAAACGCTGAATAATCATTACCGAGTCCACGGGCAACGTCTACAGTAATTAGATAATTATTTTCTTCTTTCGGATGCTCATAAACATCTAATCCAGCATTTCGTTTGATCGGATCTTCATAAACCAAATTCCTAAGTTTTGATGGATTAATGAGTGTATTAACAGAACCTAAAAATTCACACTCAAACTCAACCTTGAATTGTTGTTCAGACGTGTTTGCAATCGTCTGCTCCTTCCATGCAGTGTCCCTTCCGGGCACTTCAGACCAATGAACGTCTGTTGGTACATATTCGTTCTTCCCACGCTCTGAGTCGTGCCACATGCGGTAGAAGTGATTCATACCACGAGGTGTTGAAACTATGATGACCTTTGTGCTCTGTCCAGAAGAAATAGTAGGATAAACAGAGGCAAAGAAGTCATCAGCAATGTGATTCGGGATGAAAGCGAACTCGTCAAGAAAGATGACATTATAGGATCCGCCTCGGACAGCAGATGACGAAGTAGAGTTAGATGAAATTTTGGATCCATTTTCTAATTCTAGCGATCCTTTGTTCCATGATATAATACCTTGTTGCATCCACTTGGGTAGATTCTCATAAGCAAGTTGTAATCTTCCCAGAAGATCCCTAGCAGTAGATGCTTTGTTGGCTAGAATAGCTATATTAACATTGTCGTTGAAAACCGCATAATGTAACAAATATGAAACACAAGTAGTTGATTTACCCGTCTGACGGGGCATCTTACAAATATTAAAACGATTCTTATGAAAATTTTCAATTAGTTTCTCTTGGAATGGGTACATGTCAAATGGCACCAGACCATGGTCAAGAGAAACAATCTTAATATAGTTCTTTGCAAAATAAACAGGATCTTCTTTGCACTTGAGGAATTCAATTACATTTTCCTCAGTGAACTCAATCTGGGTATTTGCTTTCTTAAGGTTTGGATTGCCTAGGTAAACTTCACTCATAATAAAACTCCTTTATATTATCTTTGTTCCAACCAGTTAATAACTGCAAGTGCTGCTTTGTTAGCGTTAGGTGAAGCACACTGAAGAGTGTAAATATCACTGATTGTTCCAATACCACTTCTACCAATCTGCAATGCTGCTTTTACATCAAGTTCAATCAAGTTGGCACCACCACCAATAGTAAATCCTTGAAGAAGAACAACACCACCAGTAGCAGCAGTCGCAGTTGTATCAACTTGAGTGATTGCATCTGGGTTTGGGTGATTTATCCAATTGGCCCCAGTAAGAGTTGCATTTTCTACCAACCTCCAGAATACATTCGTGTTATCATTAGTTGCTACCTGTAGAGACCTTGGCAACACGATACCTGCCAGAGCAGTAGATTTCAAACGCAAACTTAAAACAGGATAGAATGTATTTGCTGATGACATTGTAGTGCCAGTAATAGGATTGGCATAACTGACAAGAGTTCCAAGTTTTTCTGGTTCACCTTCTTGGATCAGAGAATTAGAACCCTGATACATGTAATGTGTACCAGCAACACCAGTTATATTCTCCAATGAACATCTGATGGGTAAAAATGGAGTAGAACTCCAAGGTCTATCACCTACATTAGCAGTATTAATTGTATGGATAGTAATTTTTTCTCCATTAATAATCCAGTTAAATTTAATCTGCCCAGCACCATACCACTCATAGTCAAAATTGACCATCTGAATTTTTGTTGCATCAGCAGTCTGTTGTGACCATCCAGTGCCGTCTAATTTATCACCATTCCAATTATCTCTAGTAATTCTATTATCTGTGGTGATACCAGCAGTGGTATTACGAACTACACAAGAATATGTACCTCCATTATCCTCAAAGAAAAATCCATCAGTATCATTAAATAATCCGATTCTTCTGCGAATGCCAACAACAGGATTTTCAAATCGGATAGCAAATGATAATGATGATGCTCTTCCAGGAATGTATCTCATTACACTCCTAGTCTGTCTGATTACTTTGCTGCCAGTGGTAACACCAACAGACATTGTGACATTAGAACTATCTGGGTTATGAACTGCAGAAGCAATTCCTACAATCCCAGTATCCCAGACATCAGACTCTAATCCATATTGGAAAGTATTAAAGAATACTGTCTGATATGGAGAAGTTTTTAATCTGTTTGAAGAATTAAAACTTGGTCTCCAATCAGTTTGTTCACCCCAACGATCTGCAATCTGAAAGACTTCAAAAAGTGTTCTTTCCTGATTTAGAAAGTCCTGCGTGTTCTTATTCCACTGAGCCATTAATCACTCCAACCTAATCTTTCTGGGCGATACCTTTGAGAACTTTTAATATTTAAAGAACTTGAATTTGATGGGTAAATATTATGAACAATGGCACCAGGATATTCTCCTTGAAGTTGTTCTGTGAGTTCATTCTTAGAGGGCATCATCCCTTCTATTTCTAATCTATATATTTTCCCTTCCCAGACCACATCTGCAAAGTATGATTCTGCGGCAGGTTCTGGTTGGGAAGATCCTCCTACGTTTAGAGTTCCATTAAAATCACCATTGATAGTGATACTTTCTTTTAGAAATTGGTTAAAACTTTTCATTGATTAGCACTTCCAGCGACGACGGGCTTTGCAGATTGCCTTATCGGGATCTTTTGAGCAATCTATGTTATGCATGTCTTGCTGCCCCTTAGAGCGGGAGCAGAAGGACTTTCTACGCTTAGCATCCTTGCTACCTGGTTTTGGATCTCCAGTTACAGCAGTCTTAAGTTTAGAACCTGGGTTCTCACGGCGATATGCTTTGACTGCAGCAGGACTCATACCATCAGTTTTATCACTCTTATTGACGGATTGCCAATCCTCACTAAGTTCTTCTCTCCAGTTAGAGAATCTTTCCATTTTAATATTTGCTGGTTTTAATCCACTAGAAGATCCACCACGAATATGAACTTTTTCTCCAGGAGGAATCATTTTTTGAAGTTGTTTTGCTGCGGCAATGTCTGTTGCGGCAGATAATCTAACTTGTTCCTTAACACAATTTGGAACTATTTTTTCACCCTTTTTCTTCATTCCAACTTGCTTATAACCAACCCAACATTTTTCATTTACAACTGCTTGCATTTGATTTGGTCCAATAATATCAATAAATTGTGCAAAAGTTCTTCCATCTGCTGTTTGAATATCTAATGATTCATTATGTTCTCCACTTGACACATAATCTGCCGCAGTATCAAGATAGTCTGCTGCTTTTGTAATTTTTGATTGAACCCATGCTTCTAAATTACCTTCACCCTTTCCCATTTTCTTTTTTAATCTTTTTGCTGCAGCAACTATTGTAGATATTTCGGATCTTGCCATTGAATACTCATGATCCTTTTCTTCGTTGGCAGGATGAACCTGAGCAATACTAAATTTCATTTGATTATCAGTTAAACCCTGTGCTGGTTGTGAGTATGCTTCCCAAAACTTAGGACCATACTTACATTCAGATTGCATTTCATTCTTTTTACACGCTGGACAATATCTTACCATTTCAACTGATTCTGATTTATTTCCCCAATTAGCAGCACCTACTTTACGACACTTGACAAGTGCTCCTGATGCATATGCACTTGGCCAAACACTATATCTTGACTTTACCTTGTTGTAGCAAGCATCTTTTTTACCACTACCTTTTCCTGGTTTGTCTTTTACTTCTTGCAGGTCCATTTCTTCTGTTCTAACATTTGTTGGTTTTGCACCACCAGACTTTTCTGGTTGATTTGGGTCTAATCTATTCTTCCTTCTTCTCGCTGCTTCTTCCTCATCCTTTGAAAGTGCTCTCTTCATTTTTGAACTTCCACACTTTGGGGTTGATGTTTGCCCAGGTTGACGAGCACAAGGTTTACCTGCCCATTTACCACCTAATTGAACCCATCCACTTTTACCATCAGAAGATTTTGATTTTCCAAACCAATCACGAAGACCTTCATCTCCAGATTTGGTTTCTTCTTTTACATCCTTAAATTTTTTGTGATGCTTTTTAGCATCTGCTTCCATTTTTTTCAAACGAGTATAGTAATCTGGAATTTCATCTAGATGTTGAAGAGCAATCTCCATCGCTAATTTATGATCCTTAGTGTGCTCATGTTCAATTGGTTCTCCCATATCCAGTTGCTTTTGAATGAAAGAAACTTCAAGACGATGCTTCTTTGCAATCTGTTCAACTGTCTTATATGGTTTTAATTTTTGCTCACTAAGTTTTTTCTTTTTACCTTGGCAATGAGCTTTCTGTGAAAATCCTTTTGGATTATCACAATCAATAGATCTTTTATATTTTTGCGACCAACTCATTAGAATAAAAAGAACTATTCTTTACTATTTAGAAAACCTTGTTTGAGTAGTTTTGACAATTCTGCAGTTGATCCAACAAATAGAGCATTATTAGTAACATTATTTGTAGTTTTTGGAGAATCCTCTTCGACTTCCTTCAATTTCTTTTGAAGATCAATTAACTTATCTGTTGTATCAGCAACATTCTTAATAAGTTGTCCCGCAACTTCGTATGCTCTAGGACTGCCACCTTCTCCAGCAAGTTCCATTATGCCGTTGATTGCTTCTTGACCTTTTTCAATTAAAGAATATAAGTTAGCACGAGTATACTCATAATCTTTTTGTATATCATTATTAGTGTGAGACACATTTGTAATACTAGTGTCTTCTGTCTTTACAATCTCCGTTTCTACGTTTAAAGATTGACTGATTTTATCAAAACTATCACTCATAACAATTCCTTAAATGTCTGTTTGTAGAGTTGGGCTATAAGTTTTTGAATCTGTAAAATCTTGCCATTCTTCATTGAAACCAAAATCATCATCTGGTTCTACGAATGGATCATCTGCTGCTGTAACTTGTCCATCATTATTGTAATCTTGCAGTGCTTTTGGTGTTGCTGTATATCTTACCTCTCTCTTTGCACTTGCAACATTTGTAGTAGTTGCCATATCGACTTGAACTTTTTTGATAAGTCCTTCTGCATTTTCTGCAATAGCTCCAAACAAGTATGTTTTTGCTGTAAATTGTAGTGTATAGATTATTGCTCTCCTAGTAGAAAAATCTCCCTCATAATCATCTTGAAAACTAATACTGTCTAAAATAATCGGAATATCTCTTTTTTCCCCAATGGCATCCACTAGATCAATTGTAATTGTAAATGATGGTTGAAAATATGGTAATATTTGCTCTACAATTTGAAGTGCATCATCATTCAATTTAGAAAGAATATTTAATTCAAATCCAATATTATATGGTACGGGCATAAAAACTTTTTTAAGAGTTTGCCCATCAACGGCTTTAAATGTTTGGGTTACCGAAGTTTTTCTAGTTGCATCATATGTAATACTATTATGCTCAAATGACATTCTGGGTAATGTAATTTGATATGGTCTGTTTAAATCTTTTTGTTCGGTAATTCTTGCTAGAAACTTTTGAGCTGGTCCATAGTTTAATGGAACTCTAAGTTCACTTAAAACATTTGAATTTTCATCCTTATGTTTAATGTGAATGTCATTAAACAAAGTACCAAATCCAATTATAGTTTTTCTAATAATTTCGTGATAAAAATAATTTCCTAGCATTAATAAACTCCAAATGGATTATCCTGACTAAAATCAATAATATCTATTCCTGCATTTTCGATTTCATCATTTTGGGCATATGGATCTTCAGTAATAAAATCATCATATTTTCTAACTACCCAAGAAGCACTCGATGCAGACCCTACAATAGATTCTCCTCTAATAAACTCACCAGATACAATTGATACTAATAATTGTTTACTATTTATATCCCAGTCTCTAACTCTTGCCTGAGCTCCAGATGTTGCACCAATGATAATTTCATTATACTGATAAGTCCCAACTCCAGCATTATTTGTAATTGCTGATGGTGGTGATATTGTAATTGTTGGTGAAATTAATCTTCCTAGATCATCATATTCTGGAGTATATCCATATCCAGCATCTCTTATACCTAAGGTGACTATTCCAACATTGGTAGTAGTTGAAATCCCTAATACATTAATGAGATTTGCCACAACGACTGCGTTTGTTGATCCTATTCCAGATAAAGTTGGTGACACAGTAACAGATGGTATTGTAAAGTAACCCTTTCCAGAATTGGTAAGATATACGCTTGATATACCAATTAAACCAGTATCATTAATAATACATGTTGCTATAGCTCCAGATCCTTTGCCTGCAACACTTGTAAATGTCAACGTTGGTGGTTCGGTGTATCCGTATCCTGTATTAGTAATCAAAATTTCATATATTGAATATGCATCTCCAATAGAAGTTGTTATAGCAACTGCTTTTGCATTTGCTGCTGGAACACCAACTGGTGATGTTGAAATAGAAACCACAGGAGGTTCTGTATAACCATTACCATCATTCAGCAATATAATTTTCTGAACATATCCAGATCCAAAAGTTGTTACTCCAACTTTTCCAACTGCAGTCTGAGCATAATCATCATCAATGAGATATAATGTTGTAGTAACATCCTTGATTAATTCATCAACTTCTGGTACAGAAGTATCCATGATTTCATCTTCATATTCAAAGAGTTCACATATCAATTCATAAACGTATGTTTTACCCAATTGATAAAAAGGTTTTTCATGCTCTACAAATTTAACTTCAAATAATCTTTGTCCAAGTGGAAAATATATCAAATCACCTTCTCTTGGTCTAATTACTAATTCTTCATCTTCGTCGTTATATAACAAATTTGGATTATATATTGATGCCATGATTGGTCCAATAAATTCCTCAAACCTCTCTTTTGAAATAGTTAGAGTAACTTCATCTCTTAAAGAGACTCCAAATTTAGTCATGATATCTCCAGCACCAGCATACCCTTCATAGTTGTTGACATATGCTTCAATAATAAAATTATCATCAAATTTAGATGATTGAACTTCTCTTAAGATCTTATCGGTTCTAATCATCTTTCTAGGAATATACATCACATCAAGACCATAGATCTTTAACTGTTCGTTTATTAGATCTTGGACAAGATTTTGCTCAGAAGATAATCCTTGACTAAAAAATGGATTTAATGCCATAATATCACCCTATCATGTCTAGTGGTGGTAGTTCATACTCTAGTGCCATTCTTTGCTTCAAATCTTGAAGTTCTCTTTCTGCATCATCGTATAATTCTCTTCCATTCAGTTCTATACCACCAGGAAGTTTAACTCCTCTAAATTTAATTAAATTTTGTCCCCACTGCTTTTTAATTAAGGCAGTTAGGTATTTTTTTAAGAAACTATCGTTATAGACTTTAGTAAAATTATTTGGATCTAGTATCCTATAGCATTCAAGAACAATCCAAGTATCTTTTGATTTTGTATTCCAATCAATATCTAGATATAGTCTATTTTGTCTCTTATTAAATCTTACTTGTTTATCTGTTGTCAATAAAAAGTCAATATCTTCAAGATAACTTTTTACCATAGCATATTGTAATAGCTCAACTGAATTAAAATAATACAAATCATTTAAGAATAACTGATATTTGATGCTGAACATCCCAGCGGAAATTGAACTAGTGTCAAATTTAAAAACTTTTTCAACTCCAATAACCGAATCTGGTACTTGGATATAATTTGAGGATTCATAAAAATTAAAAGACGTACTTGCTACCCCTACAGAAGTTCCAGATGTTGTTACAATACCAACCCCATCTGGCGCCTTTGCTCTTCCCCTATCCAAATCCGCTTGAGTTATCTTATACTTCAAATACATTTTCTCCACACCATCAAAATGACGTTCGTGAAAATACTGCAGAGCATCATCAACTAAATCATCTATTTGTTCGTCAGCAACATTTATTTCTAAAACTGGTGCTCCAAGTTGCCTTAAGCAATAATCAATCAATCCTTGCCTTGTAGATGCTTGTGCCATCAGTAAAATCCTCCATCTATACTATCAGTCCAAACTGGAATATTACTTTCATTTGTTGTTAATAACAAATTAGTTGTTTGGATACCAACAGAAGGAGTTGCAGTTGCTACTATTTCTGCATTTGGTCCAAAATATGCAATACCATATGTGTTTCCAACACCAGCTTGTACAGTTGTAATACCAGTTAGTGCTATATTATCAACATGTAATGATTTCCATCTTTGAGATGGTGATCCCAAATCATATGTGTTATCTAAGTTTGGAACAATATTAGAATTAACTTCTCCAGTAAATACAATGTTATCTGTAGTTGTATTACCAAGTCCTAAAACGCCACCATAAAAAATAGTATTACCAATAAATCTTGAAGTTCCTTCTACTTGAAAATCATTTTGAACATAAACATCATCCCAAAATGTTGTTACTCCCAGAAAATTCGCTGGTCCATCAACAGTTAAATCTGTAGTAGTTACAATCCCACCTGTAACATTAGACGCATTGATTGCAAGAATGGGTAAATCTGGAGCACCGAATGCTGTAATAACTTTTATTCTGTTTTCTTGCCCTATCCGTACCGGTATCCTAGGCATCAGTAAGTGACTCCTTTTCTTACAAATACCATTCCTTCAACGACCTTAGTTTTCTTTGAACCATCATCTAAAACCACATCATATACATATCTACCCTCTTTTAAAGTAGAAGTTTGATTAGCAGTTAAACTTATGGAAATAACACCCTCACTAACAACTACAAAGCTCACAGCAAAACCAACTTTATTGGTGCTGTACGGATGTTTTCCTAATTTAGCTTCACCAGTAAAACCACTAAGATTTAAAGCACTATTACCAGAACTACTAGCCAAAGTAAAAATTTGTTCGAAATCTGTCCCTGTATTAATTACTAAATTGTTAACATAAACAGCAGACATTTTGAATACTTAAGTATTTAAACTATTTATGAATGATCTAGATTTAAATCAACCAACACCTCTTGTTGCTTCATATACAATTTTACATAAGATTTTGTCATATTTCTAAGAAATTCTAAATCTTCACATCCATCAATTTCTCGACTAATTTTTTCATATTCAAAAAGTTTATTGACATCACTTAAAATAATTTTATTTGGATCCATTGATCAACTCCCGTAATAAGGATTTAATTTCAGAAAGTTCTGCTTTGAGGTTTTCAATCTCATCTTTTTCTTTCTGCTTTTTATTTTTTATACTAATGTACTTTGCATATTCTGCAGTATCACAATTTACAATTGCCCCAGTTTCTGGGTCACGATACAAATTTTTATGTCCTTCAACTCTTATCATAATTTATTTCCTATGCAAGTGCAATCGCTCTAAGATCTTTAAATCTTGGTGGATTTGCCTCATCTGTACTGCTCATAACAATTTTAATAATGAAAGCAGTAAATGGATCAACATCGTTAATTGAGAATTGATACTCAGAATATTGACCAACTGGGTTTGCAGCTACAAATGCATCTGCTCTTCCACTATTCAGTGCTGGATCAATAATGGTATCACCATATCCATCCCCATCACTATCTCTTAGGTTATCATAACCAGGGAATAATTCATAGGATTGTGTAATTTCGCTTGAATCTGGTCTGAATAATCTGTATAGAACTCTAAAATCTGCTGTTGATGGGCGATATGCACCTATTAAGACTTTAAGAGATGATGCAGGTTGTTTTAGTGAAATTTTCTTGGATATGTATGCTGCTGTATGTGGATCATTTGTTAATTGATTTGATCTTCCATCAGTAACATAATTTTTAACTGGACTATTAATTCTAGTCCTTTGCAAAATAAGAGTTGTATTTTCTAGATCTAAAACAGGTGATAGATTTTTGTCATTTGATGACAAAGTAACTGCTAGAGTCAGAGATTTATTTCTAGGTAAAGCAGATAACCTAGCTGCTTCATTTATTGATGAACAAATTAATCTTGGTGTATTAAAACTATTTGGTTGATTTAGTTCAATACTTTCATAACCTTTGTCTTCAAATGATGTTTCTACTCCACCAGCACTAGTCCCACTCACTGTTCTAATCTCAGCTTTTACTCTAGTTCCTTCTCCAGGGGTTATAACATTTAATTGAGGTACAATAGTATTAAATTGTAAATTTTGTGACGCTCTTACCAAACTTCCACCTAAAGACTTTTGATCATTAAAACTTAATTGAGTGTCTCCACTTCCTCTATCTACTCTGGTAAATTGTAAATAATATTTGTCAGTATCTTTTAAATTAGTCAAGGTTGCATTTGAAACCATATCGTGAGATTTATTTAATCTGTGTAATCCTACTCCATTCAATTCATACTTATAAGCAATACTACCTACCGCATGATCTCTTGCTAAAGATCCATTTGTACCTCTAGTTCCAATTCCTAATGTATTATTTGCATTAACACTATTATAGAAAATAACTTCGTTATTAACTTGAATATATCCAGTGGAAGAAGATTGACCTTCAAAAGTTGCGAATCCTGCAGTACTTGCAAGAGATACTGTAGTTGAATTTAATGTAATTGCCGCTGTCAATGTTACTGGAGTAGTGTTTGGTGCAATATTTGAAATGGAAACTTTATTGGAATCTTGAGTCATTCCATGATTTGGATGACTTACTTCAAATGTTGTACCCGTATATAAATCAGATAATACTGAGGAACTTCTTATTGTCGTATTTGCCATTGAAGTTCTTACATTATTATCAAAATAGACAAGAGGTGATCCTGCTGTAAATTCTTCACCAGAAACGTTTGATAAGTATAAAGTATCAATATTTGATAATCCAGCAACTGTTATTGTTGCTTTTCCACCCTTAGGAGTACTTAGACTGCTTGTAGTAATTCCAAGAACATCACCAACAACATATCCATTTCCAGATTGACCAGCACCAACATTTATTGATACCGCAGAAACAACGTTGTTTGCAACTGTAACTACTCCTGTAGCACCAGATCCATTACCATTTATATTATAGAAACTGACATTAGAATATGTTCCATTAGCAAATCCAGTACCTACTCCAGTTAAGGTTAATCCCGAAACAGATCCTCCAACTTGCTCAATATATCCAAATGGTCCTGGATCACTACCTTCACTTACCTTTCTTCCGGTATTAAGAAGACCTTGCATTGTGGCATAATTTGCCTGAGATGATAGAACAGAAGTAATACCTACTCTCAGTTTTCTTGGCAGTGTTTTAATCGGATTTAGATTTAAATCAGGTGTAATGTACGTTGTATTACTAATAGTTGGATTATAGAAATAAACTGTTCCAGTTTTATTAACAAAATTTGCTTTGTATAGTTTGAATTTCATATCTTCAAACTGATTGGCAGTCCATATTGTGCCGTTTTGAGACTTAAATAGACTTCCACCAATATACTGCTTTGTAACCAGAACACTTTCAGCATTTGGTAAAGACTGGGTGTTAACTGTTTTTTCACCCATTCTTGCAATCCAGCACTCATAATTATTTGAAGTTGGTGCTAGAACAACAATTGCATATTCTCTATTTGGTTCAAGATAGATTGGGGATTGGAACTTTACATTGGTTGCAACTTCTGCATTTGATGAAACTTTAACCTGTGTGGGTTCTAATGGAACTCTGCAGAAATCTTGGACCATTGTGTTTGTTGGCGTTCCTAGTTCAACTGTTCTAAGTTCAACAAACACTTTTTCACTATCATCTTTGCTAGCAAAGAATAAATCTACAGAAGTTAAGAAAGCGCCAGTTTCATCTACTGTAAATGATTGTGCAAGAGGATCTTTACCACCTCTACGTGGTGGCGGTGGTGGTGGGGGTGGTTTTCTAACTGTAACTAGAGTTTGGGTATATACATCCACAACTCCACTTGCACTATAAGTTGTTTCTGCTGCGCTAATTAGTAAACTACCAGGAACATTTTGAGAATTACTTGAACTAGAAGTTAATTTAAATGCCCTAGTTCCAACTTGGAATCGAATTGCTGGTGGTGGAGTTGTAAGAGGATTTCTGAAGAATAATGCACCGCCAACATCACCCCAAGTGTCTGTAATTAAGCGAATGTCTGTTACTTGTGCTTGAGCACCACTAGACTCACCAACCAATACACAATCTCTAGCAATTCTACCAAAGAATCTACCTTGAACTTCTTGTACTAAAGACCTAATATCAACGTTCAATACTGTTGAAGATGAAGTATAATTTGATGGTAAGGTTAATGATTTATTGTATGGATTTAATGTAAATACTGTTTGCCATGAATTTGGATTATTAATATCACCTAACTTATGATTGGGAGCTGTCAGTCTAAATGTTATTATATTTTCAGATCCCAAATAACCTTTAACTACTTCTCCAGTGCTGAATACACCAGAAATCATAGAGATTTCTATTAGTTTGGGAACAATATCAATACCACTAGATCCATCAAAGAATGGATAATATCTTGTTAATGGTTTTAGTCCCCCTGCTGCAAATCCAACATTTCTAGATCTTAGATGAGTGTCTGGATAGCTACTTGTCTTAATCGTTTCGATATATGTTCCATTGTAAGAACCAGTAATAGTTCTTGTCCCACCATCAACAAAAACATCTCTAACCCAGTTATCTGTTGGTGGATGTAAAGTAATTCCACCATTAAATTCAATCATATTAAATGGGTTAACATTTTCTACCCTAGATGCTAATGGTTGTTCAATCCAACCAACCTCTGTATAATTTAATGTAATTAAATCGCCAGTCTTTTTGACTGTTGATTCTAAAAGATTTAAGTCCGCATTAAAGTCTGCAGTACTATAGTCAGTTCCACTAGATAATGCTAATTCTGGAGTAATTGAAAAATTCTGTATTGCTGGGACTAATTCTTGATTAACCGTATCAATTACTGCTTCTGCATCTGGATCACTCAACTCAATGAATGAATTATCTTTAAAGTCATCGACAAAAAATCCAGTCTTAAATCTGCTCAGTCCATCAGCATCTTGAATTTGTAGAGATTTTGTATTTAATTCTAATAAACTCAGTGACGTTGTTGTTTCTAATGTTTTAATTCTATCTTCTAATTTACCAATGTCTCTCATGGTATAACGTCTATTATCCACCAACGTAACTGTTGCATCAGAAGTGTTATACAAATATGGTGGAAGATCTATGGTTGCTATGTCCATAGCTCCTTCGACATTTGTTGGTAGTTTTGGATCCAATGCTGGGACTCCCTGTACTACCGAAAATTGACCAAGACTATTTAAAACAAGTAAGTCTTTTCTACCCAAATAATAATTATATGATATTAATGAACTTTCTCCTGGCGCAACAATAATTGCTGAATTAGTTCCAGAAGTAGCAAAGTTTCTGCTAGCAAAAGCAAAGGGTGATTGAGTTGTTGATGTATTCACAGAAACCATTGGTCTGAAATCCAACGTATCTGTTGCTCTTGTTCCATCTGGTAAATATGGAACATCTTTGGTAAATCTTTCCGCTGGATATGATGAAACTACAAAAACATCTCCAGAATCTCCTGTAGGAACCTGATAATAATCAAAAATAACTAATAATTGTCTTGATGGGATAGAATCAGATTTTCTAACAATTTTAGAATAATCATAATATTGATCTTTTTGTCCTTTATCCAGAGTAAAATTATTTGTTACATCCAAATAAGATCCCTGGGTTATATTTTGCAAATTGGTTATAATTCCAGATTCTTCAAATGTACATGTTTCTCCAATAACAAATTTTTCTGTTGTAAGATAAACTATGTTAACTTCAGATGCTGATGGTATTTCTACAATTTGTGCTACTGCGCCACTTGAAGATCCAATTATTCTTTCACCGACAATAGCAGATACTGTAAGATTTAGGCCAGAAATAAAAGTTAATTTATCAAAAACTGGTTTTACATTATTAAGTGATTCAAATACTTTAGTTACCTTAACTACATCAGGTCTGTTCAAAGATATTTCTTTATCTTCTATTCTTAATCCATAGTATGAGTTTTTAGTTAATCCATTTGTATCTGTAGAAATTCCTGTTTGTGATTTATCTACAATAAGTTGACCAGCTCTTATGTAACTCTTTTGTTTGGCCAACATTGAATTTTTCACAAGAGTAACATTTATTGTTACATTATTAGATTGTGCTGTTCTAAGACCATTAACTGTTAATTGAGTTCCATCACCTGAAATTGTAAATTGATCGCTTGATAGATCTTCAATTGCTCCATCTGAATAGTGAACAGAATATCTGTCAGCATCAAATGATTGGAAAAATGCACTTGTAATACCAACTGCAGATGTTGTCAGTGTTAATGTTCCACTAGCATTGGTGGACTGACCTGTAATTTGCCTTCTGAGTTGAATATTTGATGTTGAAAGATTTACTATACCTACGTTTTTATTACTTAATTTTGCATACAAACCTTGATTTTCTTTGTTTAGAATCGTTGGAACACCCAATGTAGCAGTAACTCCTGTTACTGTTGAAACTGGCAATGCTCCACTACAAACATCCGTTACATCAGTTACTGCTGCTAAAGTAATTGTTTTTAAATCTGCTGAAATTGAAGCGACTCTATTGAAAGTTTCTGTTCCAACACCAGCAATTTGATATCTAATGATTGATCCAACTTTAACTAATCCAAAAGTTTTTCCTGGGCAACTCATTGCTCCAGCACTAGTGATTTGGAATTTATCACTTAAAATGAATCCAGGAATATTAGATCTTTGGAGTATTACATCTCCACCAAAATCTGTTTGAAATCCTGAAAATGTTGGATTGCAATCCTGCCATATCGATTTAATATCTTCTACAGAATATGCAGTTACAGATGAAACACTTCTTGGAAATTCTTGAGTTTCATTAATTATTAATGCTTCCCCTACAATAAAAGTTCCAGAAGTCTGTATAAGGTTTATTGTTGTTCCTGCAGCAGCAGTTACTACATACCCAGATGCTCCACTACTTACACCTCTTACAAGCGATGTCGCGGGGCACTGAGTTGAGTTTAATGCCTGATTTACAGTTAAACTTACATACGTTTGTAAATCAAACAAGAACAAGTCCCATGAAGTTGCACCTGTTCTGTAAATATCATCTGTCAATCCAAAAGAATATACCCTTGCTTCACCAATCTCAGTTCCATTTCCAGCGGTAGTGGAGTTTCTTCTTTGATTATAAAGTTTTACTTTATTATTATTGTTGTTTATTCCAAAAAATGGAGTGCCAAAAACATTATTTAATCTTAAAAGCGTACCAAATTCAAAAGGAATAAGTGCTCTTGGTACAAGTGCGGTTGTTCTTGGTTTTTCTACATCAACAATTGTGTCTGTTTGTTTTTCTATATCAAATCCCTTAACATATGCTCTTCCTGGAGAAATTTTTACAGACATTAAATTGTCCGACGGTGTTAATCCGTTTTGTGTTGTTTCTCCTGGTAAATAAGTACCTTCATTTGAAAGTCTGTCGTTTAAAGACTCTGTGACATTGACTAAAAACTTATCTACTGCATAATTTCCAGATTCTTCAAATGTTCTTTTTGCAAAATAATCTTTAACAATAGAGTATGTTGATTTATTCTGTAATTTTTTAACCAATCCACCATTTAATCTTAAAAGTTCTACAAAGTTTTTATCATCAATATCAGTTAGTGGTTTTTTGGTTAATGTTGTCGATATTTTTAATCTATCTGCACCAGGTGCTGCAAAGTTAGAAAATCCTCTTGCATTATCATATAAATTTGGATCTTCTTTGATAGTGGTTATTTCTTCAGAAATATTCAAACCAACTCTATAGGATGGTTCATTTGTATATGGATCTAAAACAATTTTATCTGCCGAAACATTAACAAATGATCCTCTAATAAAATATACACCATCTGCAACTGCCGCAGCACAACCAATAGCGCAAGCGTCGGTTGCTATTAGAGTTGCTACAGTATCATCTTCATTTAATGTTGTATTTCCATAAGTAAATGCAGTTTCAGTTATTAACTCTTCTCCATCATCCAAAAACTTAATTGTATTATCGCTACCTGCGTTTAAATATTGAACAAATAATGTTAAATCAGTAATCTCACTAGAATCTTCTGGTGTTAAGTATGAATCTACTACTACGGATATTCCAGTAATTGATCCTGTAAGTTTCTTACCAATTAATTGATCTGCATATAAAATTACGGGAATACCAAGATGCTCCGAATTTATTTTTATTGAATGATAATCTGAGATATAAGTGATTCCACCAGGAATTACCATGGAACCATCTTTGAACATATGGCTGCCAAAAGACTCAATTTGATCTTGAAGGATCGATTGTAAAGTTGTTAATTCTCGTGCCTGGATGGGGTATCCAGGTTTAAACAGAACTCTATAATAATTATTCTCTTTATCAAAATCATCATAATATGGATTAAGATTTAGATTAGTCTTTTGTGGCATTTTTAAAATTCCAGAATGATTTTAACGTCTTCTTTTTGTCGAGAATTTCTACTAATTGAGGGTCTATTGTCAATGTAAAGAATATCCCCCGATCCTTTATTTATCTCAGGAGAAGCAAGACCATTAGTAAATCTAGATCCTAAACTGATAATTTTAGTACCAGTTGGATTTGTGGTTATTCCAGTGAATGAGGTATCAATTGAACCAACAAATCCACCATTTGTTGTCACTGGAGTTGCTGATGACAGAAAATCCAAAACTTTAGATGCAGTACCAACTCCAATATAATCCGTTTGATCAAGATATGTTTGGTTAAAATATAATGATCTATCTCTAAAATATTTTAGAACCTTAGTCTCTTCGTCATATGAAGCAACATATCCTTTTGCAATACCTCCAGTTACATTTTGAGATACAATATCACCAATGTTGATTGATCCACTAGTTGAGGTAAATTTTATAGCGTATAATGAAGAAAATTCACTATCAGTATATGTATTTGTTGATCCGATAGAAGTTGGATTTTTTAAAACTGCTATCTGTGCAAATTTTGTATCTACTGGAAAATCTTTTGTTGAATCATCAAATCTTGCATAAATTAAAACTCTATCAGCACCCAGTTCTTTATATAGATCATATCCATGACCCTTTGAAGGTGGAATTATTGGAATTAACTTTGCAAAATTTGCGGATGCATTACTATTAATCGTTCCAAGATTTACAATTCCATAAGTATATCCTTTTCCACCAGCAGAAACTGTAGCATTTGTAATTTCTCCACCAACTACATCAAGAATTACTTTTCCTCCTGTACCATCACCTAGAATATCAACTTCCTGACCTAATCCACCAGAATATCCAGAACCTCTGTTTGCAATATAAACTTTTTTAATTTGGTTGTTATTTACACTAGAATCTCCATTAGATCTCACAGCATCTATCTGACTATCAGTTGATGTGCTCCAATTATTTGGTAAAGAAATATACTCTGTAGAATCAAACTTAATAATATCATTAGGAGCAACTGTAAACAAATACTTCCAAAGATATCCATCTCCACTTTCACCTGCTCTAGAAGGTTCTAAAGTAGTAAATAGTGGTTGATCTTGCGATGCGTTGCCAGTGGTGTTTATTCCAGAAGATCCATTGTCAATACAAACGTAAACACCATAATTTTCATTCATTACATAATAATTTGCATCATATAATCTTGTTGATTGCGTCACTGGAGATGGAAAATCAACACTATAATCGTGTCTATACATTTCATATCTAGTTCCTTTGCTCCAATCAATTCTTCTTATAAGTCTCCTTACGTTCAAACTAGTTACTTTTTTGCCAAATAAAATAGTATCTCCAATATGATTAACATTATTAATATTGTCAAGAGGACTTGGAACATTTGTATTCCAAGAAGGAGTTCCACCAAACCCAACTCTTGTTGGGTTTGCTAAACCTAAAACAACATAATAAGAGTTGTTGGCATTATCAACAGTCTCTACAAAATTATTCGCGTTTAAAATTCTAAATTGATCGGTTACAATAGCAGCCATTATACACTTAGCTTTTTTCTATATTTATATTAGGTTTAATCAAGAAGTTTTCTAAGCGATCCAGTGCTTCTCAATCCATAATCTCTTCTTTCTATTGATGGGAAAGTTGATAATCCAGAATCAACTCTTAAACCACTAACTGAAACACCGATTGCAACAGATCCCCTTACCAGAGGACTCAATTTACCCCAAGAGAATCTTCCAACAAAAGATCCAGACGTTGTTATTCCCGTAATATTACTATTTGATCTAATATTAGTGATTATTTCTGCATTAGTTGCAAATCTAGTAATACTATGTACATAGTAAATATTATTTAAGAATGTTGTTCCAACTCCAACGGGTGAAGCATCTCCTGAGTCTACCGAAGTAACTCCTCTACCAACATTTGTTTCCGTAACATAAATTGGATAACCAACCTGCAAGCTACTAAAATCTCCACTGGTAATCTTAAGATTTAATTTAAGTGCCAGAGGATGTCCTCCCGTTCCACTGGTAGTTGTTATTCCAGTAACAATTCCAGCAAAACCTTCAATAACACTAATATTCCTCACCCTTTCTTTTAGTGGAGCAGGTGTTGGTACCAAAACTTTTGGAGCAATTGTATACCCTAAACCTGGATTTGTTATAGTAATTGGAGTTGTCAATCTTCCATTAGTAATAGTTACTGTTGCGGTAGCTGTTGTTCCTATACCAACTCCAATATTTCGTGGGCTAGTAATTGAAACTGTTGTACTAACTCCAGTATAACCAGATCCAGCATTAACAATGGTTAATCCAGTAACTCTTCCTGTGGTAGTATTAATAGTTGCAGTCATTGATCCAGTTGAATAACCAGTATCATACACTATTAATCCACCAACAGATTCTATAATTGTTGCGGAAGCATCTTCTTCATAATTAAAGAATCTTGCATCATCAACAAAAAGTTCAGTGGATGATGATGTAAAATCTTTTATAATTCTTGCAACTGGATAAATTTGAGATTCTAAAGAATCTCTAGTTTTATACACTTTTTCGCCATTAATAACTTTATCAATTTTTTGCTTTTTCCATGCTATTTCACGATAATTATCATCATCTATACCCAGTCCAGCATAAATATTGGTTTCTACACTATCTGATGCTGCAACTAAAGTAATAGTTCTATCTTCTTGTTCCCTTGATGTTGCAATTCCAGAATATGCAGATAACTTAACACTATCGCCAATTTTTAAAGTTTCCTCTACATCTATTGTGACACTATCAGACTCTTTTGTTCCATTGTAGAAGAATATTGAGATATTATCTTCATATTCTGGCGCCTGAGTGAATGTGAATGAAGTACCACCTGTAAATTCATAAGATTCTCCGGGACTTGAAGAACGTTGTTGATAAAGATTAAGAGTAAATTCTCTAATTTTATTAATGATGATTCTGCATCTTTATCATTCGTTTCAAAACTCAATAATTTACCAGCAAAAGCAAGTGGGAATCTCTTTCTCACTCCATTTTGAAGTGGTTTGATAGAATCAATATAATCAAATTCTCCAAGTTCCCACGATGCCAATTGATCACTATAAGTTTGTAAAACTGTAATACTAAAATCATTTATTGGACTTGCCAGTCTAGAATCTGTGACTAGACCAACTGGTTTAAACACATCACCAACTCTAAATCCATATCCAGGTCTAGAAATACTAAAATTAGTTACTTGGAATAGAGAACCAGGTGCAACTGTTTTGGATGTAGGAATTGTACCAGTTGCAATAGTTGTTGTAATAATTCCAACAAAAGATCCTATCGCTGATGCAACGTTTGCACAATCTCCATTATTTGGAGTTAAATTAAATATGTCAGTTGTCGCATAAACACCAGCAGTTCCAGAAATATCACCGATAACTGTCGAATCAATAATTTGAGTCTCGTTTGTGTATACATTTGGTGGCTCAGTTCTAGATGTAGGAATTGTACCAGTAGAAATTGTAGTTGTAATAATTCCAACGAAAGAAGTAATTGCTGATGCAACATCCTGACAATCTGGGTTTGCTGGATCTGGTGCAATGGTTAAATCCTTATATTGAGTTGCAGTCGTCATTCCAGAAATAGTTACTGTTTCATTTCTCATGACTTGAATCATGATGTCTCTAGCTTGATTGAAAGCATAGATTGATTGTGCTTCTTCTCCTGCCAGTAATGTTGGATTGGTTTTGTATATGTTAGCAGCATCCCAAACTTTGCTATTTCCACCATATCTCAAGTTATAAACAATAGTGTTTGTAACTGCCATAATATCATCTTTACATTCCTGATTTCCTCCAGGTATTGTAAAACCTGTATAGAATGCCAGCATTCTACCTACTGCAATATCGGCAATAAATGTTCTATTTGCTATGATGAGATTTGATGCATCATAAAAACGACCAGAAACTATTCTATACTTAATAATTTCTTGGTTTCTCATTGCCTGAATAGCAAGATCTCTTGCTTCTCTAAATGCAAAAATCGCTTGTTGTTCTTCACCATATAATAGTGCTGGATTTATTCTGTATAAATTTGCAGCATCCCAGACTTTATCATTTCCACCAAATCTTAAATTATGCGTGATTGTTTTTAAGACTGATTTAATATCATCAACACAATCCGCAGTTCCAGTTGGGACAGAGAACGTTGGATAGTAAGATAACATTCTTCCAACAGCAACTTCAGCGATTAATTGCTTATTGCTGTCAATAAGATTTGCAGCATCATAGAATACACCATCATAAGCAATATTATCATTTGCACCAACTTTAAGGGTTAATAAAGTGTTTAAACCACTATCTGTTGTAGAACCAAGTCCAACTCTTGATACACCAACAATTGGTAGATTTTCATAAGATGGTTCTTTGATGTTAATTATTGTGTTTGTAGCAGCATATCCAGTTCCTGAACTATTGATTGTAAATATAAGTGTTCCACCTGCACCGACAACAGCACTAATAGATCCAGAATTACCAGTTGGAGATGTAATTGCAATAGAAACTGGACCACCATAGTAACCAGATCCATAATTATAATCTTTCCATTCAATACCAACAGAACATGATCCAAGTCCAGTGTAAGTATGTGGAATTGAAGAAATGCCACCATTAACAACAATTGTTGTTCCACTAGTTCCAGCTAAAGATCTAAATATACCTCCTTCTGGTCCTGCCCCAGGATATGGGAAGATATTTGTTGTAACACCTACCGTTGCAGTTCCTCCAGAAACATAAGTATGGTTTACTGTCGAAACACCTACATTCAAAACAATAGTAGTTCCAGCTGTACCAGCAATAACTCTATAAACATCAAAAGTTCCTTGGAGAGTATTTTTACTACTTTGTGGGTAAGCATTACCTAAAGTTCCAATTCCAGCAGGATATGGGAACCTTGTTGTTGAATAACCTATTGGATTTCCTGGACAAGAAAGAATAATATTTGCTAATCTTACATATTTTCCTGCTTTTAACCCATGATTTCCATTAACTGTAATAGTTACTATTCCAGCATTTCTATCATAAACAAGTCCATTTACATTAAATGTTGAAATTCCAGTCCATGAATTACAAGAAAATCTTAATCCAGAAAGTCCAAGTGGATCACCAACTCTCAGATTATGGGTACCATTCAACACAAAAGTTGCAATTCCAGTTGCATTATCATAAGTTCCTGTAACTATTCCAAGAACTTTTGTTGGTGCAGAATATGTGCCAATAGCAACAATAGTTGATATTCCACCTGAAGCGTTTGTGACAATTCCAATTTGAGCTGGATAAAGAGGTGCAAATCCAAGACCTTGTGTAGATCCGATTGAAATTATGACTCCACCTCTAGGAAGTTGATTTTGATTTACATCATCTGTGGAAATGATATTTTGTCCATTTGAAGAAGTAATACCGGAGAAAATAATACTACTAATCCCAATAGTACTAGAAAAATATGATGATGTATTATAACCAACTGCATATTGACTATAATCTTGAACTACATTATCATATGGTAATAATTCGCTATTTGGAACATATGATACTGGGGAATCAAATTGTTTAAAGGTATAAACATTATCTGGATTATTTGCCGTAGTTGGAGTCTGGAATATACCATTTAAGAATAAGAAAGCACTTCCAGTTTGTATTCCTGTTGTATTAAGTCCAGAAACTGTTGTTGTATAAGTTCTTCCTACACCAGTTAAAGATGTTGAAATGTCATCAAATATTCTGTTTTTTGAGTAATCTTTTCTGAGATAAACTCTTCCACCAAAAACTGCTCTAGGATATGGAACATTATTTGAATTTTTCTCAAGAGTTCCTTTTCCTGTCGGTGCAGATGTGAAGTAAATAATACTATTAGACCCTATATTGTAATTTCCACTATAAACTCTTACAGTACTACCAATTCCATGTGAAGTGCTAATAGATCCAAGATATGCTCTTGTAACTTCAATATTGGTATATGTGCCAAAACCAGTTACTTCAGCACCAGAAGTAGTTGCAAAACCAACATTAACAATTCTCATAATTTCATCATCAACTTTTATTGTTGAATCTGGAATAAAATCTCTAATGGTTCCAAGAGAGAGAATTGATGTAGAATCTCCAATCCCAGCTTGTAAGGTTGTGTTTACTGGAGTGAATGCTAATGGATACTGAACTACCCCGTCAATTGTTATAAGAGTTTTTTCAAGTTTTGTGCTCATTTGAAGTTCATGAGCATTTCCAGATCCGAGACTTGTAAAAGTAACATAAATTCCAGCTAACGCATCAGATTGTCTAGTCGCTAATCTAAACCTATCTTCATCAATTCTAATTGCATACACTTCTGATGGTAAAATATCAGTGCTAATTCCTGATTGAGTCAATGAAGTATTAATTCCAACCGCTGTAGATCCAATTCCTATAAAAGTTGATCCAGGGGTGTAAATTAATTTTTCGCCAGTGTTAAAGAAATGTCTTTCAATTGTAATTATTCCTGTACCTGGATTGAGGAAAGTTGTGCTAGATGGTGAAAACTTTTTACTAAAAATGGAAACACCATCAGAAGTTAATTTAAATGTCGTTTTATTTGATCTTGAACCGTTGACTGCATTGTAAAAAAGTAATTCCATACTTTCTCTTAATTTACCATATTCTAGTGATGGATAATTATTAGCAAAGTCACTTTCACTATAAATGACCTCATTGAAAGAACTGATTTGTAAAGTTGCAGTAATTCCAGGATCTCTATAGAATCTCAATTCTGCTGGTGATGTTGAATAATCTACACCAAAAGTTCCAATACCAGATGTTGATCCAATTGAGACGAATGGATATTGTGTCATTACACAATTTCCATTATTGTTTGCAACAAGAACTTGATGCAATGCACTTGTATTACCGTAAGATACTCTTACTAATGATTTTATAGTCGATACTTCAGTTTTATCAAATTTAAATATTGAAGTGCTGGCGATAGAGACTTTTCTATAATCCGATTCAAATTTAAATGATCTCTCAGTGCCTTCAATTTGACCATTTAAAATAGATCTATAAGTTCCTACACCCACTGCTGTAGTACCAAAACCAACTACTCTACTTCTAACTACAACTTCTCCATTGTAAGTTGGATTTTCATAAGTTAAACTAAAAGTTCCAGCATTTAAAGATGCCCTAAATGTACCTATTGGATTATATGAATTATTATCTACATTAATAGTATCAAAGAAATAATCAGATTGATAAGTATTTGTTCCATCATGAGTTATATAAAGTTCAACAATATTTTTTATCTGCTCATTATTTTTAGCATAGACTTCGGCAGTCACATACATGGACTCTAATTTATTTGATTGAGCAGAAATAATCTCTGTTGTAATACCAATAGTTGCAGAATCCACTGATCCCGAAAGATTAATAAATCCAACATTAATTGTACCAATGCCAGTAGTATCAGCACCAAAATAAGTTTTTAAAATTTTGATATCATAATCAATATCGGTATAATTGGTTGGATAGAATCTAAGAGTTCTATCGCCAAATTCATTTACATATCCTTCAATATCAACTGGTTGATCAGTTGTTGTAAAAATTGAAGATTTTTCAAATGTTATTAAATCAGTTGAACGCCCCTTAACAAGAATTACTTCTGTTGCCTGAATGTTAGTTGATGCTGGATCAATGATTTGAATCAAAAATCTAGCAAACGAATCTTCAAAAATAGTTTCTATGTAAGGATTTAATGAAGATCTAGAATTTGAAAATTGTGGACTAATATCATCAATTTTAAGAACATTGTTTGTTCTACATTCAATGTATCCAGCTAATTTTCTATTTTTGAGTTTTATATCCTTAGTTCTACCTTGGATAACATTATTATCAACACCCAAATCAAATCCATATATTGTATCTACACGATCTTCATTAATAAAATCAAATGTAGTTATTGACTCAACTGGTGTTACAGTTACTCCTGCTCCAGCAACATCTTTAACTTCAGTATCTGAGAAATTTTTTAATCCAACGGTGTGTAATAAAGAATTGACTGGGTTGATTAATTTTTCAAATTCTATTGGACTCTTTATTGTATATGATAAAGACTGATAATAATCATTATCTGGTAGAACTTGATAATCTTCGTTTAATTTGCCAATATTGTCCAACCACCCAAGATCTTGCCTTGCAGAATAATTAATTTCAAAACGAGCATTATTATTAATAAAACTATCAACTCTTGCTCTAGTACCACTGAAAGTACCAATAATTAAATCACCAATTTCTAATTCATATCTTCCAACAGATTTAATAAATGTTGTCCTATCCTCAGTAACAACTAAGTCAGTTTCAATATATTCTCCATTTGTAAAGACTAGCAACTTCTCACCAAGACTAAATTTTGTCGATCCAGTAATGACATCAAATCTAGGATAATCTTCATATCTAACAAAAGATGCAAATGTAGGGGTAGTAACTGCTATTCCAGCATTTGTTGTTATACCAGTTAGGTTAAATTCTAATTCTGCTGGGTTCGTATTTCTATATGCAGTGATATCATAAAATTTAAATTTGTTGTCAATTGCATTAAATCCATTTCCACTAGTTCCATATTTTTCAACACCTTCTACAAAAATCTTATCTCCAACATTTACAATATTTTGACTATATCCAGCAATAGGTGTTTGAATAGTGCAAGTTACTATTCCTGTTGGTTGATCGTAGTCAACTTTACTAATAGTAAACCCATTAGTATTATTAACAGCAAATAAAGTATGCTTAGAAGAATCCAAACCATTTGGAGCTTCAATAATATTAATTTTTCCTATACCAGAACCACCTACAGATGGTGTAATAATTCCATTATCTATTGCAATACCTTCAGAATTTGCCAGGATAAGATCTGGTGCTGATTGATAGTATCTACCTCCATATGTTATATCAATAGATTTTACAATATTTGTATCAAGTACAAAAAATGTTGATGGAACTAGTGCTTGTGGACGTAAAGTTACATCAGATGGATACTCAAATCCTGGATCAACAATTCTTACCTGATCAATTTTTCCTATCGTGTTAGATGTTGTATATACTTGAGCTCCTGTGCCATTTAGAGATTCAAATCCACTAATTACAGGTAGTTTCTTATAACTAACTCCACCCGATGTCAATGATAATCTACCAATCCCCCCACTAGCAGTTTTGGAAAATGTTGTATATGAACAACTCTCACATTGAGTACTTGAATATGAAGTTGATTCTGGAATTTTTGTTAAAGAAATTTTAAATTTATCATTAGTAACATCAAATACGGAATATCTACCATTATACAAACTATCAATATAACTTATCTTTGATGCATTGGTAACATCTAAATCCGAAGTTGATATAAATCCAGATTTTTCTAATGCATAGAAAAATACCTGGGGCATTCCTGCATCATATCTGAGAGTTATTTTTGCATCGCTACTAATTCCAATAGTTCCAACACCAGAAACTACAAAATTAGCAGTATTTCCAACGGATATAAATTCATTCTTAAATTGAGAATCATAATAGAATTTTAAATTATATCCACTTAATGTAGAATCTTTTACATCAAATACAATATCATTATTTCTTACAATATTCAATTGTGGATTTATTAAAGATATTGTATGAGAAGTTCCACCAACAGAATTTATATTTACAATTGAAGGTGGATAAATTTTGTTATCGTATAAAGTTTCAGTAAGATTAAATGTATTTTCGTCTAAAACATAAACATAATAATCACCAGTTTGTAATCCAGAAGCTACTGTGGTAACTGGTTTATAGTAAATTTTATCACCATTAGAAAATCCATGTCTTGCAATAGTAATACTATCCTTTGCAGTATTGATTCCCGATGAACTAAATGTGATCTGATTTACAAGTATTCTTTGACCTATCGTATCATACTTAAGTCTAATTGAACCAGATGTACCAACACCAACAGATTGATTTGATTTAATATCTAAATTGATAATATCTCCATTTTTCAAACCATGGCTAGTTGATAAAGAAACCAAAGTTGTAACTCGATTTACATCAGATGTTACTTGAGTAAAGTCTGATCTAATTGCATAACCAAAATTATTTGACCCAAAACTAGCAAAAAATAGACCTTTAGTTGATGTTGTTAATCCTACCTGGGTTACAATTCCAATATGATCATCAGATTGTTTTACAACGTAAAATGGTTCCCAATCTCCAGAACTTAAAATTGGAGTAGGACTATCAGCGGGAGTTTTTTGTACGAATAATGATGCTTCCCCTAGTGGTTTTTTAATTAAAACTTTTTGATTTGTTTGGAATGGGTGATTTGGGAGTCTAATACTTTGAATTGGAATTGAAGTAGTTCCTGTTAATTCGCCTATTCCAATAGTATAAGTAACAGATGTACTAAATCCAACTGAAGTACCAACACCTACAGATTCGGATGGATTGAAATAAACAATATCATTTACCTTTGATTCAAATTTTGGAGTTGATATTGGTAATGAGAAATAAGTTGGGACAAGTTCAACTTTTGCGGATAAAGTATGAGCATATCCAGATGTGTTACGAGTAACTCTTAAGATTTTTCGATCATCAAATTTATTGATAATCGTCATTGTCTCAGTTCCACTAACTTTTACAACATCACCAACATTCATATTTTCTGGAATACTAGAAACGTAAATATCAGTAATGACACCAACAATAGTTGTTGATGGAATTGCTTTATATAAAAATGTTTCTGATGTAGTAATTCCTACTTTATAATTTCTACCAAGAACATTCTTTAATGATGTGCTTATTCCACTTAAATATACGTTGTCAGATTGATTAAAACTATGTGTTGTTGAAATATAACCTTGAATTTCATTTTCACTTTTCCAGATTAAGATAACACCCTGATATTTCAATGTACTAGTTTCTACACTAGTTATTTCTCTTCCATTTATCAAAGAAACTTGTGCCGAAGCTCCAGATCCGCCCGTATTATTATTATTAAAAATCGCAGCATCTCCAATTTTATAATTATCTCCAGCAGTAATAATATCTAATCTATCTACTGATCCTCTTAATACAGATTCTACAATTGATGTTTGGTTAATGAGTTCATTTGATTCAACAATAAAGTCACTACCAGAATATTGGTCAGATGTATTGTATGGTAATGTATTTCTAATTATTTCAGTTCCTTTAAAATCATAATCTTGGTTAATAATATAAGTTTCGTCTAACAAATTAGACCTAAAAGAATCACCAAGAAAATATGGAAATACTGGTTCAATTGTATTTGTTGTTGCATTTACTTTTAATGTCGTAAAGTATGCATATGTTCCTAATGGAAATTCTGGTGTCTTACAAAATCTTCCATTTGATTCATCTAGATCTCCAGAATCGTTATATGCATAATCTTCTATAAAAAATCCACTTGAAAAATCTGAAGGTCTATTAATTATATTATTTGTATTCAATACATAACTAGAAGATAATAATTTTACAGGAGAATCATTCACTTGTGGATCTTCATAACCATATGGACCATAAATTGGATTGCCGTCCAACGCCCAACCAATTATAGGTGAGTGATCACTTCCATCATCATCAAAATATTGTGATCCTATATTTGTAGAATAACCAACAACACAATATTTTAAATTTGTTATAGATTTCTTTAAAATGTCTGCTCCATATCTGGCAAAAGTATTAACCCTAAGACTTCTAACAATAGGGTCTAGTGAAAGTTCAGATCCAGCTGATTTAACTGTTATACTAGTAGTATCTTGAACATAGTTCACACCAGGATTTATTACTATAACTTGTGAAATCGCATTGTTAACAATAACAGCTCTTAATTTTGCACCAGTTCCTTCACCACTAACAACAAGATCTGGCGTAGAATAGTATTCTCTACCACCACTAAGGACTTGTACGGAATCAATTTTTCCATTTTTAATATATGTCTTTAATTGTGCATCTTTACCTGTTTTTACTGTAATTAATGGTTTTTTATGTAAATTTAAAATACTAGAACCATAATTAGTTCCTGCCTGATATAAGTAAATATCATTTACAACCCCACGAATAATTGGAGTGGCAGTTATAATACCAGATATACCATCACGATATTTTACATTAACACTAATACTGATGGGTGGATATTCAAAAACTTGATATCCAGTACCTTTTGATTGAAACTTAATATAATTTTTTCGTTCATAATTTGAAGTTATTGTTCCACCGATTCCAGCATCAGCAAGTCTAAACTTATTATTAGTTATCTTAATAACTTGATATTGTTTAGAAGTAGATAATCCTGAAATTATAGTTGGAAGAGTTGAACCTACACCAACTGCTGCAGAATAAACAATTTTTTCACCATCATTGAACCCATGATTTACAAAGTTAATTGTATTATCACTAGTGGATATACCCGATGGAGAAACTCTTAATTTTCTATTTGAATATCCTTCTCCAGAGGATAAAACATCAATACGAGTTACAGTATTTGCAGATTCTAGAAGTCTGAATTTTTGGAATCCAATATTACTTGCTGTAGTAAATCCAATTGTGTTAATTCCAGAATTGAAATCCTTTTGGGTTCTATAAAGACGTATTGTTTTTGGACCTGTTGTTTGTGCATAATATACAGATCCATTTTCTAAGTATTCAGTCTTTATTCCAGTAGTATCATTAGATCCTCTAAATGTTCCGATACTTATTGGTGGACTACCATTTTTATCATAAACTAGTGCTTGACCAGATTTAATATTATGATCTTTCAAGAAACTTAAATCATCTAATGTTACATCCAATCCACCACCTTGTGTTGATGGTAAAGCACTAAAATCTAATTCTCTATATCTTTTTGATGTTATTGGTTTTAAAATACACCCAGATCCATTTCCACCAGTTATTGTCACTGATACAGCATCATCAATATCAAAATCTTGAGGATCAACAAATACTTCTTTTACCGATCCAGTAACGACTGGTTGTACGAGTGCAGTAGTTCCAATTCCAGGAGAAGAAACCTCAATAAGTGGTGGGTTAATAACATCATAATTTGAACCAGTATTTAAAATATTGACATCTTCTAAAGGTCCAAAATAAATTCTATCATTTGATTTATATGAATTTATTTCTACACCATTAATTAATATACCAACAGTTTCAGCTTCCGTTTTTGTTCTAGTTGAACGTTGAATGTCTGGAAATAAAGGAAACTTTTTAAGACTTTTTTGTGGACCAATTTTTAAGTTATTTTGGAAAGATAATGTAAATGTATGGTTTCCAGTTCCCGTATCTAAAGTGCTAAATTCAATATAGTCGTCAGATGGGATGAAAGATCTTGAAGTATAAAGTTTGATTTTATTAGACTCTGCTAAAACTCTGACGTAATATAGACCTTCATCTAAACCAGGGATAGATTGATTTTCTGGTTTATAATAAACCTCATCACCAGTTATAAATGGAACACTAGTTTGGAATGATAATACAGAGTACTTTAATGTCGATGGATCATAATTTTGAACTCGATCACCATTTGCTTCTCCTAGTGAAATTGCAGATAAATTAGTTGTTATTGGGTATGATGGTAATGAATTTGAAGCAACATACATGTATTCATCATTTTCATTATATACATTTTGAACGTCGGAAGTAATGACATTATTACCATATTGTATTTCCGCACCAGAACTTGTTGCTTTATTTAAATTTCTACGAATATCATACTCTTTAAGAGGATCTACAATAAATCCAGATAGATTATTGAGAAGAATTTCTTTTGTTGACTTATTAATATTAGATACTATGGCGCCAGCATATTCAACAATTTGAGTATTTCTTCTCAAAATTTCAATTGTATCACCAACTTTGAGAGAAGATTTATCTATGTCAGAATAGAGTAAAAATGTACTACCAGAAATTCCTTTTACTTGATATCTAACCGAAGTATTGTATATCCATGTATTGGAGAAAATTTGCTTTTTAGTTTTAAATTGGTCAGGATTTTTTATTATTTCACCGAGATTTTTAACATAGATTACCTCTCCTTCATCGGTAAATGAAATATCTGATACTGGAACAAACTTTGATAGTACACCTGTTATTCTTACTTCTACTTTTTTTGTAAGGTCGCCATCTTCATAACCATACATTACCTCATCAAATCTAATATCTTCTGCGGGTGATATTGCTGACGTTATACCACTACATCCTAAAAATTGATTAATTGTTTTATCAGTGTAAGTAATTGTATTTCCGCCACAAAATACCGTTCCTGATTTTGGAAACTCAACAGTAGAATCAACACTAATAACTTCTGATCCTACAGGAATATTTCCAATCACCCTTGTTTTTCCTGGAACAGTGAAAGTTCCTTCAATAAGAGCATTTTCACTAAATCCTACAAATAATGATAATTTGTAATATACTAGATTATTTTTTGATATAATCTCAACCTCAGAAACAGATGCTTTTGTTGCAGGATCTGTTGATTTTCTAATGGTTTGTCCAACTAATTTTAATGGGTCTCCAGAAATTCTTTCTACAAGAAGAGTTTCTCTTCTAATGTATTCTGCAGACGATGGTTTAATTAGATATTTTTCTAAATCTACTATTCTTGGAGTTACTCCATACAATATATTAAAAAGAATTCTAAAAGATTCTTTAGTTCCTTTAGATGCGTAAAAAGATCTAGCTTCCTTTATAAAATTACTAACATCTAAATTTTCAACAAAAGTTAATTCTTCTAGTCCAGGAGTAAGAGAATATTTTACTTTTTTATAAAACTCTTGTAAAAAGAGAGCACTGAGATTTTTTACATCAGAACCAGATTCGTGTGAAGATGCTTCAGATGTAGAAAAAACTAAATCATTTCTTTCTAATTCTTCGTAATAAGTTGTTATACCACTAAAACCACGTACACATCCAGTAAATGTATTGGTCGTGATTCCAGAGTATGTAATAATTTCATCATCAATTTTTAATAGACCCCAATTTAATGGGAATCCTTTTGTGCTTTCTACAACGATTACATCAGATTCGCTTGTTACAGAACTTTCTAACGTTGTTTCACCACTTACTACTTCTGGAGTTAAATTATCCAGTTTTAAATATTGGTCTAAATTCTCTACAATATCAATTGATCCCCCAGGAATTTCCTGAGAAATGTAATATTGCTTTAAGAACTCAGCAGCTTTTGGAGATTCTGAAAGAATAAATTCTGGAAGTTGATTTTCTACAATTTGGTGAATTTTTACTCTCGTTTCAAATCCCGTTTTTATCATTTTATCCCCTCTTTAGATCTCCGTTTGAATAGCTTGAAGTGACCTTAAATCCAACACCAGATATTTGTTCACCAGATGTGATTGTATCCTTAACCATATTTATGGTGGAATTGTCGATGTTAAAACTTAGATATAGATCCTTTAATCCAATAACATCATTAGACTCTGGATATGCCTGAACTTCAACTACATTATTTGCCTCAATGGTAGAAGAGATATTCAAAGTATTTAATAGAATTTCACCCTTTATGTAATCTACAGATCCTGCAGATTTAACCACAACTACAGGAGATCCAACATCTTCAGATTCTTTGACGATTGAAATGATACCTTTTCCACTGCCATCTGGGTTACCAGATGCATCTTTATTAGGAATATCTGTAAGATATACTATGTCAGAAGATCCAATGATTGTAAACCCAGTACTTTTAATATTATATCCTTTTGGATCAATATGGAATTGATTTCCAAAGCACAACTCATATTGTGCATATTGATTTATCGATGCTCTTAGATTTCTTCTTACCTTAACTTTTGTAATATTCGAAGTTATTGCTTCGTCTACTGTGTCTATAAGTTTTACAACTTTACTATATCTAAATCTACCACCAAATTTATTTACATCTGATGATTGTGAGTATAAAGTAATCGAATTTAAAATATTTGATTTTAAATTATCAATGCTTGATACTTTTGATGGATTATAATAAACATAAGAGTCAATCTCAACGAATAGAACTTGAAGATCTACAATAGATTGATTAATTCCTGATAAACTATAATTTTTTAATTTAGAAAGAATTTGCCTCTTGTCAAAATCAGAGATAAAATCTCCATTTTTTGGTTTAATACTAATGATTACATTTCCATATTGAGGAGGATCTAATTCTTCTCCACCAACTATAGAAACTGATTCTGTATTTGGATATATTTCACGAATAATGGACTCATAATCTCTAGATGTAACAGCACGATAATTTGAAGAGTATAATCTAGGTGCAAAATACTTGATAGAATCTACACTTTCAATATCACCACCATTGATCGATGGTTGAGTTGTTGTAACATTTATTGAAGTTGATGGTAAAATAACTTCATTTGATGATCCAAGAAGTCTACCAGAAAAATCAAAACTTCTTGCACCATTCCCATCAGCACCATCAGTAACGATATATGATGCAGTAATTACAGCGTTGTTTTCTAGTTTTTTACCGAAGATACCATCTCCAAATAACAATTGATATCTTTCATCTTTAATTTCTTGAATCAAATAAGTTTCAGATGTTGAATTAATATTTAAAATACTTGATGTTAAAGAATATTCTCTACCTTTTCCCAAATCTGCAACGGACTTTACATAAACATTAATTGTTGATGTATCAATGTACGCATTATCCAATACAAATTTTTGATCTAAAGACCCATCAACTAGGAATTGATTGACCAAGTATGATCCCTGATAAATTGTGATGTCTTGAAATGTTGCAACACCATTATTAATGGTTGTTGTTATTGATTCTGGAATCGAAAACAGATACGTTGTATCATTAATACTTCCTACACACACCAGACCCGCCTCTAGGGTGCATGTTGGAGATGTGCTTGATGTTTGTACCTGAAATGAAACGATTGCCTTAGAAGCAGTTCTAGAGCGAGGTACGTACCCAATATTTCTTGCTAGTGCAACTACATTTTCTCTGAGAGTTGCAGAATCCAGGAAGGATTCGTTCACAATCATATTAGAGTTAAAAGCAGTTACGTATGTGTTATACGCAAGAATATCAATCAGTACAGAAAGATTAGATCCATCAAAGTCAAAGTCAGTAAAATTTGAATTTGCTCTAATATAATCTTTGATGGACTTCTTTATATTGTCATAATCTAGATTTGTAAATTGTGTAAAAGGCATTTTACCTTGTGCTTTCTAAGATGAACCTAAATTGTTGCTGTGGAAAATCTTGCCCAATAATGTCATATTGAATTGAAATTTCAAAGGTATTTTCATCAGGAGATGGTGTCACATATACCTTAACATTTTCAATTCTTTCTTCATATGTCCTCAAAGATGTTTTAATTTCCTCTTCAATCAGCAATGCTGAACCAACATCGACAAAATCAAAAAGTAATTCATTAACTCTTGAACCAAAATTTGGGTTAAAGAATTTTTCAGATGGAATGGTTTCAATAATATTTCTCACAGAACGCTTTATTGCAGATTCATTCTTCAAGATCTGTAAATCTTTAGTGACAGGATGAGGTTCAAAAGATAAACTAATATCCTTAAATGTTCTTGATATTCTCTCTACTGCCATTGGAGACTAAGATTTTCTTCATTTATTTAGGATCATTTCCATGGAGATCCGTATGTTGGCTCAGTTCCATAGGTCCAATCATCATAGTCTTCATCGTTACGAATTTTTTCGTGTAGATCAGTTTGTTTCTTTAAATCATGCTTTGGTGCAGAATCGTGCATGACTTCCTGAATGATTCTTTTTGGTGGTGCCGAATCGTAATCAGTAATCAATTTTGTGGTTCCCCACATCTCTCTCATGTAATTTGAATCTCTATCTGTAGGTAGATTTGACATTTTAGCTCCTGTTTTAGTGAATAAAACAGAACTTTTATGAAGGAGGTTGCTATCTCCTTAAGTATTTAACTACCGATCAACTTCTCTAAGTCGATAGTTATCAGAATTAAGATATTTTAGCATTTCTAAGGCAATGAGTCTTGGGTTTCCTTCCCCGCAAGTGTACACATCAATTGCCAAACACCCATTTTCTGGCCAAGTATGGCAAGAAACATGACTTTCTGAGAGTGCAATAACAACTGTGCATCCTTGTGGAACAAAACAATGGGCAAAAATGTTAAGAATTGTCATTTTTGCACGTTTAATACCACTCTCCATCGCTGCTTGGAGTGATATTGCATCATTTAAAAGAGCAAAATCTACGTCATACACCTCTAAGAGCAGGTGTTTACCCATTGAAAAGTATTCCAACTCAGTTTTTTCGCAAAAAATCTATTTATTTCTTATTTTTTGGACCATCTCATAATCTTTTTCTAAAATTTTCTTCAAATATTCATCATCCCACAAGTCATAATAACTTGTCTTTGCCAAAATTTGTCTCATTTTGGTTAAAAATTGAGAATCTTGATATAAAACTAAGTTATACTTGGCATTATTGGTTTGTACACCATTAATAAAACTATCTTCATCACGAAAATCATCAAAAAATTTGTATTTCGGGTACTTTTGATTTAATTCTTCTATTTTTTGATATCCATAATCAATGTCTAGGTCATCTTCAACTACAAAAATAACGACACCAAACTCTTCATCGAGAGGTTTGATGTCGTTTATCGAGCAATTTACGATTTTATAAGTATTTGCTTTTGCAAATGGACAAATAGAATGACCTTTTAGATCTGGATGAGATTTTTTAATAATATCAATCCAGTTCTCTAGGTCTTCCATATATTATTTTCCTTGCCCTCTATACTTTTTACGAGCCGAGTTACGCGAGGTAGCGGCATATTTAGTTCCACCACCATCTCCTTGCCGAGACTTTTTCGGCGGACCAGGAATATAAGAGCTTTTATTCAGACCTACCTTTGACTTTGCCATTGTTTATAAGACTCCAGTGTTTTCCAATAATTTCAGTTTCTACTTCGTCAGGGTGTGGAGTACCTGTCTGATAATATTGAATTGACAGGTCCTCCATGATTTCGAAGTACTCTTCCTCTGTAAGATGAGTATAAATTTTACGCCCATTACAGAGGATATTATATTTTGTATCAGATAATTCTTGTTTTTTCATGACCAACACGAATGCGAGGATCGCACCAGATTTCGAAACCTGCTTCTTTTGCATCAAGGCAGAAAGAAACGTCTTCGCCACACATATCCTGAACTTCGCCACTTTCAAAGACTTGCATCTTAGGAGCAAACCAGGGATACTTCATCTCAGGATGCTCAAAGACACCTTTCTTAATCAGAAGCCAACCAAATCCAGTGTAGTCAACAGTAAATGGTTTGCGACGCTTTGAGATACTTTCAGTCGTTTCATGATTCATTACACCACCATTACTACGGAAATCATCTTCTTCTAACCAGTGAGCAACAGATGTGGTCACACCATCTTCCGTTGCATACCAACCAGCAGCAATATCCTTTTCCATCAGAACAAGTTGCCAGAACTTATCAGTATTGAAAACAATATCACTATCAATCCAAAGTTGCCAATCATAAGGCAGTTTTCCATCCCAGGGAACTTGATCTGGTCCACGGAGAACGTTTGCGCCAAGACACTTACAACGTGCAAAATTAACCATCGAGGAATAATCTTGCGAAATTTGGATGCTAGCGCCAGCTTGTACCAAGTCAAAGCACATCTGCACGAAGCTTTTTAAGTAAGTGTAAGAAACACCACGCCCAGGGAGACAAAACACAATGGTCTTACCTCTTACCAATTCTCTGGCTTTATCATAGTCCCACTCTTGTTCTGTTGTCTGCGGGGCTTTTGCTTTTACAGTAAATCCTTTAGCCATAATAGAATGCGTTTACTTCAGTATCATACAATATTATGTAGTGGTTGTCAATTACTCCGTTCTGTAATGATAACCTCATTACCTTCTAGGGCAATCCGAACTTCCGTGTCTTCGTACCACTCTAGTTCATTGATTATCTCTTCAGGTATTGTTATAAAATACTCCCCCGTTATTGGATCGACTTGTACGGGCACAAATTTATCTCCGGAATTTTTTCTCATACTATGAAACTTATTTTTAATCTTATATATGGGGAAAAAATTTTTAAGTCGGGTGGAACATTTTGATCGCTTTCGTAACACTTTGTAGGTTAGGGGGACCCATCGATTTTATACGGGGGCGCCCCGCCCGAACCAACGGGACGGGGGCGCTGCTGCTGCACGAACGAAGGGGGCGTCACCCCTGCTGCGTGACCCACCCGCTCACGGGGCAGCCCTTATAATCGCCAGCGTGTGCCTGGCGGAAAGTCTCAGTCCAAATGGTAGCGGGGTGACCCACGGGGGCGGTGATGGCGTTAAAGTTGCTGCCGTCGTTGCGGTAGGCGACCCACTCAAGGGAGCGGGTGGAGAGGCGGGAAGCGGGGGAGAGGCGCATCGGGTCAGGTCGTTTGATCTGAAAGAATTCTACAGGCAACCCCCCACCGAATCGGCAGGGGGTGTGCGGTTGTCAGAGTGTCACCAGATCACGGGGTTGCCCTGAAGATCGGTTACATTGCCCTGCTGATCATCTTGGGCAATTGATTCAAGAATCCGCAGGATTTGCTCTCCGTTGTTACCTTGCTTCAGGAGAGAGATTGCCAGGGATTGAGTCATGATGAAAAAGGAAAGTGTACGGGTGGCAGTCTTTAAAGGCGCTGCCGTTCCTGTTAATCAGTTCAGACGCATTCCAGAAAAGAAAGGAATTGTGCCATAATCTTTAGAGCAGAAGAACCACTGAAAGTTCTTCTGAAAGATACCTTCACCAGGGCAACCATGCTCAGAAAGAATAGCATTCAAACGGGATTTGGTAGTGTTAGAACGCCACCCACCATCGAACAATTCGATCCAGGTTTCACCAATTCGGGCGATCAGATTGCCGTGCAGGTAAACATCAGAAACGTTGGAGCAGTTGATAACTTCGGTGTTTGCCATCTTGAAATCTTTGCCAGCGGTGATGGCAGCATTCATCAGACGTTCGATCTTACGCATGGGAGGGGGGTGTCGTATGAACTGAAAGAAGTCTACAGGGTCAGTCCCTGATGATGTCGGCGGTGAGTGCCAGTGCGTCAGCTGTCACATGGCGGAGCGGTTGCAGGGGGTGCCAGAATATTGTCACCAGTGCCACCGCTAGGATTGCTTTCCCTAAGGTCACAGAATGACGGGGGCAAAGGGTTTGTGAAGGATGCCATAATCTTCGATGGATTGATCTAAGATAGCATCGATTGCTTCATTGATACGCTTCCAGGAATTAATCGGAGCGACAACATCCTGACAGGTTTTCTTCCAGGATCCGTTAACTTTAACCACAACAGACTTGGTGAGAGTTTGTTTGATCATGGTTTGTGAAGTAATGGGGTGAGGGGTGCCCTTAGTTCCCCCGTTGTGGCAGTTGTGCCACTTCCTAGAGCAAGTGAAGGATCTTCCCCAGGGACCTGTCCGATGGCGGGTGGTTTCTCTGGGAGGGTTCGCTTCTGAAGTAATTATAGGGGGTCAGGGAGGCAGATCAACGGGGTGTGTGCCACCTCTTCAACTGGCACACTGAAAGCGTCCGTTGTTGAAGTTAGCATTAGAAAAGACCTCACGATTGACCAGTTTGAACATACCAAACTCATTGGTCATCACATAACCTTCGGCGTCGATTCTGTTGCCGTAAAGGTATGCTGCAGGACCATCATTGCGGCAGAGGTACAAACAATCATCTTTGATTGACTTCACCAATGCCCACAAACGCAGCAGGTTAGCATCACAATCAAAGTCATCAGGGTTGATCTCTTCACCAGCACGAATGCAGGCATTAATCTGCTGTTTGATCTTTGCCGCTTCCTTATCAGTTACGAACTCACAGGCAGTAGACATTTGACGGGCAAAGTCGCACACTTCCTTAACATCATCAAAGCAGCAGGGATTGCCACTCCGACTCCAAGGATCGTGCTGAATGTATGCTTGGGGTTTGACAAATTTCACATAAGGTGTATCCGTGATGATAAAGTTCATCGGATACGCTACAGCATCACGAAGATCATTCTCTGCAATGTAGTAAGTATGAGGAGCAACAATAATCTTCTCAGAAACTACCTCAGGGAACTGATAAGTGAGCGTGTTAGGAGTATACTCAGTATCGCCACCAAAACCAATAAAATCGCCTTGAAAGATACCGTTTGAATGAGGCAACCAATCAAAACAAGCGTGCAGAATGTTTGCAACCTGCCCTGCATGATTTTGATCGATTTCATCATGAGAATGATTGATCTTGATTTTAACTTTGTTGAACACAGATTTGGTGCCAACGAAGAACTTACCATTGGCGGGATTGATACCCCAGACGATGGCAGGTGCGCCGTCAATCTTAACACTCATGGTGCCAGGATTCACGAACCAATCCAGAACAGAAAGATCACCCGTCAGGATGGTATCTTCAGGGTGTTCGAGGTGTGTGTTTTTCATGCTGTTAGTATGGCACGGAATCAGGCGGAGCACAAGGGGGTGTGTGCCACCTTGTCAACTGTCACAGGAAGGTGGAAGGATCCCCGTAGTCTCCGACAATGTTACCGAAGCAGTCACGGATCTCAGCGTATCCGAACTCCTCAGAGAGGTCCAGGCAAATCAGCATGGCACGATCCAGATCGGTCGTGGTCTCATTCTGCTCAGGGGCAGAGGGGCAAAGGATTTCGTAAGTCATGCAGACATTATAGGCACGGGGTCGGACGCTTTGGGGGCAGCAGTGGACACTCCGCCAACTGGCACAGCGAAGCGGCCGCCCTGGGTATAATTAATCCTCCAGAAGATGCGGGTAGTATTCTTCTACCTCTGCGATCAATTCTTTATCCGAATAGTTATCATAACTCTCACTCATAGAATCATACAAACACGCCATCATGGTTTTGATGTCCATATCATCCAGGATTTGCTGAATGAGTTGATCTTGGAGTTCAGAACGATTCATGTTAGTTGTTGTTGAAAAGTGCGGTGATCTTGTCTGCGATAGAGTAGTAATCCTCTACAGGATCCTGTTCTTCATCTTCACAAAATTGAACATTGTTAGAAACAAGATTGAAGATCAAATCCCATTCAGATTGTGTAAAGAACTCTTTGACTGCGTGCTTACCAACAGCGTCATTCATGATGGTTTCAGTAATCGTAGTTGGAGTTGATGTAAGATTCTACATTGAACTTCTCATCTTTCTCCCATTCTTCTTTATACTCAATCACGTCGAAGATCTCACCAGGAGCATCAGCAATCTCAGACCAGAGTTCATCAAACATGGTGTGTCTCTCAGGAACAAAGTTAGTATGGCACGAACTGGGGGGCATCGCAACCCCCCTTGTACCAGTTCAGAGATCGTCCATCATCTCATTGATCTCAATCCCATCAATCTTAGGATCATCCCAACGGCAACCATCTGGGGTCTCTTTGCTACCACAATCACGAAGCAATTGCACTAATTCTTGATAGTTACTGCAGGTCTTGGCAGCATCATACAAACCCTCATCATTTCCGATCCAGAGTGCAACATTCCACGTTTCCCAGTTTGCCCAACCGTTGTAAGTTGCAGTGCTCATCGGTGTCCTTCAGGTGAACGAATGTAATGTAGAACGGATCAGGGAGAATGTCTAGGGGGTGTGTGCCAGTTCTCAGATTGGCACAAGCGAATATTGATTAATCATAATGTCACGTACATTTTCACGATCGAAGCTATCGCCAGCAAAATCTGCACCCGAATTAATATACTGAATGGTGGCTTCGATGATCATAACATCCGTGGCACCCATGTCGTAGATACCACCAGGACCATAGAAAGATCTCACGTACTGAACGAAATTCATTACACAAACTCCGCAAGGTAGTAATCAAGGGGCAGCTCAAGTTCTGCTGCTTTCTGTTCCCATTCATCCCATTCTTCAGGGGACGCATCATTCAGGAAATCTTCCCGAGTATACTCAAATGCAGGACCACACATAATCAGATCACCGAAACGTTGACTTCTTTGATGTTCAAACCACAGAGTTGGTTGTATACTCGCTTGCTGATAATGTCGCAAGCATTCTTGAGTTTTGAACGCTCATACCAAATTGTACACAAACCATCGTAGGTTTCGACACGAATTCGAATGTCTTTCACGAAGCAATTCCCGACGACGAATGTAGAATATCCCATCAGGTGGGCAATTGCAACTAGTCTTGTGACAGTTCAAAAAGTGGCACAAGATCGGTTGAATTCCGATGATCTTCGTGCTAATAGGGAATTATATCATTATCAATAAGATCTTGTTATTGAGAATCAATAAGGACTAGTAATTGAGAATAAGATCCAATGTTCGAACTGTCACATCAGAAGATATCGCTGTAATCTTTGATGCTAACATTGACATCCTCATCACCTTCTAGGTGTAGGAGTTCACGCCAATTAATACCTTCTAGTTCTAGATCTTCATAACACATAAGATCTAGTGTAACTCGTACCATGCGCTTTGCGTGTGTGGTAGGCATAAGAATCTCGTGTATGTGTACTAGATTATATCATGCATAATGACGATATGCAAGCGTTTCGTAATCTTGCCCATCTCGTGCATAATCCTCGTCGAGATCTGCATCTTGTGCATAATACTCGTCGAGATCGTATGTGTAATCTGATGCGTATGTATAGTCGAGATCGTAGTCGTCGTACATAATGCTCGTCGAGATTTGTGTGATGCTTATGTATTGTAGCATAAAGCTCGACGAGATTGCAAGCCCTTATGATGCACACGTCTCGTCGAGATTCATGATAGTATATATACACTCTTGTCGAGATTTATGTGCTTCTCGTAACATAAGTCTCGTCGAGATTCTAGCACGAACTTATAAGAATGTCAAGGTCTGGGAATTTCTGGGCGTCCCCGGGGGTTGACAAACTGCGCGTCTTATGATACGCTGGCAAAGGTTGCAATAAGAACCAGTATTTTCTTACTATTCTCAATAAAACCTTTTATTTATTCTCATTTACAAAACGCTTATTGAGAATCACCAAATATTTAATCTCACAATAACAATCATAACTATCTAAAATAACATATAAGATATATACAATAATTAAAGTGTTATCTAAAATATAAATGTCCCAAGGAATCATCTACCTCATCATCAACAAACAAAACGGACACAAATACGTTGGACAAACCACCCAAGGAATGAATAAAAGGTGGCAACAACATATACAAGAAGCATTGCGAATGAGTGATAAACCACTACATCGTGCTATGCGTAAGTATGGCAATCACAACTTTATGATTAAAGAAATAGATGAGTGTGATGAAAGTTTATTAGATGAAAAAGAACAATATTGGATAGAACAATATAATACCTTTGAAAGTGCAGAAGGTTATAATGCAACAAGTGGTGGAAGTCGTCCAATCTTTAGTAATGAAACAAAACAAAAATTAAGTGAAATAGCATCTAATAGAGAAAGAACAGAAGAAGAAGTTGCTAATATAAAAACTGCTTTAACTGAAAAAGCAAAAGAAAGAAATTGGGGATTCTTAACTGATGAGAACAGAGGTAATGGTAAACACTCTGGCATCAAGATACAAGGACTGAATATCGAAACAGGTGAAATAAGAGAATGGGATAATGCCCGTGATGCTGCAGAAGAAGTTGCTGGTGATCGTAATAAGAACAGCAATATCTTATTAAGTGCTAAGAAAGGATATAAGTGTTATGGTTATAGATGGAAACTACTTGAACAAAAGAGTAAGAAAAAAGCAGTCAAAGCAGTTAATAAAATAACATGGCAGGAACATCATTTTGAAAGTATTGCCGATGCGATTAGAAAAGTTGGTGGTAATAGCAGGGGGACTGGACTAATTAAATCATTAAGAAGTAATGGACGTTATACTTGGAAAGGATTTATGTGGTTTTATATTTAAATTAAAAAACCTCCTAAAAAGGAGGTTCTGATGATTATGATGTTTTCTTTGGTCTACCTCTCTTCTTTGGTTTTGGTTGCTCTTCTTCTACCTCTTCATGAACAGTTTCAAGAGTATTCAATGCAATCTCATCAATAATAGAATCAATCAATTGTGCTGTTTCTGTATCCTCTTCAGTCTGTGATGATTCTTCTTCCTCTAATGTATCTGGGTCAATACCTTGTGCAATTAGACGCTCTCTTTCCATCTTTCTCCACATTACTAATTCGGGAGAATCATCCTGTAGAGCAACATGATCAACAAAACCTACACTTTGCATTTCCTGTTCTGCAACCATTTGACGATGTGCTAATACCTCTTCCTCAGTATAATTGGGTTCTTCAGGTGTTGGATCAAACTCCCACATTGAACCATTCCAATACCAATACAATGTACGACTATCAGGTTCTGGCATTGTCCATTTATACTTTGTTCCTAATTCCTTTTGATGTGGGAATCGTGGGCGATCAATTTCTGGATCTGGATTCAGAACCTTTTCCTTAACTTGTTCAAATCCAGATTCTAACCAATCCTGTTCACTAATTGTCCATTTCTCAATAGGACATGATTCTAATGAGAACCTTACCTTATAAGCAAGGAAACATCCACAATGTCTACAACGTCCTTGTTTACCATCAAAGTAAGGACATTCTCTACAAATATCTAAACGTTGATTTTGAATCTCTTGACTCACAAACAACTTTTCATGTCCATTGGCAAATGCTTCTTTAATCACTTCAAATGTGAACTTTGCCAGATTCTTACCTTGTTCTCCTAATGAAGGATATTCCTGTTCAGCCATGTTGTTTGAATAAAAAATGCACGTATACTAATTATAACACAATTATTGATAAAGTCCTTTGATATTCGTCGTTGATCCACTGACGGTGTAGTTACCACCTGTGATTGCTCTTCCTGCAGTTCCACCATTAAATGCTCCAGTACCATTAGAATTATTACCCCAGTCTGCACCATTGGATCCTCTTTCACCATCAAATCCATTTCCACCATAAGTTGGGCAACCACCTGGGGATCCTGAAGTTGGTCCTTCTGATTGTCCTAATGTTGCAGAATCAGTTCTTGTTAAAGTATAACCCTGACCATTTCCTCCTCCACCACCAGCACCACCAGGGGCACCAGGAACTGAAAAGACTTGTGCATATTGGCATTGACGATAATACCAGTAATAAGTCGGTCCTTTGAAATACTGGGCACAAACACCATTATTAATACAACCATAGTCTGCAGTGGCACCTGCATTACATCCAGGACAATTGTTACAACTCTGTCCAGTGTTCTGATTATAATAGGTCGTACATTGTCCAGATGTTCCTGTTGATCCTGCGGCACCTCTGGATCCACCAGCACCACCAGACCAGATTCTGGCAGATCCTCCTACAACAATTTCAACTGGTCCACCAGATGGTGAATTCACATATAATGCAGGTCCGCCATTATTACCAGTTCCACCACCACTGCTCTTTAATGCACCAGTTCCTCCCTGACCATAGATAAATCCATTCACCAGAATTTGTAAATTATAGGCAGTCGCATTGAATGATGCGGCATAGGCACCCGTCGAAACATTACCACAAGTACCTTCAATGAAGATTCTTTTTTTAATGTTCTTTGCCAGATTGTTATTCCAATATGTTGATGCCTCTAAATTAATACCATTCGCAGATGGTGTGGATACACTATTCGCATCCGTTCCACTTTGAATAATATCATAACGCTTAATCGAATAACGGAATTGTTGCGTCTTCCAGTTTGTCTGTGTTGATGTAATGGCTTCGTTTTCAGTGCAGTTCGGTACAACAGGATTCGTATTATTAGTTGAAAGTATTCTCAATAATTCTGATGCAGAAATCGGACCAGGATTAACTGGTTGTTGGAAATCAGTTCTTAATGATGAAAAACTAATTGGACCAGATGAATATAATGGTGTTGTTGATATGGCAACTGACATCGAAATAGAAGAAGATTCTTTTTGTTATTTAGAGTCTGTCTTCTTCAATTCAGTATAAGGTACACGTCCAGTCTCATGATACATTACCATGTCATACTTGAACTTACATTCTAATGGTTTCTGATTACACATCTTCAATGTTTGATTGATGGTGCTTTCGGTATAGGCATTCGATCCTAATGCGAATCCTACAATACCAACTAGAACCAGTGCAGGATAATACACCAGTTTGCTTTTCACTGAAACACTGGTACGATTTCCGAGTTCAGGTAACCCAACTTCTGTACGTGTTGTTCCCATAATGATGCGTCCTCAATGTTGTAAAAGATTGCGGTTTGTTTTGTTTGTTTGTTTCGTTTGTTCTTGTAGTAGATAACCTGGTACTTCATAATGATCATTCCAATGTCTTACGACCCCTGCGATAATAAAACAATTAGTAAGAAGATAAGAAAGGAATATAAAAGTCCGTACACCAGCAATGTGGTCTGCCTCTCTGTCATTTTTCGTTGCCTTCTCCCCAAGTGCTTTCGCCCATAATCTCCACATATTTTTTCTCTTCTTCATGGACAGATTCTCTTGATTTTACATAGGTCAATTCATTCCATTGATTATGATAACACAGCACCATCAAACGATCATTGCGATGAATGGAACATGCCTCATAGTTTTCTTCATTTTTTGGTTTGACTCCAATCTCAATTGTAATGTACTTCTTATCCTTGAAATACACCCATCCTTCAATATGAGGTTTCCACTTTACATAATGATTGACTTCGGGAGTATAACTCATACAAATGCAGACTCAAGTGGCGTTTGCTTTGGTATCATAGCAGAATATGGAGTTGTTTGTGCTATACTAACAGCGTTCCCGACCTTGCTGGAATTAATTGGGGCATAATAGGTTCGGGTCTTGGTGTTGTAGAACCCCCAAATAGAACGGACAGGATTGCCCCCATTATAATCAAAATGAGTGCAGTTCCAAATCCAAATAGAAATGACATTTCGTTTGAACTCTTCATACTCATAACGATAACCTTCGGGTGCTTGATGTGGGAATTCAATAGTCATCACCATATTCTAAACCAGATTCGGCATTCATCAATTCGACAGTTGTTTGATACCCTTTGGCAATGGTCAGTTCATGAGTCTTTCCGATGTCTTCCAGTGCTTCAACATCGAACTCTGGTGCAGTGATCCAACTAAAACCTTTGCCAAAAGTGTTATCGGGATTGACCACATACCAATGGCAAGCAGTATCAGGAACGAAAACAGAACATTTCTTCCAGTCATTGTCCCATTGTGGTACTTGTACAAATGATAGTGCGGCAAATAGAAAACCGAAAAGACTCAGAAACATCATTCACAAAGATAAACTTTTAGATACTCTGGATTGATACCACCAGCAAGCAATGTATTTAGAATTTCATCGCATTGTTCTTTGGTGACACCATCGGCAACTGCTTCCCAACCTCCAGTATAATTCTGAAGGATTTTGTAACGTGGTTCTTCTGTCATGATCAGGTCAGGAAGATGTCAATGACTCGGGACTCTTCATCCTCGGCAAGTGCAAACTTAGGTGCCTTGACAATGTTAGGCATCACGCGATCTTCATATTGTGGATCAAATGGATTGGTTTCACCTTCATCAAAATTAGTCAGAAGATCAAAACACTCCTGATCATTTTCGGCAATGACACTAATCATTCCACCATACTCGGAGGAAGGAAACGGAACCCAATAATCAACAAGATAAATGTACTTCATTTGTTTTTCTAAATTACTCCTCAATTTTAGATGAATGAGTCAGATTTGTCAACTGACGTTGTAGTTCAACTTTTACCGAAACCAGATGACCATACATAAACTTTTGATACTCATTATCCTCAATCAAAGAGATAATGTTATCAATCTGCATCAGTGCAAGAATGAGTTTTGTCTGTTCACTCATACAAACTCTGAAATGTAGTAATCAACAGTTACCTCAAGTTCTGCTGCCTTGGTCTCAAAATAACTTTGAGTGTACTTACGTGCAGCCTCACGTCGTACATAGTTTTGGACTTCAACATCAGCATGTTTCATAAAGTCCTCAAAAGCAGTCATAAACTGCTTGATGTCTTCATCGTTCATTTGCACATCCAATGGTTTGACAATAATAGGACTCAAACATACGATTGTCACGTTGAATTAACCAATAGTTATAACTCAACATGCCAATCGCAATCAATGCACCATAAAACACATACTTCCGTGTCATCAGCAAGCACCTGCCATAGGATTGACATTCTTGACTTCAGTGTTGAAACCAGTCACTTCCCAACCCATACCAATACGCTCATCCATTTCACGCTCAAACTCACGCTTGGTGATGCACTTGTAAGACATAGCATCAACACCACGGAACTTGAGCACCTTGAACATGTGACGGGTGCTATCTTTGACAGGATAGTAATCCACAGTCATGGAGGGTTTGCCGTCGATCTTGGAGAAGGTGGAGAGTTGCATGGGGTGTTCCCTTGACTACCTTAGTATTATAGGTCAGAAGGACGGCACCACGTCGTTCCGTAGACCAGTTTGCGAACTGTCCATCTGCTCGAACATGGTGTAAAGTTTGTTATACAATGCTGGCACACTTCCATATTCCCGTGCAATTTGATTTTCCTCACGGAGATTCAGTAACTGCAGTGCAGATAGAATTACACCAATTTCATGAACATTCAGTTGTACATTTGTTTCTGTCATTGTTTTCAATCCCAACTAACATTTTGAACAAGAAAACCAGGCATTACATAAGTCCATGCTCCAGTTTCATTACTACCACCAACTTTATACTCCCACTTGTACTCAAACTTATTGTGACTATCCCATGTCACATATCCTTTCTCCTTGTCAAATCGTCCTTTGATCGTCAAACCATGTTTGTTAGAGAAAATGTTACGAGTGCGAAGCGCACCACCAGTCTCACGGGTTTCTACAACTTTACAGGTGTCGGGATACGTTTGAAGTCCTGCTTCAAGCAGACAAGGAGTTTCATATACAAATGGACGATACACCTTGGGTTTAACTGGTGCAGGTGCAGTTTGTGCAAATGCTGGTGATACCAATAGCAACGATGCGATTAGAAAAAACTTTTTCATCCAACTACCCTCCAACATACGGTCGCGTTTCCTTGTTTTGTAGAGGCAATGTGAGTAAATGCAGAATAACTCAAGTCAAGATCAGCATGAGAATAAGGACCGCGATCATTGATTCTTACGATTACCTGTTTGAGATTGTCTTGGTTTGTAACTCTAATTTTAGTTCCCATAGGTAGGTAAGGGTGAGCAGCAGTCCAACGATAAGCATCAAATCGTTCTCCATTTGCGGTAGTTTGTCCATGAAATCCATCACCAATTCCATAGAATGTGGCAACTCCGCAAGTAAGACCAGCAATCAGTGTTTCAATCATTGTTTGATCTTGAGTTCCCAAACATCACGACTCAGAGATTGAATGGCAGAATTGATACTACCATCCAGAGAGTGAACTTTATACTCAAGTTCACCCAGTTGGCGATACAGGTTGAGACACATCAGAGTATTGGCGGCAATACCAACAATGATGGACCAACCAACAACTTTCTCAAGATTTACATCACTCATTTTCATCAGGGGCAAAAGCAAGTTCAAGATAATTATAACCGATTACCTTTCGTCCTTGATGCGAATCGGTATCGATCTTTACACCTTCGCTTTGAAGTTTATCAAGGCGACGTGCAGTTGATTCATTCAGTTTTGCAGTCCAATAGTAACTCATGAGATTCCTCCTGTTTTGTTATATTCTATCATAGAACGCCGTGCAGCGTAAGCCTCAAATTCAGATGGGAATGATGCAATGGTCCGACCATTATCTGCCCAGTACAGATACCAACGTCTGGCAAACTGTTTGATAAGAATTGGTTTGTTCATCAGTCCTCAGGATAAAGTTTCCAACCATCGGGATAAAGTCCCATCTCTTCACAACGCACCTCATAAGCAATACGCTGTAAGCAAAGCAGATCCATCGATTCAACTGCTTTCATGATAGAGCGGCGAATCTGCTTGTCTTGAATGGTGTCGGTGACCATTGCGGTTCCCTTGACTACCTTTGTATTATAGGGCAAAAGAAAGGGGTCTCAACGACCCCTGTGCCACTTGTTCAACTGTCCACCTTCACGATCAGGATCTCATGGGATTCTTTAGTATTGCCCCCACCAGACAGGATTCGATTGTCACCAATACGTGTCTCTCCTAATTGATAGGAATAGTGCCATTCTGGGAAATACTGATCAAAATCTTTGTAGTATTCACGGATCGTCTCACAATTGTTATAAGACAGGATAAAACTGCCTTTGTGATTGTGCAGCAGATCTCTCAGTGTTTCATGATCAAAACCAGTATGATGCACGTCAATGTTGCAGTTGGGATACATTCCCTTCAGCATTTTGTTATCAGAATCCTTATCCAAATAGTATGGTGGATCCAGATACAGGAGATCACCAGAATGTTCTGGGATTACATCAACAAACGATGCCTTCTCTACGTGCAGATCCTTATTGGTATATGCTCTGATGTTGTGGACCATCTTATCCCATTTAGTCTGACTTTCATAGATCTTACTCATCCAACCCAGATACATCGGTCCATAGGACAGGTTATGGTTGAAGTAATAGTATGCTGCAGCAGTCAGATCATCCAGTTGGATTGAATCACGCTTATAATAATCAGTGTGCCAATCTTTCAGCATATCCTGAGTATACTGCCACTGCAACAGCAACTCTTTGATTTCAGCATATTTTTCCTTGGTAGGAGTCAACTCCTGAAGTTTATCTGCCAACTCATTAGGAGAAGACAGAAGAACATTCCAGAAGTTGACCAGAGCATCAAAGATGTCGAACCCATAGACAGGAATGCCAAGTTCAGATGCCCATTTTGATTCTAAACTACCTCCACCAACAAATGGTGAGATGATACGCTGGGGATATGGAAGTCTAGGAATATATTGAGTGATAAGTTTGTATGCCTTTGACTTACCACCAGCATAACGGAGAGGTGTTTTCATAGACGGGGATCTGAGAACTTACTTGAAATCTTGACTGCATCAGCAATAGTTTCTTTGCCAATGCGATAAGCAGAGGCAAAGTTTTGTGCTTCACAATATTCTGCATATTTTTCTAGAATAAAGTATAGCACATAACGATTAGATTTCCTATCAGTAAATGGTTTCACCAAACCATCTTGTGAGATAACCATAGGAAGAACTTTAGTCACATAATCATAAAACTTTAGTTTTTTTCCATTTGTGAGAGTGTCAATAAATTCTTGAAGTAGAACCATTGAACGAAGTGTAGTACCATTTACGTGTTCGGCATTGGGAAATAATTTTTTCCAGAGTCTAAACCCCTTCAAAATTTTATCAAAATTGTCACTGCTATAATCAACAGTCATAAACCAAAATTGATAAAATCCTTTTAATTCCAGTGCATCGTCTTCAGTAGAACCAAAAGATCCATCCACAATAAGATTCAAAGATAAAAGAACTTCCTGAACCCAAATTGCTTCTGGTTCTTTCCAAATAACACCTGCACGAATTTCTTCCAGTTTTGAAAGTTTTTTCCTGAAAGTATTGAGTTCGGTAAAGACCTTTGCTTCTGCCTCTTCACATTGTTGAAGATCATAATTTTCAGGGTGCCTAATAATACAGCACATATATGGATCTTCAACTTCACTTTGAAGATACTTGATTCCTTTATGTTGTCCATCAATGATTCTTGAACCACGTTCCGATTCAGGCAGAGAATCTGGACGAATGGCAATCACCATCGGAAGAAGTAGTGACCAATTCATTTGTCCCTGCTTTTTTAACGAAGATGCAGAGATCAATCTTTGGTATTTTTCGTCTGGTATAAGTGACAGCACCTCAGTGCGTGTTAATTCTTTATATTCTAACTTGGCACCTATCGCACCAATTGGTACGTTCAAATAGGAGAATTTTTGGGCAAGTTGCCCTAAAGTGCTAGACATAATCGATGCCTCCTTGGCATAGTTTTGTGTTTGTATGCACTACTTTGTGCATACAGATATTATATATGAAATTTTTCCTATTTGTCAAGCAGGAACAACATCATATGGCAGGTTTTCCTGCAGGAAGGGATACAATCCCTTAGAACGCACACCATGATTCATAGAACCACAGTGCTTGCCACCACGAACCTCAAGATAAAAGATCTCTTTGTCTTCTGCACGAACAACAACCTTAGCACCCTTTGTCACATACACTTCGTAGTCTGAATTGACATACAGATTGATAACATCTTTCATATCATAGACCAAAGCATCAGAAGTGTTGCTCTTCAGTACAACCAACTTGTTAGCATCATAGTTATCGGTAAAGACTTTCTCCAGAACCACACGGAAATTGTCTTTATTCCGCAACCATTCGGCAGCATTCAATGCACCAGCATAAAATGCATCAAACAGGTTAGTATCAATCATGTTCTTGTTGTCACGCTTGAATGATTTGTGAGCGTGAGCAGCAAATTGATACTGATAAAGAGGATTATTGGTGCCATAAACAAGCGCAGAACGCTCAAGTCTAGAGAGCAAAAGTTGAATATTATTCGCAGCGCCCTTGACAGAATAACGATTATCTTCACAGATAACATCAGGTTTCTGTGTGCCACGGACAACATATTCAATGCTGCCAAGACGTTCTGCAAAGACTTCTTCTTTTTTATGTCCACGCTTTTTCACATGGGATGCAACCTCATGCGTGGGAGCGTGGCGGGAACCATCGTAACCTTGAATGATTGTCATAGTAAGTACGGATTCGTAACTTTGTTTACCTTGTTATTATACTGCCTGCATCAGACGATTGGGGAAGCAATGTGACACTTGTTGAACTGGCACATTCAATTCGTCAAACAAATACTCCAGATATAGTGTTTCTTCTTGCTCCCGTGCCTCTATTTCGTGTGCTTGATGCCAATAGTCCACATTTTCCATGCATTCTTTACCATAATACATTTTTCCGCTTCGCAACCGCAGTGAACCGACTACCCACTGCCGTAGATGGGTCAGTTCATGTAAAAGAGTTTTTATATACAACTCCTCCTCCATATGGGTGTTCAGTTCAATCAGGAAGTGACGGGGGCGATAGGTTTCACCCACAACGTCACAATACCCATAGACACACTCACGATTCAGACCACGATGCACAATATCCACCGTGATCTTGTGGCGGGGAAAGAACTTATTCAGAAACCAAGTGGTAACATCCTCGCAGACCCGCTTGCGATAACCATATCCAGAATGCGTGATGTAAGACATTGACCCCAGTGCAGAAACCAAATGAACGAAGAAACAAACAGGAGTTTTTCTTTAGTAGTCATGATCAGCGAGCGTACAAATAACCACCTGCCCAATCAGCATTCTCAAGCAACCATTCACGATCACAGATCAGGCGCAGATCGTAGCGAACACCCTTCGCAGGAGACTTCCAAGATGCAGACTTATACACTTGACCAGTCTTTTTATCTACAAAAGCATGGACAGAGCGGGAACCATTAGCAACCATAATGATTTTGTGGTACTTACGACCTGTTTCAGGATAGAACTCATAACCACAATTGCCGTTCTTCAGGTCTTGAATGCAATCCTTGTGATAGGCAATACCAGTTTCAGTGTTGCCTTCCAGGCGCTTCAGAGCACTTTCGTGCATCTTGATGCTGTAATCAATGAAGTTCTGGCGGAGTGCCTCACAAAGGGCATAGGTGTGCCCCAGAACTGCCTCTGCGATGTTCTTCCGTGCCTCTGCTTGGGCGGAATACTCAGCGAAGGTGGTCGTCATTGCTTGGTTGCGTATGTGCTTATTATAGCGGCACCTAGGCACCGCTGGGAGGGTCAGTATGCCAGTTCAGAATCTGGCACCCAGTAGTCGTCAGACTCCAGGTATCCCATCCAATCTTTAGGATCGGAATCATACAGGGCAATTTCCCGCAGTTCATCAATCAGTTCAGACAGATCCATGAGAAGTTCCTCAACTACTTGATTATTATAGCAGATCAAACTGCTAATGCGCCAGAGGGGATTTCAACAACTTCAGGAAGTTTTTCCACAAATGTATTCATGTTGTAGCATACCCATTCACCATTGCGGAAGATATAGTGATACTCTTCACCATTATCAGGGAGAAGATACTCACACAGGTCAGCATCAAGACGAGGAGGGCATTCATCACCACGCTGAGAATAGTATTGAGGACCATAAACACCCTTCACATCAGTATCATCCCAACGTTCATCAGTCCAGCAGCAGGACATATCACCACCATCAATCAGTTCGGCAGCAAGAGAACGAGAGTTGTAATGCGTGGTCAGAATGCGACCCAACCACTCAGGGTAACCATCCCAGTGGTGATACACAGAAAGCACAGAACCATCTTTGAGTTCAATACCAATGCGAGAGCGGGTTGCCATTGGGGCGTCTGTCGATTACCCACATATTATAAGGGGTCCCCAGTGCCCTGAGAACCCCCTGTGTGCCAGTTTAGAAAATGTCCTCAATCGTCGTAGATTTTACACTCTGCTGCATCAGGATGGGCGTCACAATACAACTCAAGTGGTGTGGGATCATGTAAATCTTCAGGATGATTTGCTTTATATGTCTTAAGTGCTTCTAATTCTTCTTCTGTGTGTCTCCGTGCCTGTGGAGAAATTGTAGGGTCACTCAGAAGATCCTCATCCTTCTGAATGTGTTGGTCGATGTTTTCCATAGTTTTGTATCGGGTTGATATATTTATTTCTCACTCACTCAAAGAATTACCACGCCAGTTCTTCGGTGGGGGAGGATCACATTTTCCTTCAAGGGAGCGAACCATTAATTCAGTAAACTTTTCCATTTTTTCTGCAGAAACTGTTTGTGGAGACCAAGTAATTGCTTGCTTGAGGGCAATAAGTTCGTTCCATTCTTCCTGAGTAAGATTTTCAGTACCAGTTTTTGCAAGAGTCATAGTTCCTTTGCGATGTAACCCAATGTTAGCATTCCAATATAATACTATCTAGAAACTTAATGTTTTCTTTGGGATCACGTTACACTACTTAATAATGTAACTCTGCGACATATCTTTTAAGGTAATCAATCTTGACATCAACAGATAAAATGATTCTTTCTTTTGTTCCACCATGAACAACAGAATGCTTAAGAGGTCCACCATCTTTGAATGCAAGAATCTTACCATCTTCCCAAGTTTTTGTTTGATCTCCAACTGTAATTCTACAACCAGGATCACATGAAATTCCAAGATGCATTCTCATATAGTTATCAGTCCATCCAGTATGGGGATTAATAACAGAACCAGGAACTAATCGACTAATAAAAGAATTATGGAGTACATCTAGTTCTTCTTCATACTTTCTGAGTATTCCAGTTGTTACTGGACATTTTTTTCTAGAGTTTTCAATAATAACTTTTAAGAATGCCATCTCTTGCTCACTAGCATAAGATGACATAAATTCACCTTCAAACTTTGTTAAGGGCGCTGCTTTCCAGTAATGTTCATACAAATTTCTACCATCAATTTGATATCGTGGATAATCAAATAATGATAATGGTGCCTCACAAAAGTTAAGAATTTCTTCTTTAATTACTGGATAGTTCTCAATCAGTTCATTATATACTGGAACATCTTCAAAATAAGATTCCCAAAATGCTATTTTCTTGCTCATTTTAAATACTTCTCTAGGTAACTTAACTTAAGATCAAAGGACATAACATATCTATCTTTCTTTCCATTATGGACTACACTATGATAGTATGGACCGCCATCTTTAAATGCTAATATTTTACCATTTTTCCACGTTTTTGTCACGTTTCCTACAGTTATCTGGCATCCAGGATCTTCCACAAGACACAAATGCACTCTCATATAATCTTTAGAGTATCCTTGATGAGGTCTAATAATTGTACCAGGAGATACCATACTTAAGAACATATTGGCGAGTATTCCCTCTTTCTCTGGTTTTTTAATAATGTTATGAATTACAGGTGTAAGGATCCATCGATATTGATCAATCAACATATCGAGATCCTTTCCACCCTGTAACTTCTTCACGATCATATTCACTTCGTGATGGTATGATTCGCTAAATCTAGAAAGAGCTAGAACATCCCATGTATTATCATACATTTTCACCTTTTTACCACTCTCGGGGTCGGTAATCTTATACTTTGGATAAGGATTCATCCATTTATAAGAAGATCCACCAACCTTTGGAAATAGTTTGGATTTGATAATGAGTTCCCACTTAATAAACCTCCAATACCGCATAAATGTGCGGCATATGGGTTCATCCATTAAATAATCTTCCCAAAACTCTGGTTCCTGTATCATTCGATATCAATATATTCTTTCAGATAATCTACGCTCAAGTCAAACGAAAGATAGAGTCGATCTTGATCCTTACTCTCGTTCTTCATGCTGATAAAGTATGGACCTTGATCTCTGAATGCCAGAATATCTCCATCACTCCAGGTTCGAGTCTCATCACCAACATTGATTGTGGCAGCATCATCATCCCAGGCAAGTCCTAGATGCACTCGTACATACTCTTTTGTCCAACCTTTGTGGCGATTAACCACACAACCAGGATAAAGTGTTCCCAGGAAAGCATTTGCCAATTTCTTATCTCGTTCTGCTCTCCAGATCAGATTATGAAGCACAGGTAGACCACGCTTACGCAGTTTCCTGATGGTATCATCAAGACTCAGATCCAGTTTCTTCTCTTGTTCTGCCTTAAATTCAAGGAACTCTGGACTTACAGACTTCTCCTCATCAACATAACCAACAGGAAGAGTTGTCCAGTTGCCAGTATATAATGGATTCTGATCTCCAGTATCAGGATCAACAACCAAAGGATTGAAATAAGGAAGCGACCAATGTGATGCCATTGCAGCAAAATGAGTCAGTTCAATATAAAGTTTATCAAAGTTCTCAATCAACGAAGCACAAATAGGTTCTTTCCCTTGCTTCAGTTTAAAATCCCAAAATGCAGGTTCTGTCATACTTAAATCTCCACTTGTAGTATTATATCACACTTCGATGACTTGACTGATACACTTACCACCAAAGGCAAATGAGTTGTTGAGAGTCCGAAGTGTTCTGTTTGGTAGTTCTAGATTCTCCTTGACAAGACATTCTTTTCTGTCAAGTGAACATTTATTTAGATTCTGGATGTGAGGGATGACTCTGTTCTTCATCGACTCAATCGCATAGATTGTTTCAAGAATACTAGCAGCACCGATTGTATGTCCAATCTTACTCTTTGGTGCATAGATTGGAGTCTTGTCAAGAACATCTGTGATTGCCATGTATTCAATTGGATCACCGATAAATGTAGAGGTTGCATGGCCCGACACAGCATCAATAATCATGGGCATGGGACTATGCATGTCAGCGTTCTTCAGCGCCTTTGTAATCGCTATCTTGGCGCCTCTGGCGTCAGGTGCTGGAGCAGTCATGTCCAGGGCGTCAGATGCCATTCCAGAGGGGTACAGGGTGGCGTGGATGGTGCTACCATACTCCTTTGCCTTCTGACTGGATTGTAGGATCAGGCATCCAGCACCATCACCCATCATGAAACCTTCACGCTTGTCATCAAATGGGCAGTTATAGTTTCCAAGGGCACCAAGTGCCTGAAAATATAACATCAGTTCCACGTTCACATTATAGTCAGACGATCCAACCACAACATATTCATATTCATCACACAGGCGTTGAGCATACTCCATGGTAAACAGTGAGGTTGCACATGATGCCAACATGGAAACAGATGCTCCCATGAATCCATAATGTCCACACAGGTGAGATGGAATCATATCAGGCAGAATGTTTACCAGTTTCCGCAGATTAATTCTCTTCCGATCATACAAATCATTTACAATCTTGTTACCTGCCTCATAGGAATTAGAAGCAGATGAGAAGATCACTGCAACTTCCTGCTGTGGTTTCAGACCAGACATTTTAAGTGCCTGCTCTACAACATGGAATGCAAGAAGTTGTGATCTTGTGTAGGTTCGCATCAATTTGGGATCAAGATCTGGCAGTTGTAGAGTTTCATAGTCTACCATCAGACCCCTGGTAATCTTTTCACCCCGTTCAATCATGGGATGAAAGTCCACAGAATAATCTACATCATCTAAAAACCTTGGAAAACAATCGCTAGGATTGTTACCCAAGGCGTCAATCATTCCATAACCAACAACATGGACTGGATTAACCATTACTCGTCATCTCCACGATTAAAAAATGTACCAAAGAAACCAGAATCACCTGGTTTTCGGTTTTCGAGTTTGTCAAGCAAGGAATCTGTAGTCTGTAGAGATTCAATACGACTGATTAGATCAGCGATCACACTACAAACCATCGGACGCTCTTGACGTGCAGCATATGCTAGCGCATTTCGCAGAGATTGCTCTGCTTCCTTTAACGATTCTTCAACAGATTGTGATAGTGCCATACTTCAGGGTTCTCCAGGTCTTTACAACGGGGGTAGAAGATGCCGTCACGATAACAGGCATGTTCTGGATTTGGTTTATCATATTTTACCACATTTGGGGGATAATCTCTAACATTACAGAGTTCTCCTTGTTTTAACATAAAGTTTTCAAAACACAGACCAGCAACAAATGGGGCAAGAAATTGAAGAGTATACATCAACAATCATCCATTCCAAGTGGTTTGGTAACCTTACGAAGAAGGTAAGATCCATCGCCACTATCTACCCATTCGATTGTATCACCTTCTTTCAGTTTTGCTGCTTCTAGGAGATCATCTGGGAAAGATACAAAATATTCTGTTTTGTCAGTATCAACGTCTTTTACTTCTTCAACAGGAAGAACCCATTTCTTTTTAGAAACCTCAGGTGTCCATTCATATCCACCTTCTTGGCGGATTCTTTCTACTTCGGCATCAAGTTCCGCCTTATTACACATTGCATTCAGTTCTTCTTCAGTATATTGAACACTACTCACAGTTGAACCTTTATACTCTTCTGGATAATAATTCTCTTCCCAGAAACTATTCCAGGCATTCTTACATTCTGGTGAAGAATCATCCTTGTCGCAGACAAATTTTTCACCAGTTGCAGTATAGTCAAACTTATCATCATTCCGCAAGTCACCTACAGTTGCTTGCCAGGCAAGTTTGAACTTATCATCAAACTCTTGCAGATAATACTCAAGAAACTCATAAGCAGCAGACATCAAAAGTTCTGCTTTATCATATTCGTGTCCTTGAATTTTATCTACTGCATTATCAATAATCTCACGGGCAGAACAAATCTTGGATGTGACCATTTCAAGGTCATTCATTGTTCGCCAAACTTTATCATAATTAACATTCATTGAGGTGGTCCTTGATTGCTTGTTCCACTATAACTGAGATCTCTTTGGAAGTCAACCCATTGAGCCACTTCCAGTTTGGATCTTCTGGATCCCAGTCCATGGTGAAAGACCCATCTTCATTCTGTGTTATCTTAAGACTATCAGCACTCATCGCAGTCAGTATCTTTATAGTGTTTACGAACCTTTTTAAGTTGTTTGAGTTCTTCCTTGATCATTTTATAGGCAGCATCACTATCAATCTTATCACCCATTTCAAGGGCAATAATAATGTCTACACGGGTTCCAAAGTGTGCTAGTGCTTTCTCAAAACAATCTAAGTCATACATTATCATTACTCCACTTTTCTATGGTCAGAATATCTATGCGGGCATCAACTGCATCAATAGAATTCATCAATTCATACAAACAATTAGATGTTTCCACATTTTCTGCTTCAAGTGCAATAATTCGTTCTTGAAGTTCAATCAACTTTGAATATATGTCAATTTCCTCAACGATTGGTTTTTGTGATGGTGCAACGAACCAATCAACAAATTGTTTAATCATCATAATACACCTACAGATTTTAGATAGTTACGATAACCCATGTATCGTCTTATACTTGGTTGATCCTTTACGCCCAATTGATGACAGATCTCACAATAACATAACCACTCATACCAAGGAGTAGTGGGATCTAAAACATGGTATGGATATTCAGAGTTTTCCACCTACTTCCCCGTTATAAGTTTTGGTTTCAGAGAAACCTTCCTGCCGTCCTTTAAGATAAAAACGGGTGCCTGATATACATGACTCTTCAGTGAGAGCTGAGACCAATCCGTTACCTTCTTTGTCATAACTATCCCAGAGAAATTTTCCCTTTACAACATAAAAACAATCGTCAATTAGTTTCTTATCTGGAATATCAAGTGGATTGCGTTTCGTCATTCTTTTTATTGAATCCAAAGGGTTGGTTTTCTGCTTCTTTTTCTACACGCAGTTTCTGCGCTAAAGTACAGACATTCTCGGCAACTTTAAGAATATCCTCTACTTTTGCATCATCAGGCATCCGACTTTTGATACATTCGTAGATAGGAAAGAAGATATCTGCTGCTTCAGTTACTTCTTCAATTGTCAGTGGCTTTGTATTCATTTGGTTTCTTTAAATCAGGGTGGGGGGCATAGAGAGGTCCAGGATAATTACCAGCAAATTTATGATACTCTTTGAGTGCCGCAATTACTTCTGGTGTTTCTTCCCAATTCCATTCATTACCATTCTTGTCAGTAAAAGTTCTTAGAGTCATAGGGTAATCCAGCGATTGTTTTCAAGAGTCCATTGAGTAACTTCTGCGATACGTTCTCTAACTGTTTTAGAAGGAACCCATCCCAGTTGCTTCATTTTATCACCATCAAGGGCATAACGCAAGTCATGTCCAGGGCGAGAAGAATGGAAATCTACAAGATCATATTTCAGTTCTTTTCCTTGGGTTTCGGCAATGATTTGTGCAAGTTCCAAGTTATTGAGCTCTTCCGCTCCGACAATGTTAAACTTAGGACACTTAGCATTACCCCAAGTAGGTTCGAACTTACCCTCATAATTCAACAGAAATAGAACAGCAGATGCAACATCTTCGGCATGAATATAATGGCGAGAACCAGGAATCGTTCTGGTGGAATCACTATGAATCGTCACATTTTCACCATCACGAATCCGTTTGATGCACATAGGAATGTACTTCTCGGGATGTTGACGTTCACCAAACACATTCATTGTGTGAGTAATGTAAATGGGAAGACCATAAGTATTCTCATAAGCAACCGCAAGTTCTTCACCACCTGCCTTAGTTGCACTATAAGGATTGGTAGAATTATACCGATCATTCTCCTTATATTTGATTCCATTCGGAGCAGGACCAAAAACTTCATCAGTACCGAAGTAAATAAACCTTTCCAGATTATCCTTTTGAACTCTTGCAAACTCAAGGATATTACAGGTTGCAACAACATTATCCATGACAAATTCCATGGGATAAAGAATGCTACGATCTACATGAGACCCTGCAGCAAGATGAAGAATGTAATCTACATTACCAATTTCAGAACGAACCAAAGGGTTAAGTTCTGCCTTCAAATCATGGTGAACAATCTTTACACGTTTACGAACTTCAGGATCAAATGAAAGCATCAAATCATGAAGACGATTTAGATTGCCACTGTAATCAAGACGATCAAGTGTAATCACTTCCCAATCAGTGGTCTTAAGAATTTGTCCAATTAGATGGTGTGCAATGAATCCTGCGCCGCCAGTAATAAGTGCTCTTTTAGTCATAATTATTCTTCAAATTTGTAACTGAGTTTAATATCTTTCTTTTTAAGTTTGTAACGATCAATGTGCTTTTGACGGTGTGCTTCCGACTCAAAGAAACATTTGCGAGTTTCATTCCCTTCCTTATACACAAGTTTCCAAGGGAATCCGTCAAAGGGGAATTCTTCAGTGTGTTCCATTAGGTTGGTTGTTCTCTCCGTTGAGTATACACGAGATCAAAGAGTTCGTCAAGCACCTCTCCACACTCATGATATTGTTGACTGTCGAGAATGCATTTCTCAACTTGATAGCGACGAACCGCAGTGTAAATGAGTCTATATTGTTCGGGTGTAAAGTTCATTAGAAAAAAATCCTCCAAATACCATCACAAAGTAATCCATGTCCTTGCATTGTAATTCTCCTTTCATTTTCTTCAAGAGATATGAAAGGTGCAATCTGGTGAAGCAAAACTCCCTTAAAGAAAAAAGCTTCTCCAAGATTATATGATACCACACTATCTGGTGGTCTATGATTTAGATATTCTTGATAGTGACTTAAACCCCTGACATAATCAGATAGTTCTTTATTCGTATCATATTGTTTTAGTACGGATTCATCCCATATCGCTAATCCACTACCACATTTAGGAGATTCGAGAAGTAATGTCCAGGTTAATGAATTATGAATTGTTACATCTTTAAATTTTGCCCATACCATCCTTGCTTTTTGATGTGCATATGGTCTATCCTCATGAATTTTAAATAAAGGTTTTTGACTCAATTTCATCGTGAGTTTATTATTTAATTGTCCAGGAGGATGACCAAGTACATGAAACCCAGGATGGCCAAGATCATCTATGATTTCACATGGTCCTATCTGTTCGGTAAGTTTTTCAATAACAAGATCATAAACCCATTCAAAATTCTTTTTCAAGATTGGATTCATTTTATTCATTTGAGCAGTATATCTTTCAGAATGAGTCATTCCTTCCTGATAACTGGTAGATCCTATGGTGTAAAAATCCCAGGGTTCTGGTTCTCTCCTGACCCAATATTCATAGAGATCATCAACAATACCTACGGCAGTTTTACATTGTTCTTCACTGAGAACTTTTATAAATCCATGTCTTTTCATCGACCAGTAACATCTGCATAGTCTTGTAGTTTACCATATCGAAAATGTAATCTCAAGCGGGGCCAATCTTCCCATTTACCTTTCCATTCAGCAGGATAGATCTCCACATATTTGGTGATCTCATGGGGTTTAAATCTACCATGCTCACCAGTAGGAATCCATTCAAAGTTTAAAAACTTACGCTTTACATCGTATCGTTCATCATCCTTTGAGATTTCCTCAAAGGTATGTGTACCGACATAGCTGGGATACCATAACTGACCCGCTGGATCTAACCAGTAGTCAGTCATTGTACCACCAATACCTTCTTCAATGTCTTTAGTTTGGCAGGTTACATTAGTAAACTGCTCGCCCAAATCATACGATGAGTGAAAATAATCAAACATTCCCATCACATTTCTCCAAGTGTATGAATGACTGGTTTTTCGTGTGCTAGGATGCGATACAGGTCTTCATTCTGTGCTGCTGATACAGGAATAAACTCAGTCTTATCATTAAACTCATCATCACGAATCGCTTGGTTAATCACTATTGATCCTTCTTCTCCTGACCAGGATCTATGGTAAGTTCTTTGAGGAATCACAAGAGCTCCAGAAGAACGATTAAGATGCACAATATGATATGGATATCTCCATTCAGGATTGACTAACTCAAATGTGCGAATACCCTGCAGAACACGATTGTGATCTACCTGGTGATAATGAATATAAAACTGCTTTGCTCCTACAATATCATCAGGAGGACTAATAGCAGGACCTTCGTGAACCACGAGGTCTGATGCATTAGATCCCTCCACAGAAATATCATAAAAGATAACTGATTGAGTTTCACGGAATACTCTGTGCTTCTTAAAAGTTACTTCGCTCATTAGTCGTAGACGTTTTGCTCCTGTTGCAATCTATCTAGGTAGTGATAGATGGTTTCTTGTGAGTACTTAAACTCTTTAAAACGATGAGGATTATTCTTTTGCATTTTATGCAACATATTGATCCAGTCGTAGCGTTTATCTACAACCCAACCATATCGTTGCTCATCATGCATAATATCGTAGATAGAAATCATTGGAATCCTTTTGTTTTCTTTTTCTTTTGTGGAATGTCAAGAACTTCAACGTGACTTAAAAACTGGTCTGGTGTTTGAAACCAATGTGCCTGAACATCCATATAGTCCTCTAAAACAATGGACTTACCATTGCTATACACCAACTTATAGTGATGCCTGTCGTAAGGTTTATCGCAGGTTTGTTTGAATGTTTCAGTCATTTTGGTCATCATCAAAAAAACTTTTTGCAGGTGGTTGAATCAAACAATCAAGAATACTACCAATGATTAAAAAGGCAATAAAGGTTATCATTGTTCTTTCACAACACAAGACGAAGTGCATTTAAGATCACCAGAAGACCCAGACACCGTAGAAGTATGCTGGGGTGTTCTCTCTGGTGTTAGATTATAAGATACAATAGCAGAAAAGAAAAACGCAAGTGTGGGAATCACAACATATTGAAGATAAGTTTTACTACTCACAAGTCTCATCACTCCAATAGTACCTCAGTTTATCACCATCCGCAGAAATATTCAAGTGATAGATTTTATCATCTTCGGTATAAACACCAATCCAAAGTGTGCGTTCATTCATACTTTCGAGGTGAAACATTTGAATGTCTTGGAGAACAATTTCGTCGGGGTTTTCAGTAAAGCGACTCATTTCAGAATCTCATCAACATCAACTTTATCACAACCAGGCAAACCTGCTTGACCAAGTAGTTCTAACACATAACCCTCAAAATCTGTGGCATCACTCTCATAGACATAATGCCCACCATTATTGTCACTCTCAGTGTAGTTGTTGAGATAATCAGCAAAGGTAACAAAGATTGCCATAGCACGGGCTTTATCATGTTGCGTGAGTGTTTTATGTGGATGTGCCACGATACACATAATCGTGTTGAATAGTTCAGCAGGAGTATAAGAAAATACTGCTGCTTCTTCGTTTAGTTTCAGTGGGTTACTCATTGTCCTAGTCGTAGTTTGCGTTCAGGTGAGATAGTGAGATTAAAAGGATCATCATATGGAAAAATGTATTCTTGCATCCAACCATTTGAGAGTGATTCCCAAAAATCATCAGGGAAGTGCTCAATAGTGTCGTAACTGTCCAAAGCATACCAGAAGTTATGAAACCCGTCAAGGAAGAGTTCCCACTTTGTTGGTTCTTGGAATCTCATTTCACATCCTCAAAGAAAATTGTATGATACTCACCTTCTACTTCTTCAAAGGTAAAGTTTTCGTGCCAGGCATAAGGTAGCATCTCTTTGACTGTTAGAATTTGGTTTGTCTCAAATTTATCTTTGTATGGACCAAAACCAGTGTATCTAACTTTGTATGTCATTTCAATCTTTCTAATACACTACGAATGTGAGATATTGAAAGATAAAACTCACGAGTGTTTTGTCCCCCCATTACGATTGCGTTGAGTTCTTCAAGTGCTTCGTTGATGAGTTCTCTGCGTTCAATCACAGAAAGTTGTTGAAGTGCATCACCATTCTCATCATAGAGTTTATCCAATGCTTCCAATGCTTTGTTCTCTGCTTCTCGTTGTGCAGCAACAGCAAGCATTTCTTCGTGAGTCATAAGTTCTCGGATTTTCTGTTTGCCGTATTCTGTGAGTTCTTGTTTCTTGGTGCGGAGTTGTTGGATTTCTTCTGGTGTGAGATCTACCCAGGGCATATCATCATTCATAATCACTCCATATATTCGTGTTGATGTGCTTGCCACCGTAGAAGAGTTGGAATAGAAGATGGTTGAATGCCCATATCTTCTAATACAATCTCAAACCAATCTGCTGTAGCATCAATTACTGCTTGTGCTTCTGCTTCCTCATTAGGTGGTGCTGTTTCAAGGGCACTTTCAACCATCTTGAGTAGTTTTGTTTTGTCAGTCATTCTTCATCTTCCTCATAAGGGAACATTTCATCATACTCTTCATCAGTCAGAGTAAGATACTGAACATTAGCATTCTTGTGTTCTTCAGCATACACTAACTGGTAGTGTGCGAAAGAAGAAGGGTCTGAACTAGCAAATTCTAGCAGACCATCAACAAAACAAAGGTAGTTCATAGCACTTCCCATTCAGTTTCCCAATGACAATCGTTGCTTACATTAACCCAAAAGAAGTATTTCTGGTTCTCTGATGCGAGAAACAGCATACCATCACCTTTGTCCTGCTCAACAATACAGACAGGATTTCCTCCCATCATATTAGCAAGTCTGTTTTTGGATTTGCTACTCTTCGGTTTGACGGTTACTCTTCGCATTGTTCTTTCTCATCAGTCAGGACAGTTCCCATCGGACCTTTTTTAAGGCGTTCCCACTCTGCGTCTGCTTGTTGCATATCATCAAACTTCTTCCTCAGGTCTTCACCCAAAGTCAGTTCAAACTCATCAGCAACCTTACGCATATCCTCTTCTCTGCGGTCTTCACCAAATGCGAGAGCACAAGCACCTTTCATAATGTTGATGTCATCGTGTCCCATTGCACGGGCAACAGTTGCGAAAAAGCGAAACAATTGATAAGTGTTAAGGTCTTCGGCAGGAACCTGAAAAGTATAATGCTCTTCAGGGAGCATCATATCATCAAAACCACTGCTGTAATGGGTGGAAGTCCACTCAGTATCAAACTGAACCTTGAGGGTTGCCTTGTAAGTCATTGGTCCTGTTTTGAATATACTCATTATAGGGGTAGTTTCACCAATTTCAGGGGTAGGTGTGCCAGTTCGTCAAGTGTCCTCATCATCTTCATCATCTTCATCAAATAAATCTACATCAACACCATCTGTAAGATCTTTCAATCGTTCAAAGAAATCTTCACCTAATGGAATGAGTTTCTCTTCTCCACGATCAATCCTATCACACATTTCTATCAGATACTCAAGAAACTCTTTTGGATAAGTTTCATCTAGGTTGATACTCGTCCAGAACCATTGATAACACTCTTCATAAGGATCGTCATCTGATAGTAGACCATAATTCTCATAGTTTCCACTAATGAGGTCTCTCCACATCTTGAAGTTATTCCACATTTCCCTCCAACCAGTTTGGAAGCAGTGTCCAAAATAATACTCAAACCAGTTAAGTTTTTTCATTTGGTTGGACATAGAATAACTCATCACGCCAGTTACGACCAGCAATATCAAAACTAAAACCTAATTTACCAATAGAGAATAAGAAAGAAAATAACCTACCATATCCCATAGAGATTTGAAGATAAGGCCACTCAATCCATTTACCATACTCACCAAAATCAAAAGCAAGTTGAAGAAGTGAGTATTGTCTTCCAGTACAAAGAGTCATATAATACTCTTTTCCATAATCGTCTCTTACACCAAATTGAATGAGTTTCATTCTTCTAGTTCCTCTGCTAGTTGTAGCATATCATTCTTATCCAAAACGATTCTACCATCTTGAGCAGTATAATACTGAACATTTTCTGCAGTAATACGAAGAACCGCAGCGATCAGTTTTTCTTCTGTATCAGCACCAGCATTTCGTGCTTCCCAAATTCTATTCGTTAAGTCTTGTGATCTTTCAGTCAATGTAATTTCCTCTATTTTAAATAATGATGTTTTTCAGAATCAAAGATTGTCCATTTTGCTATTTTAAGACACATTAGCACAGTTTGGTGTTCTCGCTGATACAAGTCCCAATCTTCTTTAAGTTTTGCAGCGTATCTTCTACGATAGGCACAAGTCCATACATTCTTGTAGATTTGTGCCTTTTCAGTTAAAGTCATCCTAAACTTCTCAAAAAATCTTTGTCAATTTCCTGATCGAAACACAAGCAATATCTTGGTGTAGATAATTCATTCTCCACCTTATGACGAATTCTACCCCAGAAAAACATATGCTGATTATTTACAAATAATTTCTTCTCTGCTTTTTCTCTGTTGTTACCAAACATTAGATAACATTCTTTACCTTCTTCCTGACGAACATCAAGTCCCCAGAGACCACGAATAATTGCTAGATTATCACGTTCTGGATCTGGATCAAGATGCCAACCAATACCTTTACCAGGACCAACCATACTAATACCAAATCTTCTCTTAATTCCAGCCTCTCTCATTGTTGATGTGAGAATAGGAAGCAATTCAGAATTTTCTCTATGATATCCAATCTTTTCTTCTTTGACAAAAATTGGATCTCCAAAATTTTTACCAATAATTGTGGGTGCTATTTTAACAAATGCGTCCCATTCATCATCAGTAATTAGTTTTGCACTAAAGGGATCTCTACACTCCATAAAGATGGGAGCAATTTGCCATCCTTGATACGCAATAGCAGTATGTCCAGAATATCCAGTATCATATCCCCAATTACACCAATAAATCTTGTCAAAATTATCAAGAAATTCTTTTTGAATCTCTTCAAATCTTTCTTCAACTAGTTTAAGTTTTGGATTTAACTCCTCAAGAGTAAAGAATCGATCTAGTTTGTTCATAGCATACTTCTAAAAAATACATTTGGTTTATTATTAATGTGGGCAAGGCTTTTAGATGCAAAAACATCCATTGCTATCACTGTTCTTGGTTGAGACATCATATTCTCAACACGATGAGTAGTATTTGAGTCAAAAGTATAAAACTTATTATTCCCAAACACTTGGGTTTCTACATTACCAGACTCATCCTTCATTTGAAAGATTGAACATTTATCTTTTTCTACAGGAACATCAATACCCCACAAAACACGATAAGTATTCAATCCACCACCACCATAATCCTTATCACAATGCCAATCTAATGAAGATCCTGGATGTAATACATTGATTCCTGCAACTAATACTGCTTTAATGGAAGAAAGTGTTTGACATAATATAGGAAGATACATTGCATTGCATGGATGAAAAACTCCATGATAACTCAATGCCCCCATATGCCACCCAACATCAGTATTAGTTTGTTTGGCATCCAAATAACTATTGAATTGAATTGGATAACCTCTCTTATTTTTTGTAATATAATCTTTTTGTTGATCTGTAAAATCTCTAATTTCTAAATTTTCTCTATTTGCAATAAACTCAGCGTGAATTGCATCAAAATTATCGGACAATACCTGCAACTCTGGTAGAATCTCTGTATAGTCTAAGAAAAGAGACATCTTACAACCAATTAAAGTTTATATTTGCTCTATATTTAGAATCAGAAGTTGTACTTGAATTATGCTCATCATGAGCATCAAATAAAATTAATCTATTTGCAACACTATCAACTTTTGTACCATCAGACATTCGTGTAAATCCATCACAAGTATTCAGAGAAAATATTGCTGCTTTATGTGAAAAATCATAATCAGAATGTTTGGTATGTTCTTTTATGGTTTCAGTATTGGGATACAGATTTGCTTTAATTCTTAACCAGGATCTCAATGAATTTTCTTTATCAAGTTTTGGAGCAAAAATTTGATTTAAAAACTGAAAATGTCTACTGTTAGGAACACTAGAAATATAAAAAACATGCACAAAATATGTTGACCATATTTCTGACTCTGCTTTTACATGTGTAACACCATCACTAAAGAACCACTCAAACCCCTCTTCATTATCAAGTATCAAATTAGAAATCTGTTTAAACTCAGACTTATCTAAAAAATTATCAATTACTTTATAAGTCATACAAATTTTAAACCATCAAGGACTTGTTGAAACTTTTCAGCACGGGTCTTATGTTCAATAACATTTTCTCCAAGCACATCCACAATATCATCCAAGATTACATCTACTGGAGCATCAGTATCAAAGTATTGTTGGATTGCTTCGGCAAGATACCTCCGCCGTGTCCACTCTACACTATAAGGTTTGTAGTCCATAATCAAATAGTTATATGCTGCTATTATAAGGTATCTAGTCTTGATTGTCAATCTCTTTCAAATAATCAATCCACCACTGTGGGTCTTGCTGCATTTTCCAATTGGGAACTTCAAGACCACGCTCAAAATACCACTGCCAGATTGCTTCTTCAATTATTTCTTTAGTCTCAATAATCTTTGCCTTCCTCATCAGAGTCTCCATATGGGTCTTCCACATAAGGTCCGTGTGGTCGTTTGGCATCTTCTCTGACATAAGTTTGCTCTTCGTTGACAGCAGCAATCCACAATGAGAGTTTCATCACTAACCATATTGTAACAAGAGGTAAAAAACAAGCAATAAGAATTAAAGCTTTCATTCTTCAATCTCCCAGCATTTTTGGAACTTATCTCTCAACTCATTGATTTTAACATTGTGTTGAAACTCCATAATGTGGTCTTTTATTTCCTTCTCCTCATCAGTGAACTCCATACGATATTTGAGTTTAGTATCAACAAGACGCACCATTTCCATATAGAACTCGGTGCCTTTGTGAATAAACTCGTCGTATGTCAATCTCTGGTCCTCCAATCGGTTTCATCCTCATCACGTTTGAACCAATCGTGTAAATCATCTGGATTATCAAAACCACGACGACCAAATCGTTCATGACCCAAACCACCAATATCCAACTGATTCATAAAATCATCTAAGTCACCCTCAACCATATCAGGGTTTTCTGCTCTTCTTCTTGCTTGGCGGAGCATTGTGCCAGCAGAGCGGTTTGCCTTGGCAAGTTTTTCGGCCCAGATCATATCTTCAAGACTCACTTCCTCGTGCAGAACAATCTTTTCGCAGATTGCTTCAAGACGAAGACGATACTGTGTAGAAAGCATATCGTTCTCCAGATATAACTTATTTATTTTTAGATTGTAACTCATCCATCAACTCTTTGGCAAGTTGATTTGAGCGTCTCCACATTAAATATTTTGCCCAGGGGGTTCTCGGATTATTCTTCAACCACCAGATTTGTCTTATGATCCTATTCTTGACAATATCAAAAACATAAACAAAAGCATCAGCAACATTTCTGTCGCTGATGATGATGTATGCAATAATTGCAAATATAGTTAACCAAGCATAGTAAGTCATCGTCTTAGAAGTTTCAGATACTCTAGGACGTGCTCACGAACTGCCATCAATTCATTGTAGCACTTTTGATTGTGGGCACATTGACGAAGTTCGTGATCTGGTTTATGTACACTTTCAATAAACAGATCCAGTCCTCGGTTCCATTTAACGTCTGGGGCTTCGTCCATAATGTGTATCGTAGTTGTACTATTTAACTGAAAAATTGTTCAACTGTTGAAGTCTTTTTCTTTGATGCTTTAACTTGTTTCAAAATGTAAGATTTAGCAGTTGAATAATTGTTTGCTAGATGGACTTGCTGCCCATTATGAATAATAATGAACTTTTTACCATAAGGGACAGCAGCCCACATTCCATCCTTGGTTACATAACCTTCTGGATCTTTTGGTTTTGGATCAAGAACACCAGGACGAGGGATAAATGGTTTGAGAAAATTTTCACTCATCCGAATATAGCAGTTACACTGACAACTTTAGCAGTCGGATTTCGTGCCAGAGCAGTACGCTTAGCATCTTCATAATTTGCTGCTTCGACAATTTCATCGAAGGTACGACCAGCAACGTAGAGTTGGACTTTGCAGCGCATTGGGGGGATTCCTCCTTGTGTGTGAGTATTATAGCAGAAAAATCAGCGCCTGACAACGCTGATGGCAGGTTGACCCTGCTGAAATACGGTATCTACAACCGCCTGAACGCTCTTGGCGGTGCTGATGCCCACCTTGTCATAGACAGGCACACAGACCAGTCCAAACGTCTTCTGGGCGCCTCCCAGGCGGATCACACGCCCAATGGACTGACTGATCCCAATGTAGTCCATGTTCCGCATGAACAGAACTGCCTCCAGACCAGACACATTGATGCCCTCGGACAGAATGCTGTGGTGCAGGACCACAAACTTCTTGGAAGAGTCTTTGCCCCAAGCATTCAGAGTGTCGAAAAATACCTCACGATTGACCTTCTGACCATCAATCACAGCACCAGTCTTGGAAGTAATATACATCCAAGAATAACCACGCTCTTTGAGGTCAGAGCAAAAGTCAGATTGAGAAACAAGGTTGATGATCTGTTTGGTAGAACGAGCACAGATCAGGATCTTATCCAGACCATTATCGTCAATGGTTTCCAACAGGTTAGCAGAGTCACGATCAGCAATCATCTGCTTGTCCTGAACCATCTCAAGTTGCTTCACGACAACTTTAGGGGGCAATATGTAGCCTTGATCCACCAGTTCAGGTGCAGGAACGTTGCAGATCACGTTGCCATAAACCTCAGGCATATTCATGCCAGGTTTGGAAATCGTAGCAGAATGCTTAGGAGTAGCAGTGAAGAAATAGCAGCGGTCAGCAACAGAAGAGAAGTGCTCCGTAGCAGGGAAAAAGTTACGTTGAACTGAGTTGTGCGCTTCATCAAAATAAATGGTATCGACGTTAATATCTGCCTGTTGCAGACGCTGCAGAGAATTATAAGTGGTGAAGATCAGCTTGTGACCTTGAGTTGCCTCAACCCAAGTGCGGATCACATTAGGACGAGTGCTGCTGAAGTGGTGCGTCTCACCGCTGTGGACATGTATCACTTGAGCATTCGTGATAAACTCAAGGAACTCGCTAGACAATTGCTCCGCCAGGAGGATGCGGGGGCAGCACACTACAATGGTCTGAGGAATATCTTTCAGAAACTGACGGATGGCATCAAAGATCATCGTGGGGGTCTTGCCCGCACCAGTCGGCATGATCAGTTGACCCAGTTGATACCGCTCCATGGCATCAAGACCACGTTGCTGGTGAGGTCGGAGTTCAAACACAGGTCTCATCGCGTATGAAACTATTATAGCAGAAAGGGGTCCCCGAAGGAACCCCCTGTACCAGTTATGAAAGTGTCCTTACGTGACTCCCGATCCTTGTACAACGAATGTATTTGTTCCTACACATAAAAGTCTAGCAACTGTTCTTTGAGCTAGAGTTCTATTTCCTGTAGTTGCAGTACCACTAAGATACATTGTAACACCTGCACCCTGAGATAATGTTTGAGATAATGCAGTGTTATTATAAATTAACACTTCATCACCAATAGAAAAGACTCCAGATGGAACTGTAGCAATTCCTGCAGAAGTTGAGAACGAAATATGCTTACCAGCATCACTAGCAACAAGAACATAACCACCTAAAGAAGATTGAGCATTTTGAGGATAACTCCTTACATTTCCAATAGAGTCACTAATTGTACCTGTAGATGTAATATTATCTTGAACATCTAAGGTACCACCAGCAGAATCAAGAACGAGATTTCCAGAAGCAGTATCAATTTCATTAACTGCTGTTGTACCGACTCGAATATTTTGATGATGTGATCCAGAGGCAAATGTAGAAACTCCAGTTGACTGATAAATTGCTCCACTAACTGTGAGTTTTGCATTTGTTAATGTTGTTGTCCCAACTCCAAGATTAAATTGGCTGTTACCAACCAACCAATATTCACAAGCATTAGAAGCATTGACACCAATTGCCAATACTTTGTTACCTGCGAATGGTGGGGCAAAGAATCCATTAGCAACACTTGTGCTCAATCCAGCTGGAGTTGTTCCTGGGCGCCCAGCAAATATGTCACCATTACTACCAGCAGTGTTTGTTCCTACACCAATGACAACATTATGAGAAACGTTTAAGTGACCTTGAGCAGAAGCTCTTCCTGCTTTATATCCAAGACAAAGATTATTGTCACCTGCAATATCAAATCCAGAGCGATCTCCAAGGAAAGTATTATATCTTGCAATTGATGTCAAACCAGAACCAACTCTGGTTCCAATCAAAACATTACTCGTTGCACCTAAACTTACATAGTTTCCAGTAATATATCCTTGCTGAGGAGATCCAGCAGTTCTATCATGAGTGCTGTTTGAATCATATTCAACACCAAGAACAACGTTTGGCCAAACAATGTATCCTGCAGGTTGCCATAAACTATCTTGATGAAAATATTCTGGTCTACGAGAACTTCTTTCCTGAATAAACGCTCCACTACCCAAATCAACATTATAAACAAGAGCTTCTCTTTCGACTCTATTTAATTGAGGTGCATAGAAAACTGCTCTTCTCGTTGCGTTATAATTAGCACATCTTAAGTCAACAGCACCAAAAGGAGAATTAGTACCAACTCCAATAAATCCATTTATTTTTGGATTAGCATTATTTCCAACGAGAATAACGTCTGAGTTTACAGCAACAATATCTCTTCCAAAAACTGATAAACCAGTCGCATCCACAAAAGTATTATCTGGTCCTGGAATACTATCCAGATTGGTTGTAGAACCTATTGAAACTCTATCTAGGAATAATGCTGTACTTCCATTTACAAAAGCAGCAGCTGCTGATGATGCTGTTGCGATTCCAACATTGGCAAAGTGAGCACTAATAGTCTTACCATCTAGTCCAAGACCAGCTGCTGGAAGAGTTGTTCCTATTCCCAATATTGCGTCATTGGTTAGATATAACCTATTAAGAGAACTGATTCCTGTGGTAACATTAAGATTTGCAGGTATAGCAGGAGGATTTCCACCGCCACCGAGAGTAAATCTTGAGGATCCAGACCCAAAGGTTAATGTTCCAGCAGCAATAAAATTACCAGCAACCGTTAAATCGGAAGTAATAGTTCCTGTGCCAACAACATGTAAATTATAACTTGGGTTTGTAAGTCCAACTCCCAGTCTTCTAGAATCTATTGATGAACCAGCAGTTAATGTTAAAGCGGCAGAATTATCTTGTCCATAAAGCCATTGGAAAGTCCCTGTACCAACGCCTGCCTGGCCAGCATGTAAAACTGAAATAATGGAGCCAGTTCCTCTATTAATAATTTCAAGGGTTCCTCTTGTCGCACCATATCTTAAATATCCAGTACTATTTCCAAGACCTACTGAATTTCCTAATGAAATTCTAGATTCTCCGCTTGGATTAACAACTTCAATAGTTGGATTAGCAGAAAGTCCGTTTTTAAAAATCTGAAGTTCTACAGTTGGGAGTGCAGTTCCTACACCGATTCTTCCAGACTCTACAGCAGCAACGGCGGTTCCACCAACACCCACTCTAAATGTGGTTAAAATAGTGGCAACTCCAACAGTTGCAAATGGACTATTTAAAGCAGTTGCAGTTACAATTCCAACATTAATGCTTGGTTGTCCAGCTAATGAAAGTGCAGAATCTGCACTAATAGAATTACCAGTAATATCACCAAAGAAACTTCCATAAAAATTAGTTGCTGTAATACTTCCAGCAATACTAATAGGAGAAGGTAATTTGTCGTTAGGAATTGTTGGTAAAACTGATGTGCCAATAACACCATTCGTAATATTTTGTCCTGTAAGTGCTGTAATTCCAGCTCCACTTCCAACAAAAGACGCAGCACTGACAATGCCAGATGCTCTCATGTCACCTACAGTATTAAATCCAACGCCAAGTTGTCCTACAAATGGATTTCCACCAATTTGGAAAGTATTTCTTGGATCGATTGTTGCAATTCCAACGAATCCAGCAGCATAAATGCTGGTAAATCCTAAACCAACATCAACGTCAACCCACTGAGATGTTGGTAGGTTAGATAATGTAGCACCATTTCCATAAAAAGAAGTAGCAGTAATTGATCCGCTACTTCCAACAACTCTAACTGTTGATCCGACTCTAAGAGTATTATTAACTGTTGCGATGCCACTTACAAAGGCATCAGTAGCAGTCATTAATCCAACTACTCTAGCATTTCCTCTTACATCTAAACGTTCGGTTGGAACTGTCGTACCAATTCCAACCAAAGTACCACGTACTACTAGATCTTTATCATCGACCTGAACACCATCACGAAAATTAAAGGACTTCCTGATATTCGCCATCTTAAAATGTTTTTAGTTATTTATCAATCTGATAATAAACCCCTTTCTCTGGCAATATTTTCTAGTCTTTCAACTTTATGGGTCAGTTCCTTAATTGATTCAATTAGAAGTGGAGTTATCTTGTGATAATCAACACCGAGATACCCATTATCTCTTTCTTTGACTGCCTCTGGAAGTACTTTTTGAACTTCTTGTGCAATCACACCAATATCAAGACCCTCTTTACCAGACTTTTCATTCCAAGTATAAGTATTACCACTCAGTGCATTAACTTTTTCAAGAGAATTAGAGATTGGAGTAATATTGTCCTTTAATCTTTCATCAGAAGTAAAGAATGCAGTGATATCCCCAGATACTGTTAAAGCACCGGTAATAGCAACTCCACCAGTTTGAGTTTCAAGTTTTTTAGCATCATCATAATAAAGTTCTACTGCTCCATTTGCTAGTGCTCTAACTCCACTTTCTGTACCATTTGGTCTTATAAAAACATTTGTACCAGTTAAATATAAGTCACCAGTTCCACTTTCACTAACATAACTATTTGCCCCATCATGATAGATTTGTAAATCATTTGCGTCACCAAGATTGATGATGCCATTATCTTTGAGATATAAGTCCGAACTAGATTCAATTCTTAAATCACCACCAATGTATAACTTCTTCTTAATTGCAACACCACCAGTAAAGATAACAGATGCTGTATCAGTCGGTGTTACACCAGTTGCTTCCGTTACATTTGTATACAGAGATAGACCAGTTACCTTATGAACACCATTAGTCGTTGTATTACTATTGAATTTCAGTTCCTTATTAAAGCTAACTGGACCATCAAATTGAGATAGAACTGTACCAGAAGAACCACCTTCAACAATAATTCTTTCCTTGGCAACAATTTCATCAAAGACAACACTTAATCTAGATGAATCTTGTCCTGCAGTTGTTGGAATTGGAATATCAAAAGTCTTCTGAGTTCCAGATGAAGATGCATATTTGGTATTTCCTACAAAGAAGTCACCATTACCATTCATTCCTGTGTAGGCAACATTACCACAAGACCTTTCTTGTGATTGTACCAAGAAGTCTTCTCTTTCACTTAGAGTTTTAACCTGAACCTGTGGTAAACCGGTTGAATAGTTACCAGGACCATAACCAAGATATTCAAATGTATGTCCAGAAGCACGAATAATTGAAGGTCTACGAGTTTCAATTGCAATTGGTTTAATCTTTCTAAGAATTTGACCTGTAGAATGATTTTCTCTAGGAGTTCCTAAAGCACCACGGATAACACTAATTTCATCCAATCCAGAACCTGTTAAAGCACTGGATGTAATTCTCATGATCTCATTTCCAGATTGAATATAAGATCCCATTGGAAATCTAGTGACCGTACCAATACCAGAACTCTTAGTTTGTACTTTAAGAATTGATTCTGTAGTTATACCAGCCTTAAGAATTAAATCATCACCAGCATAGAAAGATAATCCCCTTGCACCAAGATTCTCAAAAGAACTATCAGAAGTTACGGCACCAGCAACTAGACCAAGATGGAAAACATAAGTTGGAGATACTGATGCATTTGTTACTGCATTAAATGTATTGACTCCAACCCTTTCTCTAACAATATAATCACCAATAACATTATTAGTGGATCCAACTAATCTAAATTCTTCTCCAGCAACCAATCCATGAGAGAATGCACATGTAAATGTTGTTATTCCACTTGCAGAATCGTATACATTTGAAGATACATTAACTGCTGGACCAACATTAATTGTATATTGACCAGAAATAATCTTTGGATCTGATGATGTGATTGGGAAAGAAAGTTGATTCTTGGCAGGAACCGACGTAATTCTAAAGAATCCATCAGAGGTAGTGCCAATACCAGTCACATGTAGAACATCACCAATATTTGTGTTAATACCAGCAGTTGTAATCGTTATTTTTGCGCCAGTTCCACCACCTAAAGCAGTGCTATCAAAATCTAGAGTTTCTCCATTTGTATATTGAGATCCACCATGAGTAATAGTTGCGGCAGTAACAACTCCAGAAGCAACTGTAACTCTTGCGAGAGCACCATCCCAGTTTAAAGTTGTTGTATTATAAAGTTTTACATTATGATAAGTGCCACTTTGGGTATATCCAGATCCTGGTATTAGTGTACTATAAGTTGCAATACCACCATATCCGTGGTTTCTATCAAGAGTAATCGTTGCAACACCAGCAGTTGCAGTTGTAAAGAATGTTGTTAATCCAACAATTTTTAATCCTACACCCAAATCTTTCAGAGTTTTGTCAATACTTTCTCTTGTAATACTCTTCGAGATATCATTTGTAACAACTTCACCTAAAGGACTTCTCTTGGCATAACTTTGAGTCGATTGTGGATTATCATCAATATTATCCTTATCACTTTGTGGATATAAATCAGTAATATTTTGATTATACTTCAGATTGGTGAATTCAGTCTCGATAGCGTTTGATGAGTTAAGAACATATAGATGATAAATGCCATCCTGAATGTCTTGAATATATGGTTTAATAACTTCACTTCTATAAACATAGAGATTTGACTTTAGATCATTTCTTTCAAATCTAGGTAAAGCGGTTGTTCTAGAATTAATGTTGCTGTTAAAAGTTCCAACACCATGAACAACTCCCAGAACATCGGTAGTTGTATATCGGAACTGCATGTCATCAACGAGTTCTGTGACTGCAAAAGTTCCATTAAATCCAATATTATTTGTTGCTTGTGGGTTTGTAGTACTAGCAACGTTTTTGATATTTACAATGTCACCTACATTTAAATTATGAGGTAAATCACAAACAACAGTGATAGTATTGGAAGCAACTGTACATGTTGTAATGAATCTTGGATTTCTATTATATCCATAATCATTTTGTCCAATAGTTGCCAAAGAGAAATCTGTATTTCTTCTTGCACCAGTGTTACTAGATTCTTGAATTACATAACCATCTGTTGGGTCTTTAGCATTAACGGATTCTTTAGGAATGACGAGACGAACTTTATAAAGTTTTTCATCAAGACTTCTATCATCATCAATTCTCTTGATATATGAAATATCGGTTCTTTCAGTTAAACCAGCAACTCCTTGTGTGTTAATCTCACTGAAAATTGAATTACCAGACGCTGAAACATGAACAAACCAATTCTTTTGAATTGGGTCAAACTGAACTGGAGATCCAAGATCTCCACTATTCTTATCATTTACTCTACTTTCAATTCTAAGTTGCTTACCACCATAAATTGTCAGAGAAGTTCCATTGTCAGCGTTTGTTTTTGATGAAGCAATTTTGATCTTTTCATTATCAACTTTAATCGCATAATATAAAGTATTTTCTACAATGTTTTGTGGAAGATCTCCATTATCACTGAAAATTCTAATTGATTCACCAGTTTGTAACTTATGTGGTTGTTGAGGTGTTCCAATGGTTAAAACACTATTAACAATATCTGATATGACTCGATAAATTTTTCTATTTGTAGTTTGTCCAAAAGCAACTGTTGCTCCAACAGCTACCGTATTATCCATCATGCAAATCGTTGCATTTCTGATAACACCCTGACCAATATCTAGATAAAGTTGATCATTTGTTTTTGCACCAACTCTATATCCTTGAAGGATAATAGGTGGTTTTGCATCAATATCAGTATATCCATAAAGATAAAGATGACTAGAAAGACCAACATTTTTAGTTAGTGCTACATCTAAAGATGTCCAGTCAACATTGAATTGTGGATTTGTAATTGCTCTTGGTCTAATAACCGAAGTAATATAACCATGGTTATCTTTAGCAAATGCCTCTTTCTTAAATCCTTCTGCAGAAAGGGAAATTTGTCCAAAGTTGGAGTTAGAGTTGGTAATCGATCCATCACCACCAGATAAAGAATCAAAGTGCTTGTTGAATCCGATTGCGAATACAGAAACGATCTGAACGAACGCATCGTTCGACATCTTAATGTGACTAGTTTCCCAACCTGGTCTGTAGATAGAATCTGAATCTAGGTGATAAACAGTTGCTGGATTGGTTGATGATGAACCAGATGAAAGTTCTGCACCTTTTACAGGAGTAATCGTCAAAGATTCATAAAGTCTAGAGGTAGAATTATATCTTGCAAATGCTCTATCGTCTTTTTGAAGTGAAATAGCAGTAAACTGGGCAACAACCATCGAACGGAAACCAGCCGCCTTGCTTCCATCGGCGTGCATACCCTGCATACCCCAAACAGATCTCAACGATACGTTGAAAACATATGGAGATGCACCAGATACTGTATCAGTTTCAACTGTAACTGTTGATCCAGAAATAGTAGGAGTAGCAGGTAAGTTAACTCTTACAAATGGTAAGAGATAAGTAAAGGTTGTTGCATTAAGTACCGATTGTACTTTAGTAGAAATATTATAATCAACTGGGTCAACACCATCAATCTTAATTGGTGTTCCAGAAGTAAGATTATGAGGAACCGCTGTTGAAACAGTTACGATTGTACCAGGAGTAAATCCATCTCCTGAATATACTTCAGTAATATTGAGTGGATCTGATGCAAAGGCACCAACAATTTCATATTCTGGACGTTGCTTTGCAAAACCTAGTGGTTCTGTTGGATATTTCTGATCAATATCTCTACCAGATGCAGCATTAAATGCATTTGATAGTTTGCTATAATACATGTCAAGATCAGTGAGAGCATAACCAGAAGGAATGGTTACACCATCAGCATACTCAAAACAAGTTAGTTTGTGGTGAGAGAATGTTGGTTTTGACTGATTATTCGCAGAGAAATCAACAGGATCTGTATAAACAAGACCAGAATCATCACCATCAAACATGGAGAATTGCCAGAAATAGCAAGCACCAGTAATTCTGAACAGTGCAGAAGATTTTACAGCAGGGTCTGTAGGATTAGGAACATATTTTGCACGAATCTTGGTTTTTCTTAGGTCAAGTCCAACAATAGAGGTACCACGAGGAACAATAACACCACCATAGATACTATTAAACTTATAAAGAATATTATCTCTTTGAGTAAGGTCAAAGTTGGATGATAAATTTAGGGTTAAAGTTTCTTGTGCCGATGTTTCTGCACCAGAAGTAGAAACAGCAGTTGCAGTTCCATTTACATCTTTGATTGCAAAACCAGGTCTGTTATCGAGAACATGCTCACCTGGGAAAAGTAGAATGGTGGTTTTTTCTACTAAATCATTATTTCCACCTCTCACATATGAGAATCTTGCGGATTCGAGAAGTGCTCTTTGAATTGTTTTAAATGGTTTGCTCAGAGAATTACCTTGATTCTCTATAGCATCAGTAGCATCAATGTCGTTGGGGTTGACATATAGTATTCTACCTTCCGTATTCTTAACGAAATTCTCTAACTTATTGAGAGGCATCTGCTTATTTTCAAAATATTTCTATGATTTATTTATCCCATTAAATCTTCCTCATCATACTCAAATTCAATATCATCTGGCATATCTTCAGGGTTCTCTAACTCAACTGGAAAAAAACAAGGATGCACTTCTTCGTCAATTAAGTAAAAAGAGTTTCTATATAAGTCTTCTGGTTCGAAAGATCTATTCTGATCTGCTGCTCTACAAAGATCCTGATCGTATAAATGTCCATCTGGCATTTCATCAAACGTAAAAGGTATATGATTGATGAAATACATTTTCACAATCATACTACCATTATTGTACCAGCAGTATGCGTGATCGATACGATAAGACATAGGAAAAATTCCCATATCTTATATTTATTTTATACCCGTGGTCGGATTCGAACCGACACTGGAAGGATTTTAAGTCCTCTGTCTCTGCCGTTGGACTACACGGGCTTAGGTGCTCCTTGCGTGGATCGAACACGCCTCAGGCGAATTATGAGTTCGCTGCATTCACCAGATTGCTAAAGGAGCAATAGGAGTGCTGGGAATTGAACCCAGACTACCCCGTTATAAGCAGGGCGCTCTGACCGATTAAGCTACACTCCCTCAAGGGGCTTCGTTGTTTAACTCAGTGTGTATTCGTATCAGTTCGTCATCAGCGGGCATCATCATTGCTGCCTGCCCGTATTTGTTGACAATGCCTAAACTTTCTCCATTCTCAACTCGTTCCATAAGTTCATCGAACCTCTCTTGAAACTCTTCCACTGTGAAAACTTCCATTTTGACTTTTATTTAGTTGTTGTCCTGACCATAGATGGCAAGATCAGCATACTCAATCTGTTCAGGTTGAAGTTGACTAGTTACAACATCCAGGACGTTCATGAACTCCTGAACGGTCTCACACTCAACCAGACGCTCACTTCCTTGATCACTGAGAAGAAGGAAAGAGCGGGTGCATACATCAATCACAATACCCTGTACGGTTTCTTGTGCGGTGCTCATGTGGTGTTCCGTTGATTACCCTCATATTATAGGGTATCCTGGATCAGGTGTCAAGCGTTTTAAGAAAGACTATTGATTGCGGAGATGACCGATGCCTTAGCAGTTGTCTGAGAAGCGATCTTTCTTTCATGGTTTATAAGGCCCCATGCCTGCAAATCTTTATTTGATTTTTCATCTTTAACGATATTTAAATCAGATCGTAAAGCATCTCTTTGAGATCGTAAAGATGTAATCTCACTTTGTAATGCAGTAATTGAACTTGCAATAGCAACACATCTTGAAGCAGTAACACTTGTATTTGATGCATAAGGGGCAACTCCTGCACCAAAATAATAACGATATGGAATGGCAGCTGAAATAGTTCTAGGATTATGATTTGATTGTGTTGCCGAAATATCTAATCTTGCAATTCCAACAGATGTTCCACCATTATCATCTTTTGTATTAACTCGTCCATATCCAGAATATGCAGAAGTTAATTCCTGACTCACATCTGGATTGAATGGATTTACTGCATCATAATTTGGCGAAAGTCCTTCAATATTGGTGTAAATTGACAATAAATCTCGATCTTGTTTAAAAGTTGTTTGAGTTGAATAATCTTGATTGAAATTAGGGGTTGAAAGAGTTGTTCCACCAGACGTTGTTACACTAGCAGCAATGCCTGGCCAACAATTTCCGTTTGTTGCTTCTAAAGATAAGGTAACAATCTGCTGTTTAATAAAATTAATTCTAGCATTAAACGATAAGATCTTATCATCTACTGTTTTACAAAATTGACGAAATGTTTCTGGTTTTGATTTTGCCTCAGCAAAAGCATCTTGCTCTGGATCTGTGCGAGAAATTGGTGGAGGTGCTTCATTTTGCTGAACAACCCATTCTCCACTAGCAGATTCTTGTGTTGCTGTTGTGGCAGTAATAGTTGATGGTATTTCTACACTCGCAGTGTCCTTTTCTCGCTGAGACTTGGCATTAGAATATTGCGATTGTTCTTTTGTTAAAATATCAATAGTACTTTGTGCTGCACCATCTGGCATTTTTTACACCTACAAAATCAATTATTTTTATTTAGTTTGCTCTAGATCAGCAATTCTTTTCTTTAAATCTTCAATCTGTTGCTGCTGCTCCTTCATACCCTCAATTAAAAGTGCCACGAGATTTTCATACTTAACACCTTTGATCATCATTTTTTGAGTTTTTGTTGCTAGATCAGGATCATCAAAAACTGGAGCATTTGGTATGATTTCAAATTCTCTCACAACTTCTGGTACAACTTTTTCCACATCTTGTGCAATAACACCAATTTCTCCATTTGGATTTTCTTGTGCTTTTTCTGGCCAAAGATCTTCTTTCCAATTAAAAGAAACTCCTTGCAACTGAAGAATCTTATCTAGAGCATTTTCTAATGGTTCAATATCTTTTTTTAAATTAAAATCAGAAGATGGGCAAGGAGCACAAATAGGAGCACCATTATAAGTCCAAGTTCCAGTTAATGCTCCTGTTGCAGTATTAATAGTAATTCCGGATGCACCTCCACCAATTTCAACCAATCCACCATTAAGGTCTATTCTTGCTGCATTTACTGTATAGTTTGGAGTACAAGTATTATCTTCGGGAACTGCTTTTCCTCTAAATGCATTCAATCCCTGCATAACAGCAGAAAGAGAAATATCAGATGCTCCAATAACAGTATGACTTCCAATTGTTATATTTGATCCAACTGTACAATGAGTTCCTGTGAATAATCCTAACCCTAGGAAATTAGTTGTTAAAGGTTTATCTAAGCAAGGTCCTGCAGCAAGAGCTGCTGTTCCATATAATGCAGTTGATCCACTTCCAAAATATCCAGCATAAATTGAAGCTGTACCAGGTACTAAACTGCGAAGAAACTTTGGAAGAACTACAGCAGTGTCAAATAATGGATGAGTGACACTAAAACTAAAAACGTCTAAATCGTCGAACATAATTTTTACTTACAACTTTCTGTTACACCAGCAATAACATCGGCAAAAGGAATGCCAAGACTTTTTAATAGTGTAGATAATGGAGATCCACCTTTTTGAACTTCACCAACAATATTAATAAAATGATCGGTTACAATATTAACTTCAGCAGTTCCCTTGATACAAACTTTAGTTCCAGTTAAAGTTAATTGTTCTCCACTATGAACAACAACTGCTCCATTTGAAGACAACATGAAGCATCCGTTGGTTTTCTTTTCACCTTGAGTTTCAATGTACATATTTTTACAAAGAAACTTGATATTTCCACCTTGAGCATTAAAAACTAGATCTCCAGTTTTAGCATTCAAAGAAAATGCAATATCTTCTTTAGATGGTTTATCTCTGTTTTTCTGTAAATTATGTCCACAAGTGATGTGATATGGACCTTGAACGTGCTCCATTTTGGAGCCATCAGTCTTATATTTAAAGGTTGAATTAGATGCAACAGCTAAACGAAATTGCGTTCCATCATCAGCTTCTTTTGGTCCACCTGGTCCAAAAAACATAATCCCATGGGGATTATCAGTAACAATATATTCTGGGGGTCTATTTGATGCCATTACTTAAGAACACACTGAGTAACTTTAATTAATTGTGCTTCATTAAAATCTGGTCTATTATTGTTTGTAAGGAGATAATCGTTCTTTTCTGTAAATGCAATAATAGGTCTTACTTCTAAACCAGCGCCTGTTTTACTATTTATTGTGATTGTTGGAACCTCTGTAACTCCACAACCTGGAGTTTCAACAACCATTGCCACAATTTGCCCCACATCTGTCATTTGTATTTTTACCTGCAAACCAGGTATATCTGGTGTTATTGATACACTATCATTTACAGTATATCCAATTCCAGTGCTCAATATTTCAATCTCTTCGAGACAACCAACGTACTCTCTAACATCATTTTCTACTACTTCATCTTCTACTCTTTCTTGGAATTCATCTAGTCCAGTTGGAGCGTTTACATATCCCCTTCCAGTATTAACCATAATAACCTTGATAACCTCACCAACATTATTTGTAATCGTATATGCAGATGCAAAATTTCCCTGCCCACAATTATCATTGAAAGTCACAAATGGTGGAGAAGTATATCCCTGACCACCATATCTTAAATTAACTCCCAATACTTCCCCTACATTATTAACGATTGCATCCCCAACTGCTCCAGATCCACCACCACCAAAGAATTCAACCTGTGGTGGTCCACATCTCCATGCACCAGTATTACACCTCAATTGACTCTCATATCTTCCAGGTAAACTTTGATTCAAATTTGTAAAATCTTTACCAAAAACTGTTGCTCCAGTAAGAATATTGTTTTTATCTAAGAAACCACCAACCTTATCTAAAACCCATTTTTCAGCTTCAGCAGCATCTGGTATCGGTATCATTTTATCAAATGCTTCTTTCATTGAATTTGTAGATCCACTACCAATTTTGAAAGATTTAATTTCTGGACAATCTGGTTTAGCACATAAGAATGCCTCAAATCCTAAGATATAATCAACTGCTTGGAAGACAGATCCTGCAATTTTAGCAACCCCACCCAACACATCATTGATTTTATTCAGAATTGGTTTTAATGTCTTATCAATTGCTGCAGATAAGTTGTTTAGTAAAGCATTTGTAAATTGCTCAACGGCACAAAATGCTGCATTAATAACATTACCAATAAGAGAGAATAGAAAATCAGTAACTAACTGAGTTAATCCATCAATGATTTTATCAAAAGCACAAAGTATTGAATCAATAATAACTTTGATAACAGTATTTTTTAGTGCCTTTGTCAGCGAAGTCATTATTTTATTAATGATCTTTTCAATCAATTTGCGGATCAAATTAAGAATATAATTTCTCATTCTTTGAATCAATAGTTTCAAAACAGCACTAATGATTACAGCAGTATTGCCAATAATAGCAGTTATATTTCTAATCTTATTAATCGTCCCCTTAACGTAAACATTATAAAACTTTTTAGCTTCCTTCAAAAAATTGAAGAACTTTAATAGTGCATTATTAATTCCTGCAAGAGTACTTTTACCACAAGGGTCTGCCATACTATTAACTTCTTCTTCAATCTCTTCCTCCATTGCTCTCAGTTGACTATAATTAAATCCGTCCTTACATTTTTTATCAGGTGCAGACCAACCATTGTTTGCATCACTAACTGGACGGCACTCTGCAACTCTCTTCTTAATCTCATCAAGAATTGCTTGTTTACGTTGACGTAAACTAAGATAATTGTCTATTTGTGATCCAAATTTATCTCGTAGTTCTTGTGTAATTCCTGTCCCACCATTTGCAGTCAATCTGTCATACAAAGTTTCTTTTCCAGCATCACCAGGAAGTGTTGGATCTATTAAAGTATTCTGTAGAGTGGCAACAGAATCATGCAAGAATCCATCGACTAAGGTTTTATCTTGTAATAACTCTGTTGTACTGCGATCTTTGAATAAATTAACATCGGCATCAATTGGAAGAGGTTCAGCAAAAGGAATTACTGGAAGTGTTTGTACATTACTAGATGGAAGAATAACTTTTTGAAGTTCTGGTCCATTTCCTTTTGCTGCTTGTTCAGATAATGCTGCTTTCGTATCTGGGTTTGATGTTTTTGATGTTGCTTGCGTTCCATCGGAATATGTAATTGTTACATCAAGACCATTACTATCAACGCTAAATTTAGTATTATTTACAGGATCAACATAATTAGCGTTTGGTGGAACAACATATGTACTTGTTGTAGGATTTTTTGCTGGTGTTTGTGTTGTTGAGGTTTTATATGTTGACTCGTCCTTGGAAATATTGTTCTTTAAATCATAGAGAAGAGCAGAATCGGTGACATTAATTAAAGTTCCATTTGATTGGACTTCTTTCCATACACCATTTATACGCTTATAAGTGATGCCCTGTACTTTTCTAGTAACATTAGCTGGTGTAACCATTATCAATCAACCTCTCGTATTTGATATTTATTAGACAGTTCTATCATTGATACCGATTATTCCTGCTCTAATTGCATCAGACTCTGCATCCGATATTGTTTGAGATGTAATATAAGGTAGCTTACTACTTCTAATTTCATTTAATTCTTTTAATGTAATTGATGTATCTCCCGGACCAGTATATGTTCCGCCTGGAAGAACAGTTTGTACTGCAGGTTCTACTTGTGCATTCTTTGCTTTATTAAAATCATCTTTTGATGGAACTGCAGGTTCGGTTGGTTTTTGCCCACCTAGAATTTTATGAGAAGGTGGATTAAATCCAAAATTATAAGATACTACATTTCTGAATTCAGTAGATCCTTTTTGTTTTACCTCATCCAAGTCAATAACTTCACCAGGATCTGATCTAGTAAGAATAGCAGTGATAACTGGAACCTGATTATAAGCATCCATAAAATATCCTCTAACCCATTCACCACCTGCCAATCCAGTTGTTGAACGATTAAAACTTCCTTGTGTTGTTGGTCTCTCGACCATTGCCCAAGGTAATTTATTATCTGGAAGTTTAGATCCTGATTTATCATGAATACCAACGATTCTTACTCGAACACGATCAAACCCATCTGGATTGTATCGATCCTCAAGTTGATTAATTGCAACTTGACCAATCCACCATTGAAAATCATCCTTTCCAGTAAAACCTGTGTTTGACATAATTCTATTAACCTGGTGTATCCTTGACTAAGGTTAAAGAAGTATATGATCTAGTCGTATCAAAATGATGACAAAGATTCAATATCAAATATTTACCACTTTCAATTTCATCATATTCAGTATCACCTTTAACATTGATGTTAATTAGTCCACCAACAAGTAAATTTGGATTGCAAGGAATCACAACATTCAACATCTTACTGAAAAGTATATTATATCTAGAGGTAGAATATGCTTGCCATTCCATTGCACTATTATTTACCTTAGTAGATTTAGATTCTAACATTCCAACATCTAAAATATGAAAATGAGTTCTTGTAAAATCAGTATCTTCCGAAACAAAATTAGATGCTGTTTTTACGGACTTTCCTAAGGTATTTGGTTTTTTAATTGGTTGATCACCAAGAATCATTTCTCCCTTATCAGTAATTTTAAAAATTAATTCAGTATATTCTAATAAACGAGGATCAAAGAAAATGTTTCTAGTGCAATAAACACCACTCTTTAAAGCATTCAATGTTGATTGATTTCTAATTGTTCTAAATGATAAAATTCTGTAATCATGATTTTCATCATTTTTTAGAATAGTATTATACTCATAAGATATTGGATAAGGATCTTGCTCTATCAATTTACTTATTGACCTAAAATGAATTCCTAATTGATTTTCAAAAAAGAAATAACCTGGAAGACCATCACTACCATAAGGAATTGACTTTTGGCATAATTCAATAATGATCTTGAATGCATCTTTACTTGATCCAAGAAAATTATAGGTGTTTAATGTTTGATCAATAAAAAGTTTATTTGGTAAAATACCAAGTTCTTTTGTCAGAATCTTTCTTACAGAGTCTGATATCTTTCCCGTATATTTTTCTGTTAAGGTTGTCTTCAAATTTTCTTCTGCAGTCTCAGACATTAAAGACATTGCAACCAGTTCACGATTTGGTTCCTTTTCGGCAACAGGAGCACCAATAACTCGTAAAGGTTTGTTATTAAAATCTAGAGTTCCTAGTTTAGATTTAATTGAAAATGATACTTTCTCATTACCTTGTATTGGTAACTTAGACATCAATCGATTGGTATCAACTAGTGCAATATTAGCAGTAACGATTGGTGAAAAAAGACTTTCATAATAATCAAAAGAAACAGTAGATGTTTTTTGATCTATACCAGAAATTGGATAAGATGTTTGATTTTTTATAATTGATATATTTTCGTAAATTGATGGACTTACTGCTGACATTTTTTAATTATGCGAGACTTGAAAATGCGCTATTAGAATAAGAAGATCCACCACCTCCTGATGATCTTCTTTCCATCGCTACTGGAGTGGGAAGTGGAACACCAACTGGTTGTACAAAAGTCTGAGTTACTAAGTATGTAGTTTGATTTTGTAAAGAAGATTGCTCATTACCACGCTCTAAGGTATTCAATAAATCACCAACACTTTTGGCAACTGGATCTACTTTAGATTTTGCTGCTTTGATTTTTTTCTTTACTTCTGCAGATGGACCACCACTTAAGTGCCCAAGAAGATATTGTTGACCATTCTCATCCATAATAATTGTAACATTTCCATAACCAGCATTTTCACCAGCTGAATATTCAACAAATTTTAACCCTGGTCCTAAAGTAATTGGTGTTCCGCTGGGGGCTGGAAAATCAAATCCTCTATGTCCTCTGCCTGCACCAAGACCATCACCTTGAGACATCTTAGAAAGAGGAACTCCCCCAATGAAAACACCATTCAAAATACTTTTTGAAAGTGCTCTACCACCACGATCACCCCATCCATTACCCCATTCAATATGTAAGTGTGGTCCAGTGGATCTTCCCGTACTTCCAATTCTACCAATAATACTACCAGGATCTACTGAAACCGACGTTGATGGACTGAGCGGATCCTGTTGTCCAGATCTTTGTGCTCCTGGATCCATGTTGTCAAGTGGTTTACCTTTATCTTTTTTATCTAATCCAAAAAATTGCAAGAATTTGGAGAAAGACTGATTGACCTGCTCAAAGGTATCATTGATACCTTCTTTATCTGATAGAAGTTGTGCGTTTATTTTTGTTCCGAAAGAAACAGTTTGAAAATTATCAAAAGAATCTACACTTTCAATTGCCTTTGATCCCATCGGAGTTGCAGTAACTCCTCTAAATCCACCAGAAATTGTTGCTTTATTTGTGCCAGTATTTTTTGCCTTAACAGTTCCACCTTTTGCAAGTCCTTGTCGTTTTTGAGATGGTGCTTGTTGTGGCGATGGTGTTGGTGTTGGAGAGGAAGAGGATGCTGATGGTGTTGGAGATGGGGATGGAGTTGTGGCAGGATACATTGATCCTGGAGCACCAGGAGTACCAAAACCTTTATTAGGAACTGGATCTTGAGTTGGATTTAAAAATTTGTTCCAAATATTATAAGCAGCTTCTGCAATTGCAATCGTCCTATCAATCTCTTTTGCAACATATCTTCTTTCATTATCAATAGCAGACATTACACCTTGAGGATATTCTGTAACTAACCATATCATTCCCATAATTCCTTCACCAATTATTTTCAACGTCGTCTTCGTAATCTTAATTAATAAAGCATTATCAGAGAAAAATCTCTTAAGTTTATCAATTATCTGTGGAAGATTATTAATAAACAACCCAAGAAGAACTAGACCAAAAAATTCTTTAACTTTGTCGAAAAATCCTAGTGGACCTGCAAGAACTCTTGACTTAACACTTTCAATTGTTTTTCCAATCCCAGACTCTACTTTTTGTTCTTTTTCTTTTCGCTTTTCCTGATTTTCAAAAGTAGCAGTTAATCTATTTTCTTCAACTCTAAGTTTACGCAGTTCTTTATTATAACCAACCAATGAATTTCTAAGATTGGTTGCATTAATTTTTAATCTCGTTACTTGTGCTTCCATATCTTATACAAAAATCCCCAACATTTCTGGTACAATTTGCATATATGGATTTGCCATATTTACACTGGAGACACTTGGTTCTTCGGTTTCGACTCCACCTGCAGAACTATATTGTGGCACTCCAGACATTGGTAAAGTTTGTGATGGTAAGTTTATTGGTACTATTGATGATGTTGCACTTCTCTTAACTGGTTTTTTAATGTCAGAATGCAATACAAGTTCTGGAGAAACCATATTTGAACTCATTCTTCTCTCTGCATATCCACCATTTCCAATTTCTTTAGTTTTTTTAACCCTCTCTTCATTAACAAACTTATCTAATTGACCTTTAAATGTTGTTAGTTGAGATGCAAGAATTTGTAATGCACTCTTCATTGTTGAGTTTGATACTACCAGTCCCCCAACAGCATCAGAAAAAGTAGTCCACATTCTTCCAGCATTATTATTAATATCTTTCAAAAGTGGTCTGAACATCATTGCTGCTGATGCACGAATAACTTCTTCACCAGGAGCAAGCATCGCTGGAACACTATCAACACTTCCGGATCCAGTGCCACCAACAGTTCCACCTAATGATCTTTTAATTGGTGGTTTTTGGCTTTTTGCCTGTTTTACAATATCAATGATATTTTGAGCACTAGATGGTCTTGCAGATCCAGATCGTAATGCTGACAATTCTTCAGCAGAAATTGTTGTTTTATTTCCTTTTAAATTTGTAAATGTTCTAATACCAGAAGCTGCAGCGGGAGCTGGGACTGGTTTCGGTGCTCTCAATCCAAATTTTGCTAATCCAGAAGAAATTGTAGCAAGAATTCCACCTCCTATAGCACCAGTTGCAACTAATCCACCCAATAAAGGTAGAAGAACAAATGCTCCAAAATTTGTTACATCATCTGATGTTCGACCTTGATCCGTTGGTATTGGGTATATCTTTCCATCAGACCCACGATAAAAACGTTGTGGATCAAATTGACGAGTAGGTTGATCACCAGGTTTTGGTTGATTGACTGGTGTTGGTCTAGGAATTAAACCAAATAGTGGAGAAAAAACTCTGGTTCTTTTTAAAGTTTCTGCAAGTTTTTCAGCAGCGGCACCGCCAATATCTTTTATGCAATTTAAAACTGGACCACATCCCCCGCCAGCAGGTCCGCCTCCACTAGGTCCACCTCCCCCTCCTGGTTTTCCACCACCTGGTGGTTTTGGTGGTCTCTTAAATAAATCAACTATTCGTTTTAAAGCACTAACAATCTTTAAGAGTTTATATGCACCATAAAGAGCAAGTAACTCTTTCCAATGATTTGCAACAAATTTGAAGAATTTAGCAAGTTTTTGTTGATTTGCTGGATTTTCTAACCACTTGAACGCATTATTAACCAATAATCCAGTTACAATAATACTAAAGAAATCTAATATTTTTTGGAATATACTTTTTGCTGGAGTTGTTACAACATCAAAGGTTCTCATAATACCAGAACCAAATTGTCTTACAGACTCAATAGCTTTTTCTTTTGCTCCTGCCCTTTCTCTTGTTACTCTTATTTTGCTAGCTCGTAATGCCTGTCTCTTTTCAGTGATCCTATTTGCAAAATCAAGAGATAATTGTTTTTGAATTTCGATTAGAATTCTATTTGTTTCTTGTAAATTTACATCCAGACTCGTTGTTTCTGCCTTTAGACTAGATCCTACAGTACCACGTCTTTCGCCGCCAATAAAACTAAAAGTAGATCTTTTTAATCTTGGACTAGAAGCAATCTGAGCACCAGTCATTACCGAAGAAGATATGTTTCTTCTACTTAACTTTGGTAATGATGGTGCTCTGTAAATCTGGTTGTTAAATTCCACTAGATTGCTGTGCCTTTAAGTTTTCTTCTTCAATATAATCTTGAAGCAGACCAATATAAACTTCACGCTCCCAAGGCATCATATTTTCAATCTCTGTCAATGAATATTTATGATGCTGCATGAGGGCAAAATTAATTTGGTAGTATGACTCAAGACTAGTATGAGCCATACTTAGATGAAAAAAGCAGCTAGACCCTCCAGGACAACTTCACTTTCAACTTTTGTGTTTGGATTCTTAACCTTAATTGTATGAGCAAGTTTAGGCATTGTCACAAAGAAGTTTTCAATTTCTTTAAACTGCTTTGTGTTCATTTGTTCCACAAACTCTTCAAGTTCTTCTTTGCTGCAATCCGATGCACTCCAAGATTCCTCTTGATCATAAACAGTATCAATACAAGAAATAATTAAGGAAAGTGATTTATCAACATCAGTATTCTCTTCAGATACCTCGAAATTATTTTCAACAAATTGCTCAAGTGATGGATACTTAAGTTTCATTGAAAGGTTATCATCAAGTTTAATAATGTTAGTGTGTGCAGGATCTTTCTGAACTTTAATAGTATCAATCGCAATTTCTTCCTTCACTTGTGTTGTACCATCATCAGGACAAGTTACATTAACCTCAACAGTTTCACCAACTGACTTGGCACGAACATTAAGGAAGAGATATTCAATATCAAATGTTGATAGTTCTGACACTTTTACAGTTTTAGTCAGAATACAATCTGATAAGATTTGAACAATTGCGCTTGAAATTTGTTTCGTATCTTCGGATTCTAGTGCAATTAAAAGAATTTTTTCTTCTCTAACTAGGAAAGGACGATATCTAATTTTTTTCCCAGTAGAAGGCAATTCCAACTCATATGTTGGAGTATTAATTTTTGGTAAAGGCATAATGACCTATAGAACTTCAGTTGTGATTATTTAGACCCAATTATCTACCTAATAAATCCATCAGTAAGAACTTCATTTCTAGTTTTGGGGCGATTTCCTGATGTTGGCGCCTTTGGAACTTCTGGTTTTTGTGGTGGTGGAGTTGGTGCTTCTGGACTTTGACTTTGTTCTTGTTTTGGCACAATAAATCTACCAAGAACATATCGATCATAATTCATTGTCACAGTAACTTTCATCAATTCACTAGGTCCATAAGCAACTGGAATACTAGTGACAGATTTTGGAAATGCATTAACTAATTGATATTGTAATCTCGTGCTTCCAGGAACGTTATATCCTCTGTTAAATTTTGTAATGAATAATTGACTGGTTTTATAGTTTTCGGGCCAATTGAATCTCCGATATGCATATGGAAGATCTGAAGATGCTGCTATTTCAGAATTTCCACCAACATAATTCATCCAAAATTCAAAAAATTGAAGAACCTTATATTCTGTATCAATATAAAAAGTAAAATCAATATCAGTATATAATCTAGTATGGGCAAATTCTTGGGGAACTCCCATATAATTATCTTTCACTTCTGCGGTAGCATATGTTGAAGTTGGTAGAGTTGCATCAGAACAAAGTAGACCTAAAGTTTTTCCAAATTCAGATAAATTAATTTGAGGACCCCATGATGCAGTTTTTAATTTTGTATAAAAATCTGAATTGAATTGACCAATATGCACCTGATAATAATTAGTCATTGCAATTTTGCCAAAATAAGTTTTGGCATTTGCCATAGTCACATTTTCCACTGGTTGCGGAGTATTAGGCATCTAAATATTTTTACTTGATTTATTTAAATATTTAGATGTCGTATAAAGGAAAATATCAACCATCATATCCACAAAAATACAAAGGAGATCCAACAAATATCATTTACAGGTCATTATGGGAAAGAAAGTTTATGGTCTATTGTGACCTCAATGAAAATATTCTAGAGTGGGGATCTGAAGAAATTGCACTTCCTTATCGTTCACCAATTGATAATCGAATTCATAGATATTTCCCAGATTTTTATATTAAAGTAAAAGAATCGACTGGACATATTAAAAAATATTTGATAGAAGTTAAACCCAAAAGACAAACCTTACCACCACCAAAACCAAAGAGACAGACAAAAGGATATATCTATGAAGCATATGAATATGCAAAAAATCAGGCAAAATGGAGAGCAGCAAAAGAATTTTGTGAAGACAGAAACTGGGATTTTAAAGTTCTAACCGAGGACGAACTAGGTATCAAGTAATGCCAAGAAAAACTCTAAAACAAAGACAAAATCCAACAGATGATAAGAATAGTAGAGTTAGATCCGTAATTGACAATCTTCAAGGAAATGAAGATCCTGATGATTTAATGCTAGAAATTATGAACGTTCTAACAGAAACTAATAAAGGACCAAGAGTTGGAAAATATTATACTTTTGTTTATCTACCAAAAACACCAAATATTACATATGACCAAAATCCTCTTGTTGCGGTAACCGAAGTTTACGGTTGGGGATTTAAAGGTATTAATTTTCATTGGGGAGAATCTCGTCAATATACTTGGGACGAGATTGCTGGAGGTTTATATGAGATTTATGCGGAAGAAATTCCAGATCTTATAGAGGTTCCTTTTGGAAAAATCCGTCTAAATAGTTAAAAAATTAGCCAAATGGCGCAGGTATTAAGGTATCCATACGACTTATATACTCAAGAGACAGATTATCTGCAGATAACTTTGCGTAGAAGAATACAGGCAACTAAAAATTTAGAAGAATTTAATTCCAATTCTTTGATAAGACCTAATGGTGCATATAAAGGTAGTCCTGGGGCAGATGTTTCTAATGTTGGAAAAAAAGTATCTAGTGGTTTTGTAAGTCAAGTTGGTGACATAATTCTTTTACCAATACCATCAAGTATTGCGGATAGCAATAGCGTAAATTTTTCAGAAGATAAGTTAGATGCAATAACAGCACAAGTTGCTGGTGCTGCTTATAATATTATGACAACTCAAACACCGGGACAAACTGATATTACTGGTTTTTTAAATAAACTTGGTGAAAATACTTTAAAGGGATTAAAAGGTGTATTTGGAAATGCTGATGACCTTAGAGCAATATATCTAACAAAATTAGCGGCAGAGGCAGCTGGACTTGCTGGTATTGGAAATATTAGTCTAGATCAAATTTTAGCAAGATCTCAAGGAAAAATCTTGAATCCAAATATGGAGTTATTGTTTAATGGTCCAACAATTAGATCATTTAAATTTTCATTCAAATTTACCCCAAGAAGTAAAAAAGAAGGAGATCAAGTAAAATTGATTATTGGATCATTAAAAAGACACATGGCACCAACTCCTGCTGGAAATTTCCTTGGAACACCAGGACAATTTGATTTAACTTATAGAAGTGGACCAGATAATCATAAGTTTCTAAACAAAATCAAAACTTGTGTGCTTCAGGATATGTCAGTGAATTACACTGGTGAAAATGTTTATGCAACATATGAAGATGGAACACCAGTTTCGATGATTATGGACTTGACATTCAAAGAACTAGAACCTATCTATTCATCTGATTATAGCAATGATCCAAACGAAGGAGTAGGATACTAAAAATGGCAAACTATTTTTCTTATCTACCAGATTTAGAGTATCAATCATTTTTAAGCAATAAAACTTCTGATAGAGATTATGTTTTAGTCAAAAATCTCTTTAGAAGAGTGAAACTTCGTGATGATATATACAATTCTCTAACAGCATTTACAAAATATCAAGTTCCTGATGGATCTCGTCCAGATACAGTTGCAGAAGAACTTTATGGTGATGCTAATTATGATTGGGTTGTCTTAATCACTGCAAATATTATACATCTAAGAGACGAATGGCCTCTTTCAAATTCACAACTTTATAATTATGCAGAAAACAAGTACGGAACAACTTTGACTGATGTTAAATTTTACGAAACTAAAGAAGTACGAGATTCTTTAAATAGACTTATTTTACCTGCTGGTAAGATTGTATCTTCAAATTTTACTATTCCAAATCCATCAAATCCAAATGCTAATTTGAATCCAGTAAATGCTGTTTCAAATTACGAATACGAGACTAGATTAAATGATGCAAAAAGAAACGTTTATGTACTGAAACCAATTTATCTGCAGCAGTTCTTACTTGACATGAGAACAGTGATGGATTATCAAGAGTCTTCACAATACGTCAGTGAAAAACTTATTCGTACTGAGAACACCAGAATCACTATGCCATAAGAGTTCTAAACTCTTATCAAAGATCATCACATATCGGTGTTTGCGGGAGCGTTCTTTCCATTCTCCTGCAGCACCTTTAACTTTGCCTCTAGAGTGTTTAGTTCCGTCTGCATAGTAGAAATCTTTCTTTGGGTCTGAAAGTCCGCAATATTTAAAATTACAAGCGCGATAGATTGTACCATGATGGAAATCACTATCAGCGTAAGAGATGATTGCCTTAACTTTTGTATCCTTCCGTAACTGTCTAATCGCTCTTGAAACAAACCAAGAAGTGATATTATATTCGGTTCCCTGGGTTTCAGGGTGGATGCAAAGTCGTGAAAGTTCAAATAGTCCTTCTTGCTCATTCCGTTCTAGTCCAAATGCTCCTTGTGCAATTTCAGGAACAGGGAGTCCTGTAAATACACAGACTCCCTGAATACCGCCAATATTCAACGGGCAAAAGTCATTACCCTTATAAAGACCGTAATTGTATCCTGATCTAAATCCTTTTGAAAAGTCTTTAAGATAATGAAACCGCAGAAGTAACTCTGCGGCTTCGGATTTACTTACACGATCAATGTAGTAATCTCTTTTCAATCTTCTGCGAGTTTGGCGAAGTACGACAGAGCATCATCATCCTCATCTTCTTCCACTGCAGCACGGCGAGTGGGTTGCAGATTGTTGAGTTCGGTGCGAAGGTCTTCAGTCAGTTCACGAGTGGAACCACGGGTGTTATCCTCTTCATCAAACTCTTCAGGATCTTGATAACGAGGAGTGCCTTTGTTACCAAGCACGTAGTCAAGACGCTTCTTCAGTTCATCATAGGACTTGAACTGATCGGCAGCAACGAGTTCGGCAAGAGAATACTGCTTCTTCCACACTGCTTCCATTGCATCGTCATCGTCCAGAAGAGCTTCAGGACGGGCAAACTCGGAGGAGTCATAGTTGCGATAACCAGCAACGTTCTTTGCCTTCAGTTTGAAGTTAGCACCTTGCCAGAAGTCAAACGGATCAATCGCTTCCTCATCTTCAAACTCAGGTTGCATCGCAGCAGTCAGTTTGTCAAAGATCTTCTTACCATACTTGAACAGGAACACCTTACCTTCGTTCTGAGGATTCGCAGGATCCTTCACCACATAGATGTTGGACACATAGGTCAGTTTACGCTTCTGCTTACGTGCCAGTTCCTTACCAGCATCAGTGCCATTGTTCCAGAGTTCGGAGTTCAGTTCTGACACAGGATCCTTCTGACCCAGGGTGGTGAGGGAGTTCTCGATGTACCAACCACCAGGACCTTGGAAGGCGTGACTGTAGAGTTTCACGAAGGGCAGGTCTTCGCCGTTGGGAGCGGGGAGGAAACGGATCACGGCATAACCATTGCCGCTCTTATCTACATCCAATTTCCACAGGCGGTCATCACTAGAACCGCTACTAGTATTCATTTTTTCAACTTCTTTGACCAATTTGGCAGTAAGATTGCCCAGTTTGGATTGCTTTTTAAGGTCGGAAAACGACATTTGGATTACCTCGGATAGTTTGGATTCGGGGGATTACTCGGATAGTATAGCGAAGATTGAATCACCTGTCAATGAATTGTTTGAGTGACTCAATGGTCTTGTTCATACTACTGAATAAAACTTGCATATCAGTTTCTGGTGGGAATCCCATCAGTGCCACTGATTTGCGTAGGTTCTCTTTCATTTCAACCGCTTCAGGGTCGTCTGAAAGGGACAACCTAGTATACATCACTCTCTGCTTTTCTAGCAAGAGCTCAAGTTTCTCAATGTGTTCCAGTTTGGTCTCACGGGGCATTATACCGAAAGTGAGAATACTTCCATAAATTTCTTCTTGTAACTTGTTGATTTCTCTCAGTTCGTCTTGAATAATATCGGAATCGAAAAAGCTACTCATCTATAATTTCCCGTAAAATCTTTTTAAATTGGAACACATCAATATTTAGAAATGGATTATATTTTTTAATTTTCAAACTTACGGATTCCCACACCGGGTCCAAAAGTTTCTTATCAAACGTTTTCCCGAACAGGAATATTTTATCATAGATCACTAGGGTTTCTAGGCAAATTTTCCCGCCCAGGAACTTTTTAAGAACGGGTGGATGACCTCTGGAACAATTCAAGGCATCGTCTAATTTTGTCTCCGAGAACAATTCGCTGCTTTGTTCTTTGAACAAGTAAGTTAAACTCTGCTGTCTCCGCATCCAATCTGCGTAAGTCCTTTCTCCAGAACTTATAATTTCTCCAATCCATAGGTTTTGTGGGTTGTCTGCAGATACAAAGTTTGATAGTAAAAAATCTACGATTTCTTGATCGGAATATTTTCTCGATGTTTTTTCAAACCAATACTTATCTTTTCTTTTATTAAAGGAAGTCATGGTTGCCCTTGACTTACCCCCATACTTAAAAAAGTCATATTTACTATTCGTAAAATGACTTTTCATCGAAAGATAAGTTTGATATGTCTCAAAAGGACTCATAATGGAAGTCGTGCTCTCGAAGTTTTTTTCATGAAGTTGAGACGGGTTGCATCCCATTTCAGACGCTCTTTCAAAGGTTTTGAAATGAGCTTTACAACAGATTCTACCTCAAGACTATTAATTTCGCAATAGTGAACAATTGCATCAATATAATTGAAGTTTTCTTCAGCAACAATCTTCTCAATCTCAAGAGCAAACTTGGAAGGTGTTAGAAACTTATTTTCTATAGCCTGTTCTAGTTCTTTATTTGGTTCCATAGAGCTCCAGTTTATCTCTAACAAACGTTCTAATGTATTTGCTGAGGAGTTTGATGTATTTTGATTTGTCTCGTTCTTCATAGACGACGCATTCTCCATTTTCACAAGCCATGATGATTACAAGTTTTTTGACTGAAATACCAGTCAGTTCGTATAGCATACAACCATATGCCATACATTGAACAAAATAGTGTTCGATCCACTCTCGTGGTTTAGGTTTTTTAGAAGTCTTAAAGTCGATTATTGCTAACTCGCCGTCATATTCGGCAATGCAGTCAACTGTCCCAGCAATTCCCAGTTGTTTACTATAAAGGGACCCTTCAAGGGCGTAAATATTATTTATACGATTAAATTCCGCCTTCGCAATCTTAAACAGAAAATCCGCCATAGGCGCAACAGGAGGGAGATCCTTATTATCCAGATAGTTTTCCACAAGAGAATGCATATCCGTGCCCCGAGAAGTAGCCGCTTTAGTAATCTTTTGCGCCTCCTCCTCACCAACCTTTTTGCGCCAGTTATCGAAGATTTCACGATTAAAATGACTAGTAACAGAAGTAATCGAAACTAAACGAAGAAGTTCTTCGTCATCTGGAACCTTGTAATAACGAACACCATCTATAGTTTCACGCTCCAACTTAGGGAGTTCAATATCAATATGATTAAACATTAAAAACCAGATTCCATTTTTGCAATGATGTATTCCTTAACAAGTCCAGAACGAACGATGTCTTCTACACCAAATTCAATTATATCAAAAGAAGGCATTTTACGCAAGACCGACATAAAATCGACGATGCCATTACGCTCGTTTGTTTTCTGTAAATCAGACTGGGATGCATCACCACAGAAACAAATTTTGGTATTTTCCCCTACACGAGTAATGATAGAATCAAGTTCGTGGAAGTTTAGGTTCTGAAACTCATCTACAATCACAATAGCATTATCAAGAGTCGTTCCACGAAGGAATGAAGTGCTCCAGAACTTAATGGTTTCTTGTGACTTGAGATTTCCATAGAGCATCTCAAAGTCAGCATCAGAGGGCATCTGGAACATATACTTCACCATATTCTTATAAGGAATCTGGTAAATATCTGCCTTGTCATCATGAGTTCCAGGCAGGAATCCAATCTCACGAGTGGCAACTAGTGAACGAACAAGATAAATTCTTTCATAAGGAGTAGATTCATCAAGAACATCTGCAAGAGCATTATAAAGTGTGATGAATGTTTTACCAGTTCCTGCACATCCATAGGCAACAAGATGTTTACCGTCAGCATAGGAATCAAAAAGTCGTTTTTGATTATCAGTAAGAGGATCAATCTCAACTAAGTATTCTGCACTTAAAGGTTTTCTCCTCTTCATTTGCTTTGCAGTCAGACCAACTCCGATTGGTTGATCAACATTTCCTCTTTTTCTTCTTGCCATTAGAGTTTCTTTACACGAGAGCCAGGTGCTTTTGATGCTTTATGGAGCACATCATTCCATCCAGGATTACGATTAACCAGTTTATCCCTCCACTCACCAACTTCTCCAGGAGAAGGGCAAGTTGAAGGATCAGACCAATCTCGAATCCAATCTGGATTATCATTTTTCCACTGGTCCCAGTCGTGGATGCTCATTTCCACTTCTTTCTGTTCACCAGTTTTTGTATTCACTACAGGATATGTTGCCATTGTTATAAATTCAAGATATTTTATTTATTAGTAAATCCAACCTTCAAACTTTGTCCACTCAAGTGCTTCTGCTACTGAAGGAAATTGTTCAATGAATACATTCTTACAAGCAAGTGCAATATCCATATGTTCTTTTTGAGTGCCATTGGCAGAGCGAAGATTGATGTAATGTATCCATGACCTGCAAGAGCCGCTCATATAGATGCGTGTGGGCGTCGCCAAGGGCAATACAAACCTTGCACACTCCTTTGCTACTCCATGCGCTAGGAGTTCCTTGTAGAGTTGCATAGAGTGTGCAAAATGATCTTGAATCTTACTTTGAAGAGTCAGTTTCTCATACTCACCAATATCATCAATTGAGTTTTGACGATTCTTGGTATCTTGACGACGAAGTTCAGGAACAGGAATATAATCACTCAACAGAGAAGAGTCTGCATAACGCTGTGAAAATTCTTGATATGTGAAACTCCTGTGGCGCAAAATTTGAGCTGCGATACCACGATTTGTTTCAATTTCAAGAGTCATAAAAGACTGCTCAAAAACAGACCAATGATTATGCTTAATGCAATAAGCAAGCAACTTGGCATAGTTTTCGTTGTCTTGATTCGCAGGGTTGCTAACTCTAGCAACATACGCCATTGTTTTTTCTGCATCGGGTGTTACACTGATGAGTTTTACTGTCATTTCTTTCCAAATCCTTTGAATGTGTGTGCTTCTAGTTTTGCAACTTCTGCTTCTGCTTCACGAAGACGCTTTTTCATATCATGCATTTCTTCTTCGCTATACAAATGATTTTGTGCTACAAGTCTCTTCATTAATTTTAAGAGTTCTTTTGCTTTTTTAGTCTGCGTATCCATCATCATCATCAAAAATCTCGTCGTAATCTGAAACAACCTTAGGTTGTGGTTTGTATGCAGAAACATCAGAATAAACTTCTGCTTTTAAAGAATCTACCAAAAGTTCCAGATTACGGACAATTAGTTTTAGTTTGTCTCTGTCCATAAGATAGTATTCTCTTTGAATATCATAACATAAAAAAAGGAGGGGATCAACCCCTCCTTAGCATTATTGACTTAATATATTTCTACAGATCTTTCTACAACTTTGTTGATTGTCATCACACTCAATTAAACAATTAAAATAGTCATTAACTAAATCATTTTGCTCGTTACATCGGTCCACAGTATCCTCAAATTGTTTCCATCCAGCCAGTTGATTGTAAGAAATTAAATTGTGCATAATTACCTCCACGCACAAAGAATGGCATAACAAAGGAGTTTTCGTTCATTTGTAACACCTCAAACATCCTAGCATTATATATGTATTTTGTGTGGATTTTCTAATATTAAGCAACAAAAATTTATGCCTACGAGTTTATACTTATTAAAAAAGGAGGGTTGCCCATCCTTGATGATTTACTTATAAAGCCACTGAATGTATGATGACAGCAGTATAGTCATCAACGCAATCGCAGCAGTTGAAGATACAATAACTTGTGCCATCACTTTACTCCAACTAGTTGTGCTAGTTGTGCTTGATGACGACGCTCTTCTTTTTGCTTTTGTTCTTTAATAAGTTGAAGGAAGTTAAGTTTTTTCATTGTGCCACCTCCGCATTTCTGCAGGGGCGATATGCTACACCACGATATTTGTTTTGTGGATGAGCAGGAGCGTGTGTTTGGGTATACCAAGACACATACTCTTTCTTTGCATCTTCGGTGTCATATTGACACCCTCTGTAAACGACTTTAGACATTAGGTTTTCTCCTTAATTTTGAGGCTAAAGAGCGTTCCTTCAGTCGGCTTTTGCGTCTATGGGACAAGTTTTTGGAGAGACCTGTTTAATCTCCCAAATTAGATCATTCTTTGCTTGTTTAGGAATATCAGTCTTTTGGACTCTTCCTACCATCAATTGTGCTTGTAGGCAAGTGAGAATGATTGCTTCCATAGATGAACGTTCCGTTCCGAGTCGGCTTACTTCCGTCCTATTTAATTTTTAGCACCTTGTAATCACATCCTTTCGGAGTTCTAATAGCAATTGGTCTTCTTTTCTCTGGTGAACAACATCGTCGTTTTTAACGATGTCCATTAGTTCCCACGCTGCGTTACAACTTATTGTGACTGGAAATTCAGTCTTATTAGGTTGTGGTGAAGCAACAGAAAGAAGTGGAACCCATGCTAAAAGCAAAAGTGCTTTAGTCATAGGATGAACGTTAGGAGGGTATTATACTCCTATTCATTGTATATAGGTGAAAAATATCTTGAAATAGTAACAATAGATACAAAAATGTATCCATATTATACTAAAAAACGTGAAGATTTGTGAAAACCCTCACGCGAGAAAATTTTGCCGGAAAAATTTTGCCTTATATGGGGAATTACTTTCGCTTTTTGGTTTTGGGTGCCTGATAACCCCAGAGTTTAGGATTGATACGACCATATCCAAAGTCAATGTTCTTTAGGTTTTCACGAAACTTATCCCAGTACATATCAAACAATTTGATACGACCACCTCGTGTCAGATCAAAACAAATCTTATCATCTACAATATACTTGATAATGTAAGCATCATTTGGTGCTTCTTTGGTACAGACATCAGCATACGAACCATTTTCAATTAGAATTTCACATCCATAGCGAGACTTGCAAGTTTCTTTTTCTGCTGGTGTCCAATAGTCCATATGCTTTTCCGTATTGTGGGTTTTTTCAACTACATCACGAACTTGACTCACGAACGACCTCCCCATTGAATATCAGGATATGCTTCAGAAACTACTTCTTTCGTAATCTTATACTTATCAGAAAGATTCTTATCCTTTACAAGACAAATAATTTCTGCTTCAAGAGGATGAAGTCCTTCAAGAATATTAATGAACATTGTTTCACGACGAATATTATTCAGACCATCATTACCACCTTTAATAAAGTGATAGAAATTTACATATTCTCTACGAATTGTGGTATGCCCTTGCTTGTCACTAGATCCCAAAGAGAAAGATCCCGTTTCATGCATTCTACGAATATCTTCGGTAATCTTTGTACTTAAAGATCCGCTGTAAGAAGTTTGTTCTGAATATCCAGAGTAAGGAACTGCACCAGTTGGGAGAACAGAGATAATAGATTCATCAAAGTTCCAAATTAAAATGGCTTTAAGTGAAGGATGCTCATATTTTTTAAGAACTTCTATCTTTTTGGTATTACTCTTCTGCCTAGATACCAAATCCAATACTTCAAAAGTAAATGGATTATTAGGAAGTTCTACAATAGGTGTTTCTTTTACTACCTTTGGTTTAGTCGTCGCCGTCTTCTTCTGTGTCGTCGTAGTCATGATAGTTCTCAAAATTAAATGCAATCACCTCATCTGGAATCAGGTTACCCTGGTTATCGAACATTTCGGGGTGAGGTCTAGGAATTTCCCGATAGTTCATCATATATTCTCGTGCTACCCAACCTGCCATTATCCCCACTATAAGAAACAAAAAGGTTAGAAAGGAACCGAAAACTAAACTAACTGCTAACATTTCTTTTACCTCGGGAAACTACTTTTTTCTTCCTTGACTTAAAGGAAAATTCAAAATAGATAGTGACTTCCCGATTTAGAAAGCAAACTATCTTCTCAAAGATAATGTGGAATGGTTGAGTTTGCTTTCTTTTCCCTCCATTAAGTATGAGTTCAATACCACGATTGAAGTGGTCTTCAGTTTTATTTAGGTCACGACTTGATGACTTGTTGTTCTTTGAGGAATTTGATTGTGTCAACGGATCCTCCTATTTTTTTATCATCACAAATGACTTGTGGAAAAGTAGAACCCTCACCAAACTCGGCATAGAATTCCTCTCTAGTAAAGTCTTGTCCTAAAGTATACACTACAAACTTCTGTTCTGTCAACTCTAATACTTGTTTGACTTTACTGCAATACGGACAATCTTCTTTTGAATAGACTGTAAAGTTCATAATTCTTTAATAACTTATACTAATTTATAAGAGAAAAAAGGGGAGTATAAAACTCCCCCTGTTAACCACCAACTCACCTCTCCCACCACAGAGAGGGTCTTCATTCCCAAAGATACGAGGATGTTGAAGACCTTGATATTATAAGGGAAAATAGTAAAAATGTCAAATCAACCTTGAGATTCGGTCCAGGTTACTCGTCCAGCAATTGATCTCTGTTGCCCAGAAACATTTGTGGCGAACACAGTTAATGTGTCGGGTCCATCAGGATATATACCAGGACCACCAAGAATACTATTACCAAGTTCACGAC